TTAATCAACTACCTTTAACTCTCTCATAACAGGCTCAACAATTGAATGTATATAACTATTGCCGCCTCTTGCGGAGTAGTCCTCAAACAATTCCCAAAAAGCTTCTTTTTCCAACTCAGACCATTCACCAACCACACGATACTTATTATAATAATTGATAAGAGTATCTTTCAATTCTTTAACCTTAGTTTCATTATTTTTTCGCTTCATATCTTCAAGATTGGTGGCAATACTATTAACAGTGTTGGTAAGAGCGGAAAGCTCTTCCTTAATAATCTTATCATGCTTAATTGATTGCTGAGTATCTTCTTCGTGCTTTTCGTGTAATTGCTTTAAATCCTGAACCGTCTCAACTAACAATTCGTGGTCAGCCTTTCGTTGTTTCATTGCTCCTATCGGCTTATTGAAAATGGCACATACTTTACATATGACCTCATAGAATGTTACAATGATTGCCATTATCATAAAACCAACAATAACCCACGAAGTCAAATCTATATTTTGTAATTCTGATATTACTTCCATTAACCCTCCTTGGTGTCTTACTTAATAGTACCTTTGCTTTGTAAAATATGTAGAACATTTGCAAATTTAATACAATCTATCCCACGAACACTAATATCATTCAAACAATTTATCACAGCATTCATATCCTCTATTTGGAACTCCACTGTCTTTTGAACAGTCTCAGCCATTATTTATCACTTCCTTTTTCTGCTTTTAACTCATCAGACTGTTGTTGAGTTATCATACCTTTTACTACAAACTTATCTAAATCAACATCAGTGTAATACTTCTTTGGATAACCATAACCTTCAAGATAATATTTTCGTATCATATTGTAATACATTATTCTTCACCTCCGACAAGCGTTAACATAAGCTCAGCGTTTTGTTCCTCGAGTATTTCAGTCTCTGTTTTAACTCCCATATAAACAACAAATGAACCATCTCTCTTATCAATAATATCACCAGCTACTACAAAATCTGTTAATGGATAATCTTGATCATATTCAACTTCAACTTCTTGATACACTGCTTCTTCAGTTTCAGTGGCTTCAGATACAAGTTGTTTTTCGATTCTTTTTTCTTTAAGACGTCTTATAATACTTGCACCATCAGAAAATGTATTTACAAGAGTATCGTATGTAACATTATCTTGTTTACCTATTGTTATTTCGATACAATTTCTTTTTATACCACGTGTTATATATGGTCTTTCATATATCTCTCCTTCTTCTTGAATTTGAGTATCATTTATAATTAACATGATATATCCTCCTTTATAAATTATATTTACTTGTTAATACTACAGTATATATTTATACTACAGTACTACTATTTTTTTTATATTTGTAATCAGCCATAGATCTAACTATGGATGAACTATTTTTATAAACAACATTTGTGACATCAACTACAGTACTACTATCTTTTTTATATGATATAACTTTAGTTTTGTCAACAGATCCAGTCCATATAACAAAATCAGTACTAACAGTAACAGTATCACCAGGATGATAAATCGCAGATGAATCATCTAGTGATTGTTGCGATTCTGAAAGCCATTTATTATCATTTTCTAAATCATGTTTCTCTAACGTAGGATTAAGATATGAATAGATATCTGCATCAGGAAATGTATATGTGGTTCCAGTAACTAATACAAATATTGGGAAATTTAATGTGCTTTCATCATATGGATTAAAATCGCCAAGATCCCACATTAATATAAATTTAATAGGTTCTAATGTATGAGCTCGTTTATAAATATCATTAAGATAAATTATTTCTCTATATGTTACTGAACCTGATTTAGTAACTTGAACTGAAAATGTTCTGCATGCTATTGCGTGAGCTACATTATAATAATTCATAACTGTGGATTAGTAGATGTATCATATACATTACATGTATCACTATATTTATAAGATTTAACGATTGTTGTATTTTCAGTATCTGAAAATAGACCACTATTATAACCAGTTTTACTGACTTCAGTATTATAATATAATTTACTCAGTTTATTAGTAGATTTAAAATTAGCACTAGTTATACCTGTTTTCCAATCTCCAACAAATGCTTTAAATTTTGTTGGAGATGGATACATATTAAGAATATCTGATGATATATTATTTATATTTATATAATTATATGATTTTGATATATTATTACAATAATAACCAATAATACCACCAATTATAGTATTTGAATTAACTTGTCCATCTTGAATTTGTACTGATATGTTTTGTAAATACATATTATAATAATTTTCATGATCTAAATATCCTATTGCACCGCCTACATAAATACCGTGAGGACATACTAAATCAGTAATAACAATATTTGAATTATATATTTCATTATTACCTTCACCTACTACATAATATCCTATTAATCCTCCTGTATATTGTTTATTGCTTCTAATATATGTAGAAAGTGCATTTACATTATGTACTTTTGCATAAGAATCAGATACTAAGATACTTCTGCTTAAAAAACATCCAAAATATGAATTGGATTCTACTGTAGATGAATATGATGCGTATGAATAGTATCCATCTATTATTTCAATATCATGTATACGTATTCTTCTATTATGAATTGCCAAAATAAAAGATGCATAAGTAGAAGATTTATCTATTATGCGTGGATTTACTAAATAAAAATTTCCTATTGATACTTCTTCAGTAGTACTTGGAGCTTCAGTATATCCAAATAGTCCTATTAAATCAGAACTATTAACTGATGTGTCAATATTCATATTAGAGATTTTATAATAATTTCCATCAAATGAGCGTTTAAATCGATGAGATGAATTACCTATAGGTGTCCAATAATGATCAGCCAAATCAATATCTGCTGTCAACTTAAAATATGATGTGGCATAGTTTGAAATACCATTATTAATACCATATGCTAAATAAGCTAATTGAGCAGCAGTTGCAATTTGATATGGATTTGTAGAAGTGCCATTACCTCCATTGAATGAACTTGCTTTATAATCTGTCCATAAACCAGTCGGCATTTATTATCCCTCCTTTAAATTTATTAAGATGATATTTTAAACCAAATATCCCCGACCGACATTGTTGACGGTTGAGACGTTGCTACATGTATTTTTGTATTATAACCAGTTGAAGTACCTACTACTTTGTATTTAGTAGTTGAACTATTAGATGATTGAAGCCATACTGCTTTAGATGTCTCAATACCTAAATGTATATTAGAACCTTTAAGTTCCATTGCATCATCATATACCTCAGCTATATGAACATAATCGCCATCACCAAAATTTAGTTTTGTACCATAATTAGTATTATTCTTAATAGTTACATTGCCCGATAAAGTACCGCCAGATGTTTTAAGAAAATCAGAAGTACTTGGAATATCAGACTTAGTGGCTATTTCATTGCCATCGTAATACCATTTGCCACCCTGACTACTGGATATATACAATGGGTCAGTAGCAGAAAATTCAAATCGTTTACTGCTTGTATTATGTACCATATAGTAAACAAAATCAAATCCGTTATCAATATTCTTTTGAAAAATATCATTAAGTCCTGATGTGATTTCAGTTAATGAAGCATATCCATTAAATAAACCTGTATCGGAAAATGCTACATCACCAGTTAAAGTTAAATTACTTAATGATAAAGTTTCAACAAATTCAAATTCAGCAGGAGCTGGAGATTTAATGGAACTAAGAAACATAGACGCATCGGCACTTAAAGTTTCTACACAAGCATCGAGGTCTGTTTTGTCGCTTGCACTCATCAACCCTGAACTTGAAGTAGTAGCATTACTATATGTTTTTTCAGTTCCCCATATAGCAGTGCCATTTGCCGACCATTTTAATATTTGACCTGACGAGCCTCCACTTGGTATGTGTTTATTACCCGATGTAGTAGGATGTATGTAGTTATTAGCATTTTCAGCTATACCGTCTAATTTAATCTTGTCGGTAGATAACATTAAACCATCATATTGTTCATTGACGGAATCTGGCAAATCACCAAAGTTTACTATTTCATTTCCACCATAATATACTGGAGTACTTCTATTATCAATTTCAACAATTTTATTATTAGAAGAATTCCATTTTAGAAGATTAAAAAAACTATACCTTGCTGATGATTTGTCTAGAAAAGTTGAATTCAAAGAATCTACTGTAGACTTATCTTCCTTACTCATAAATCCGTCAGTATCACTCGTAGCATTTGACGGAGTATCAATCAAATCGTTATAACTACCTGTAAAAGCAACTTTTTTTAAATCAGAGAACCATTTTTGAACTTTACCAAATAGAGTAGAACTCTTTTCATTTGAAACAATATTTTCCCTTGCTGAAGCCTCTGTAAAAGCCACAGTAGTGTCAGAAATAGCCCCATTTGAACTGAGCTTATTGTCTACATCAGTCTTGTCGGCTTTGCCTTTTACGTCCGTTTGTAGGCTTGAAATTGCAGTTTCATCTTCGGTCAACCTATCCTCTAAGACTTTACCATTGCCATCATATACTGCTTTGGTGTGTGATATAGGATATACTTTTTCGTTATTTTGTGTAAAATATTTTGCTTTAGCCATTAAGTTCCTCCTTTCTAATTTTCAATATCATCTATCACGTAAACAACGTGTTCTTTCATATAGTTCAATTCCGACTGCAACGATTGTATAGCACTCTGTAATGAGTTGATTGTTGCAACTGAATTATCCATTGAATTTACGGCATTGTCTACCTTTGTATTAAGCGCATTAACCTTGTCATATAGAGCTGATACAATAGCAGTGTCTTGCTTTGAAATTGTTTGGTCAATGTCCAATCCTTTAAGAACCGTTAAAGTAGCAGGAGTAGTTGTCAATTTGTATGAATTATCTAACTCAAATGCAATTGAAAACGACACTGTTCCTGCATAACGAGTGACATCATTCGTAATTGTCCAGCCAAGCTTAATCGAATTATCTTCAACAGCAACATCAGTGACTTTGTAAATATTCACTTCTTTGCCCGCATTCACAAAATAGATATAGGCAGTCTTATCAGTTAAATCAATTCCGTCAAATGTAATAGACGGAACACGAATGTAAACTGTTTCGGCATTATTTTCAGTGGCTACACCTATTGTCTGCAATTCAGACGGAACAGTAATCGTTCTATTGTCCATATCAACTGTTATCTCTGGTTCAGTATTTGGTTCAAGCATCATTACCGCCGGAGTGTATGCAGATGTTTGATTTTTTAAGCTTTCTAAGCTTTCCTTAAGAGACATAGCCATTACGAACTTGCCTCCGTTTCTTCTAACGGTTCATAAGTAGTATCATCAGTAAAAGATATTTCGCCTTTATTTCCACCTATCTTGTTCTCGATGTTATTTACAACTATTTTTAAACCATTTAAATCTAAAAATTTCTTTTCTTCCATTTTCTTTCCTCCAAAACGAGTTATATATTTTTGCAAAAACATATAGTATCAAGCAATACAAAAAGGGAAGAGTCGTCACCCTTCCCTTAGAAATATGTATTACTTTGAATTAATCAGAGAATAAATTATTCAGTCACTTTTGTAAATAGAGCATTTATTTCATCTGTTGAGATTGCTTCAATAGCAACAGATTCAAGATCAGCCACTTTTGTTTTTAGTGTTGAAATATCACTTGTATTTGTTTTTACTGCACCATCAGCAAGTTCTTTTACTTTTGTATCTGCAACACCAGCCGCATCAAAAGCCGTTGTTTCAGCATATGCGGCAGACTTTAAACCTGCAACTAAAACATCTGTGCCATCGACAGCGACTGTACCGTCTGTTTTACCGGTAGCAACCGACTGAATTGCAGAATCGGCTTTATCAATAGAAGCTTGTACATCAGTGCCTAATTTTGCTTTTGTAACTTGAGCATCACCAATCTTAGCAGTAATAACTGCACCGTCAGCAAGTTCTGTTGAACCTACACCACCAGCAACAATTGTGGCACTAACTTCTCTTGTTGCAGAATCAATAGCAATCTGAACCTGAGTTGCATTGGCTTTTGCAGTGTAAATGTCTACAAGCTTACCAACATTAATATAAACTTTGTCACTTGTTGCATTAGATAGTGTCAATTCAAGGTATGTGCCTTCATCCTGCCCTTCAGGGTTAACAACCACTTTACCACTTGATACGATCATATCCTTTGGAATATCAACCGTAGCAATAGTTGCACCATTCTGAGTGAAGGTATAAGACTTTGCATATCCTGCTGTTGTTACATCTGTAGTAACTACAACCGCGTCTGCTGCGATAGCAGATGTCTTGGCAGTGTCAGCCTTATCTACAATATAAGCTTTGATTTTACTGTCATATGTACCAAGACCTGCGTAACTTAAAAACTTTTGTGTTTCGTTTGCCATTCTAATTTCCTCCTTGAATTTAATGAAAGTGTATAAGTTATGTATATATTGAACCTCTCATGGTTAAAGCCACGAGATTCTTGGGAATTTCCAACCAACGTTAGAATATTTACCAAGCTATCCCCGTTGTCCCAACGGTTGTTGTTTATAATTTACTAAGCTACTTTCAATAATCTTAATCCTTCATTTAAGATATTAATTGCAGCATTTATATCTCTATCGTGATGAGAATTGCAACAAGGACAGTCCCATTCTCTAACACTTAAATCCTTTGTTTCTTTATTAACATATCCACAAACGTTACAAGTTTGAGAACTTGCATAGAATTTATCTACTTTAATAATCTCTCGTCCATACCAATTAGCTTTATATTCTAATTGCCTTACAAATTCTGACCAACTAACGTCCGAAATAGACCTTGCAAGTTTATGATTCTTCATCATGTTTGACACTTGTAAATCCTCCAAGCAGATTACATCATTATTTCTAATAATATCAGTAGATAATTTCTGTAAAAAATCTTTTCTTTGATTTGTAATATGTTCTTGAAGTCTTGCAACTTTTATCCTTGCTTTATTACGATTTGAACCACCTTTTGACTTTCGAGACAGTTCTCTTTGCACTTTTGCAAGTTTAGCTAATGATTTTTTAAGATATTTATGATTTTCTATCATTTCACCATCAGATGTAATACAAAATTCTTTAATACCTAAATCTAAACCTACAGAATTTCCTGTTTGCTTTAATGGTTTAATATCAACATCTGTACAACAAAGTGACACATAATATTTACCACTCGATTCTTGTGAAACAGTTGCATTAAGTATTCTTCCTTGTGGAACTAACTTATTTTTTGTTTTAATCATCCCAAGCTTAGGCAACTTAATATGTTTATCACAATATTGGATATTTCCGTTAGTGCATTTTGATTTATAAGAAAATTTATGTGTTTTCTTGCTTTTGAATTTGGGATAACCGGAATGTTCTTTAAAGAATTTCTGATAAGCTGCATCTAAATCTTTAAGTGAAGATTGGAGAGCAGTGGAATCAACTTCTTTTAACCATTCCAATTCAGATTTAAGTTTTTTCATATCATTTGCACACTGCACATATGATAAAGATTTTTTCGATTCTTCATATAACTTAATTCGTTTTGCTAAATATGTATTATATACAAATCTACAACATCCAAATGTCTTTTGAATTAATTCTTCTTGTTGTTTATTTGGATAAATTCTATACTTATAAGCTTTTTCCACCGACTTCACCTCACTTTCTTTTCTGATTTTGAATATACCTTCTAATTTGTTCTTCTGTATTTTCTGATACTGTTGCCACAAAATATGAAGGATTCCATAAGTGCCCACCCCATAGTGTCTTCTTTAATGTTTCTCCAAATTCTCGCATAAGTATCCGAGAAGACATTCCTTTCATTTTTTGGACTATGTTGGGAATATAATGTTGTGGTGAACAATTGATTAACAAATGAACGTGGTCTTTGTCTGTATTACACACCAATACCTGAAAACATTCATAAGTCGCAACCATATTTAGAATTTCCATTAATCTTTTCTCAATTTTAGAATATAAGATTTTATGTCTATATTTCACACACCAAACAATGTGATATTGAATTGAATATACATATCCTCTGCCATGAGTAACTTCCATAATTATCACCTCATGTGTATATTCTCTCTTTAGCGGCGATTCATCTCACCACTGAAGTGGCGAGTGTTCTCGCCTTCATTAATAAAACGCATTGTTAGCCGGCATAATGCGATTTATCCTAAATTATTTAAATAGATTTTCTATCTCTTCATCAGAGATTGTTTGTTTTTCAGTATTTGTTATATTTTCAACGGTTTCATCAAGTTCATTCTTATCTATAAATTCTTCAATCTTCTTTGACGAATATGTTGTCTTATCAGAAATAACATCATCATTTATAAAATTGTCATGATGTTCAATAATCTGTCCTTGTAATTCGGTAATTTCTTCTTCCAAAGCAATCAACTGAGCAATACGTTGGTCAAGTGCCGCCATAGATTCTGACGGTACAAATTGAGCCCAGTTCTTTGTAGGAATAATTTTTACCTTACAAGATTGTGTTTTCAGAACGGGGTCTTGAACTACACCATCTTCGTCCATATAAACTTGGTAAAACGATAGTTGTAATTCAATATCCCCATTTTCAGCAGTCATTTTTGAGCCAATAGGAAGCAAATATTCTAAATATTGTTCATCAGCATATTCTACCAATTCCTCAGATAAAGTTAAAAATTCTTGCTTATACAAATGAGAAATAGGGGAGATATATTCCAATGATACAGTCGTAAAATTTCTCATATCATTTCCGTCATATGTTTGTGGAATTAAAAATTGAATTTTACCGACCATATTGTCATACTGCATAATTGCTTCTTTGTGAGCTCCATATAATCTTCTATCGTTTAATAGAGTAATCGTGTACATTAAACCCTCCCTCAAAGACCAAACGCATTACAACAAAGCACTAAAAAAACTCCGTTTTCTACTGTAGATTCGAAATCGGAGTCCCAATACTTAACGTCTGTAATTATGCCTTTATCACAAAGGCTATCAAGACAATTTCTGCTCCAATGGTCTGTTTTTCTATTCTTGTATTTTGCTTTTGTACCACCTGTAAGCTTATCAACCAAAGCCAATAGTGTAGCCTTAGAAATCCAGACATTTAGTTTATTAACCATTCCGTCAATATCTTCAATGACTTTTGTTCCGTCAGAAGAATCACCGTCTTTAGAGGCTAAAGAGATGACATTTGGCTGAGCCCAATGAATACTTGAATTTGTTTTCTCGCTTGTCCAAGTACCGCCTGAAAGCAAATCGAGAACTCTAACTGTCTTTGCATTTGTCAAGAAATCAGTAAGTGTCCATTGAGATGCATCTGTAATAATACCCTTTGCCACCAACTTATCCAAAGCAATCTTTTGAGGATTTTCTGCTTGAACAGTAATACCTCCGGCAACAGCAAATTTAATTTCATCAAGTGGATAATATCGACCAGGACAATTACTGTCGCCGATTTCTCTATGTCCAACTATCTTTGCATTTGGATAATAATTCTTTTTAAGATATTGACATAACTCGATAATAGATTTCTTTTGTGCTTGAGGCATTGTCTTTTCTTTTGTATGATAATCACCTTCAGCACAAATGCCAATAGAACAACTGTTCATACCTTGAACGTGAGCACCAACCACATCAAGAGGACGTCCACGATAAATTGTACCGTCTTTTCTTACAAAGAAATGATAACCGATGCCTGTCCAACCATTTGAGACGTGCCAACTGTGTATATCTTGTGGAGTACATTTAACTGCTTCTGCGTGATGTAACGCTATAAAATCTGTGCGTGAACGCTTTGTAAAGCCACCGTGCCATTTATAAGCAACTTCAATTATATTCATAGCAATCTTCCTTTCTTTAATTTTTGCACAAAAAAAAAGAACATTCGCATAGGATGAATGTTCTCTTATTTATCACTGTTAGGCGTGTTGTATGTAAGTGCCATTTTGCTATCTGTAATGCCTGTTGTAGTTGGGTCGATAATAGCATTATAAACACTCGTTGCCATCAACATCAATACATATGGATTAGAAAAAGCTGTCAATATTACATTGCCTACTGCTTGCCATGTAGTTAGGTCTTGTGCCGTAATCCCCATATAGCCAAGTACAGGGACAAAAATAGCAACTACAATTTGTACCCAAAACATCGGATTTTTAATTCTTACTTTCCAGTTAATGTTTGTCATAATAAATTCCTCCTCTTAGAATGTTAATAACACTTCTATTTCTCCATTTGAACCATCAATAGATGCAACATATTTTTTTGTCACTTTACAAAATGCTTTCTTTAAAGCTGGTATATCTTGCGATAACATATACCCAACCTCATCATCATAAGGTAATTTGCCACTTAATGTGACACCATCAGGATAATCCATGTCATCTTGTCTATCGTTATTCAGTATAAATACTTCGTCCACATCACTTTTTATTAGTTTTCCGTAATACCCATCTTTAGCTGCCGAAGTGGAATATGTTGTTATGTCAGGGTGTAGTGCATAAATAAGAGTTCCTACTTCGCTTTGATTCTTTGAAGCATTATCGACAACTTCATTTATAGAATTAATAATACAATTTTTGTCAACGGTTTTTAGCATATCCAATGTTTGATATGGTAATGCTATTTTTTCAGAATTAATACACCAATCACAATCATAATTACTAATTACATATTGACTTGCCGGTTCTTCAGAAGAATCATTATAAACAACGTTTACTGTATAATAACATAAACTAAACTTCCACACTCTTGTTTCAACAGCATCTATAGTGTCTTGAGAAATTATTGAATTAGATGTTGTAAATTCTAAATGTTGCGTATCAAAATTAAATTCGCAATTAATATATGTCTTGTTTCCTGTAATAGGAATAAAAGAGACATTTGTCGTATCGTAAGGAAGATACCTTCTTTTTACAGTATTATCAAAAGGAATAATACCTTTGTCAAAAGTAATTTTGACTTCCTCTGAAGTTGTAGGATTTGTTAATTTTGGGGCTGGTAATGTTAAATTCATAATATTACCGCCAACTGTCCATACAACTTGTTTACCATAAACATCATCTCTAAGTCCTTCTGCCAAATCAATCATTTCAAGATTATCATTGCTGGCATACTTATAAATAGCACTTCTAACATATTCCGTTGTAGCTATCTGCGTAGAGTTGTTTGAAGCACTTGGAGTAGGTGCTGTTGGTATTCCTTCAAAATGTGGAGAATTAATACTTGCATAATTTGAATAATCAAAACTGCCTGTCAAATTGCCGATATATAACCAATTATGATTGCCATTATCATCTCCTACACAAAAATACACTGAAAATGTATTTGAGTTAAGATAAAAGTCCCCTACATTTGCAGGAATGTCATTATTGGCAACATCATTTACATTTGTTGTATGGGTTAATAGTGTACCATAGTGCCATATACCGGTTATTGTTGTATTTTCTAATTGTTTTTTTATTGTGCCTATAGAATTGTTAATTGAAGTATCAGAGGCTACTAATTCATTGATTGCTTCTAAAAATGAATTTTTATTTTTTGTAGCCAATGATGTCAAAGTATTCAATCCATCAAAATACATTCTTCTTGCATACATTTCAGAAATTGTTGCTTTCATATATGTTACATCCATCTTTGCAAAATTTCCTGGTTCAGGCTGTTCTGTAACTTCCAAATCAAGCTTGCCTGTTTCGGTTGAATAAAGAAGATTTATATATTTTTCTCCTTCTTCACCTTTTTCCGCCGAAAATGTTGCAGAAATTGATTCTGATTGAATAGTTAAACCATCCATAAGAATTTTATTTTTTACAGTTTCACCATCTATTGTCACATACCCATTGCCATATGATGTATTAATACTTATAATTAAATCTGCTTTTTCAAGACTATGGGTTATTGTGTGTGTGCTTATCCCTGTACCATACAAGGTTGTTTTATCTGCTTTAGAAGAAAGTGTTTCATTAATAGATTGAACATCAGATTTTCGTTCGCTTGTTTCGGTCGAAATTAAGGTGTTCAGTGATGAATCATTATTTTGTCTTTCTTGTGTTTCATCTTGAACATTTTTAACAATTTGAGCAATTTTATCCGTTATCCCATTCAGTGCTTTTCTTACAGTTGTAGCTTGTGGAGGATAGGTACTATCTTTATCTAAAGTATCTACAACTTCATTTTCCATTACTGCATTGTTAATAGCATTAATCAGTTGTTGCTTAAAATCTGCATTATCATCATTTGTGTCAATATCTTTGATTACGTTAATAAGGTCTCTTAACTCTTCAAGTTCATTTGTTTCAAATGATTGAACTACATTTAACAGATTCTGTATTGTTGAGCCTGTTTGAGTTAAATTAAAAGCGTCTTTCTTTAAATTTAGATGAGCCATCTAATCACCGTCCTTTCTACCAAATATGATAATCTACTTCAAATTTGCCACCCATTCGATGTGTGCCAGCATCTGAATATATATCATTTATAATATTAAATGACAATACATTATTTTTAAATGTTATTGTATTACTATCTATATATTGAATAATATTTGGATAGGTTGCATAACCGTAACGAGCAAGTAAAGAATTGTATGATATTCTATATTTAAACTCATTATTGTCCCACCAAAAAATAATTTGAGATAATGAATTTGTTTCATTAATGCGTTTAACATTTAAAATGCCCCAATGCATTGTATTTGGAGCGTTGATATTTATAGAAACCGCAATGGTTTCTTTGAATGTGCTATTCCCACTACTTTCTGAAGCTTCTGCTTTTAGTTGTTGGTTTTCGTGGACACCATAAGAAATAACTGATACATATTCTTGAACATAATCTTCAATCGCACTTTTAAATTCACTCATCAGCGTAACATTGTTTGTGTCTATATGTAATGCCACTATTTATCACCGTCCTTTTCTGTTTGACATAGATATTCTGTTCTTGAACCAAATGTTTGTCCAATATACTTCTTTAAACCGTGATTACTAATATACATTCGGACAAAATCATTCGGTTTGATTTTTATATTTGTATAATTAGGTATATTTTCATATACTTCTTTTGTAGTTGTATCTTTCAATGTTACGTGTAATCCATCATCAGAAACACTTTGCACTTTTAAATCCTCAAATGTTTCAATATTCTGATTTTTTAAATATGTTGAAACTTCACTTTGGATAATTTGACGTATCATATTTACATATGCAATAACTGTTTCATCATTAAAATCTATTTTTTCTTCTTTTTCTTCTTTTTTGTTCATTAGAAGACCACCTCGTTAATATTTGTCATTGTTAAAGATGTAGTTGCACCACTATCCATATTCATTGAAATAGAGTCAATGACATAGTTTTCGTTGTTAATACCCAAGCTTGGATAATTGACCATAACAGACTGGTTTACATCGAATATAGGATTATATGTGCAAGATAAATTCAATGTTTTCGTGCCACGACTAAAATTAATCAATTCATACATTGCCCGTGACATACACAATGAATCAGCATATAGCTTACTATCATTTATAACTTCTGGTATTTCGCCATTATATTGAATACAATAGTCTGATTTCAAATTCTTATTTTCGGCAATAGCACTAAATTGATAACCGTTGGCAATAGCACCTTTAACAACAACTTTATTTCTGACTTGTGATGTATTATAAACAACATTTGCCGATACAATATCTTTGTCATTTTCCTCAAAACGATATACAACAGGGAAATTAGATGATATAAACTCATTAACATTAGAACTAACAACCATATTGCCAAATTCATTGTAGTAAACATCGGAAGAAATTGTTTCGCCCATACTTGTAAATATCTCACTGACTTTTGTACCGGCATCTTGCTTTATAGTGTAATATGTATTAACGTCCGTATATTCACTATTGAAGATAATTGGTTTTAGGTCAAATGGTTTACCATTTCCTCTGTCACTTGCCAATAGAGAAGTAAAAGCATTCTTCATTGGAACACCAACAGGAATGATTGTCTTTAAACTTGTCGTTCCATAAACACTGCCATCAAATAAACCAAACTTATCACATAATGATAATGAGATTGTTTGACTTGAATTTTCTCTTGATAATGTAGGGTCTTTAAAAACAAATACTCCTTGTTGTTTCCAATATATTGTGTCACCAATAACAATACCAGAATCAAATCTGAATTTGCTTCCAGTCCATATTAGTCCCTTGATCGGCTTAGGCTTCCACTTATTATCTATATTTGCAAGAGTAATATTCATTGTACGTCTTTGACCAGTCTGATATGTAATACTTAAACTCGCTGACATTAAATCATCGCTTGCGTCTATTGATATATTTTCATCTTCGTCCAACAAATACAATCTAAAAACAGGTATAACTATATCAGCTTTGAACACTTTGAGCATTCTCTCAAACCCAAGTTTGCTGAACGAATTTAGATATACCTGTTTTGTTATATTTGCAATATTAATATTATGGATACTGTCAACTACATATCCGTTCTTATATATGTTCATATTAAACCACCGTCCAAAAGGGGAGAAGCAAGGTATTCATGATATTTATTATCCGCATCAACCTCAATTGTATCTTTCAATAATGCTCCCTCACTATCCGACAAATATTCATAATACAATGGATTAATCGGCAATATCATACCCAGCACATCAACCGTATCAATATCATTTAACTGATTAAATGTAAACGTAACAGAAACATCGTGATTGTCATTTGTATCATATTGAAATGTTGGATTAGCATCTGTATCTCCAATAGTAATCAAGCCTCTCAAGTCTATAAGCATTTTTAAACTGTTACTTGATACAAAATTCTCCCAATTTATAATGTCGTCATAAGTATCTATATATTGACTATCACCTGAGCAATCTATCTTGCCAAGCAACCCTGTAATAGACATAGTTCTTTGTTTACGATTACCGCCAGTCGCTTTACCGTAAGCATTTTGGGTCTGATAAAATGTCTTATCCGTATTCAACGTGTAACCGTCATTAGTTAAATTAATATCTAATTGCCATATATTATCTTCGTCAATAGTATAAATATTATCTTCTTCTGTAGGAACAAGTCCGATTACAGAGACTGTTCCTCTATGTAGTTGGATTTTATCCGATACGAGAGGGGAGATTGTTTTGATATTTACTTGCACACCATTGACATCCATTGTATTATTACAAATACCAAAAATATAATATTGGTAATCACATAAATCTCCAACAGCGAAATCTTCTATCACACGTTGAGTAGGATTTTCAGTTTGACATACTTTATGTAACGTATCTTGTTCGCCTAACGTTTTATAAACTTGAAAATGGTCAATATTTTCATATGAACCGTCAAAGTTACTTCCCGATAACGTATCATTAAAGTTTGCCAACAATTTTGTATTAGAATTCCAACTATAATTCCCATACGCTTGTGTTAATGTCTCTTTTAAATCATCAGAATGAGAGCCTTCGTCAACGCCAAAAGCATTGTATGTAACTCCACCGAACAATTTTACTTTTGCCATTAACTATCACCTCCCACAGTCTTATTATCTTTTTGAGACATATTTTTAAAATAAACATTTTCAGTTTTTGTATCTATAATTACAAGCCATGTTTGTTCGCTCAAAGGTGTTTCAGTGTGATAATATAAGTCATCATCATACTTTATTTTACCGTTCATATACAAATAAGGAACAGAATAGTCCACTATTTCTTTTGCCATAGCTTCATTTATTGCTTTTTTCTGATCTCCGACAGTCATATTGTCCCAATTTTCATATGGGGTAAACACTCGTCCGTATGAAGAATACCCTGTACTTGGATTTTTTACTGATAGATAAAAATTCACACCATCCCACTTTAATGCAGTTGTTGTTTCATCATCATCCGTAACTTCAAATATTGTACCGGTATAATCAGAGTCAATCCTGAATGTTGTATATATTGTACTCTTGCCAAACGATAATTCCTTTTCGCCGTCTATAAAATCATATGTCAAAGAGTTACCTTTATCCAAGTGACATACATTATTAGAGACAGTCAATGTAGTATCTATTTTATCAGTATCCTCATTATATGCAAGAAACTGATGTCCACCGTCAATTTCTTCATTTGCAGTAATAGAATGTAATTCACTGAAATCAACAATTAAAGAATTATGTTTTCTGTATTCCTCAATTTTAATGTTCATAGGGTAGGAGATAGAATTATACTCTGCTTTAATATAAATTATTTTTTCAAATGTAGAGCCAACACTATCTGTTAAAGACAATGTTAATCTATACTCATTTCCACTGATAAATTTATCATATTGCCAATCTATATTGGTTGAATATATGTTGTTTGAATAAGAAACGGTTGAATATTTTGTATCCGATTCACGTCTTTCTAAAAGAAAACTATAATGACTAACACTTATTCCTTCGGATTGTAAATACTCACCAGTGATATGCAAATTGCTATATGATAAGGATAGGGGAGCAAGTTGCGTGTTTTCAGATAAATCTATCTCTCTTGTCACATTTTCACCATTTACACTTGTAAAGTTTTCATATAAATTAATCTCAGGAGGTGTGTTTGTGTCGAAATAATATTGGTCTGTATCTATGTAATTACAATATATTGTATATGTATCATTGACAGAAACCTTAAGTTTACCACTTACAACCGCATAACCAAATTTAGGTTCACCATATGTATCTAAATCATCCGTTGAGTTGAACCATTTGACTGTCTTGTCGCCTCTCTCAGGGTCTTTTTTATATGCGTCATATTTTGGCAAAAAGTAATAATATTTTTTGATTTTTGCAAACGTATTCCCAACCTTAATATAGTAGTTCGCATTTTCATCATATCGTGTCCATAATTCTTTGTGTGGATTATCATCGGAAGTTTTTGTTAATGTACAATCCTTAAAATACATTTGCGTATGAGGATTTATCTTTAGAATTCGATTCCCATTCATTTCAGAACTATTCAAACCGTAATATGTTCCTTGATTAGATCCTGCGGACTCAGCCCCTGATAAAATTTCCATAACAGTACCTTTACCAATCCAAGAAGACGGCACATAATTAGACTTGGTATCGTCCTCATTAAACTTGGTATCGTCTTCATATATTCTCATCTTCCAAGTATACATTTCACCGGCGGCGAATGAAAACGTGGTTTCATCACTTGTTCTATTGCTGTCCGATTTGTATATCTTATATGTTGGAATGTTATTCTTAATAGGGTATGTAACCAACGAACTATAATTATTTTCTTGCAAATTTTGTATATCAAAATTATCAAAGTAATATTCATAATTGTTGTCATCTATCATTAATCGTGCTTTTGCAATCTTTCCGCTTGATTGTAATTCACATTGAAAATCAACTTTCTCATTTGGATTTACAACCTCTGCATGTGGATATTGCAATGCTGGTTTTCTAAGCAAATGTTTCACCGTTACTGAAAACTTATAAAAAGTTATAAACCTTTATGTTTCATTCCTACTTCATCGTATATGCTTTTGACATGATTTCTCATAATCTACTCGCAAGTTCTTGTACACTCCATAGGCATAAATTCCTGACTAACGTATCAGTACATATCTGTAATAACTTGAAAGTGTTATGCTACAGATTGTTGTTTTAGGACATTTTCTCCATACTGTTTTAGATTCAAAGCCGCCTGATAATCTCTATCAATTACATTTCCACATTCACATTTGTAAATACGGTCAGACAACTTTAAATCTTTTTTAATACTTCCACAACAACTACATAATTTAGAACTTGGAAAAAATCTATCGGCTATAACAACTGGTATATTGTTCCACATAGCCTTGTATTCAATCTGTCTTCTAAATTCATAAAAACCTTGCTGTTGTACTGCTTTGGATAAATGTTTATTCTTCATCATTCCACTTACATTCAAATCTTCAATACAAATGAAACTTGGTTCTCGTTTCACTATCTCAGATGTTGTTTGGTGTAAATAGTTTTGACGAACATTTGTTAGTCTGTGATTTAGTTTTAAAAGTTCTTTTTCTCTTTTTATAATGTTACTTGTTTTACAGTAATTTGCTCCTTTCTTATTTTTCTCATATTTTCTTGATATGGAACGCTGTAACCTGCGTTTTTTCTTTTCTAATTTCTTTACCGTTTGCGTTTTGTTTATGTTCTTGTATGTATTGCCATCAGAACATATTGCTAAATGCTTTATTCCTAAATCAATTCCAATACCTTCATTTGATGGAAGAGTAGTATTATCATTAACTTCAATACCAATTGACACATACCAATATAATCCGTCATAAGTAAAACGTGGATTCATGTATTTACAGCCAGTTGGTATTCTTCCTTTTTCACAAAGTTTAATCCAGTTTAACTTTTGTTTATTCTGTTTTTTACTCATTGAAAAACTTTCAACTTTCACATGGGTATCGGTAAACTGAATTTTTATATTGTCTTGATAAAAAGATGGAGTAGAGTGTTTCTTACTCTTAAATTTAGGATATTTACATTGTCCTTTGAAGAATCTCTTATAAGTATTACAAGCATCTTTAATTGCTTGTTTTGTTACATTATTGCTTACTTTATTCAGCCATTGATATTCAGACTGTTTCTTTAATTGTGTAAATTCTTTTCGCAATTCACTATCTGATAAAAATTTGTTCCCTTGCTTATAATTATCCTGTTCTCTTGAAATAGCCCAATTATAAGCAAATCTAGCACAGCCTGCATATTGAAACAACTTAGTCGATTGTTTATTATTTGGATTCAATCTCACTTTTATTGACTTTATCATTTGATTCACCTTCTTCCTCAATTAATTCTTTTACTAATTTTCTAGCTTTATTTGCACGTTTACCTTGTAATTTACAACTAAAAACTGTAATTATTTGAACTAAATCTTCTACAAGTTCTTGTTGCTCTGATTTTTCTGTGTTATCAATAATTTCTATATCACAGTTATATAAACTTGCGATATATTCGACTAATTCAAATCCAAATCGTAACAATCTGTCTTTATAAAGAACCACAACTTTTTCTACTTTATTTTGAGATATGCGTTTAATCAGTTCTTTCAGTCCTTTTTTCTTATAATTGATTCCAGAACCTATATCAGAAATAATTTCATAAGGTCTTCCTTGTGCATTTAGATACAATTTCATATTCTCTATTTGTCTTTCCAGATCATCTTTTTGTTTATTGCTTGAGACTCTACAATATCCAATGACAATTCTATCTAAATTAGGTTTTATGTTCATAACCTGATTTAACTGTTCATGAGAATAATATCTGTATCCATTACTAGAAGTATGGTGAGGATGAAGTTTACCATTTGCGTCCCAATTTCTAAGTGTTTGTGCTGATACTCCTAAAATTTTTGAAAATTTATTGATAGAATAGTATTTACTCATAATTAAAATCTCCCTATAATGTTTATACCTAATTCTATCATTAAAAGTTATAAAAGTAAGCATATATTTATAACTTTTTATAACTTATAACAAACAGTTACATTCCTCCTTAAATTTTTGCAATAAAAAAACAGCTACGCAATATAACGTAACTGTTTATTAGTGGTTTGTATTGTTTTTAATTGTAGCAATATAAACTGTTCATATATTTATTTTGTTGCCTTAACTTTTAAATTATTATCTCTGTCTATCTTGAAGGTAAAATCATGAGTGTTCATATAATTTACCCAATTCATATAATCTTGATTAACCGTATTTCTTACTAGTGGTTTGGTTGTAACTATTGGCTTTTCACTCTTTATAGCATATACTCCCATGACAATTCCTCCTTTTATAAATAATTTGAACTATATCTTTCAAAACATTTATTTAATAATATTATATGCATTTCAACGAAAGTTATAATCACTATACTTTTATTCATTTCGATTATATAATCGCATAAAATTTCTATTACTATTATAACCGATTTTTTTTCAAAAAATCAATACCAATCCACGAAATCCCTTGATTCAACCAATAAAAAAACAGTATTAGACAGTCACTCCCAAAAAGGGAGCAACCATCTAATCTATAACTTATATTTTCGTGTTCTTTATAATTGGATATTGTGATTTGACTTTGTCTGTTAAAGAATCTACAAAAGCATTTGCGTCTGGAACAGGGTCAGTCACATTTATATCGCCCGTAAACGTAATGCTTTCGGTAGTTGTTGTTGAATTGTTAGTTGTAGGCATTTGTTGAGGAGATTGCTTAAAGATAGAAACTTGGTCAATAAAGTTTTGAGGATTCTTTGCAAATTCCCACAATACATCAGTCGCTTCCTTATCAAAGACCATATCGCCAGCATTAAGCATAGAATAACGACCGACAGACAACTTTCTTAACTTAGCCTCATAACCATCCTCATCAGTAATCGCAAGACCACCTTTAGCCGACTTTGTTCCAGTTGCATAATGGGCAGTAGCAATAGAACCAACAGACGGCAAATTAGCATTATATTCTTCAATCTTATTTGTTATCATTTCAGACAATTTAATACCCAACTGTTCATTCAATGCGGAAAGAAGTTTTGTATTGTCTTGACCGGTAGATAACAACATATCAGCCAAAGCAATATATTCTTCATGAGATGCATGCCAACTGTCAAAGAATATAGCTTCTTGTTCAGTCAATCCACCATTCTCTTTACAGAAGTTTTCAATATCACTGTAATCTTGCGAAAAATCATTTGTAAAAATCTGTGCCCCAAAATCACTTGTTTGTTCGTAATCTAAACCACTGCTATAAATCTTTAGATTTCTTGCAAGTTCAAGTCTTTGAGCTTTTGCACGATCTTCAGCTGACAAATAACCATTCTGTTTCTTTGCTAATTCATAGTATTTTTCTAACTCAGCAGCATAATCAGTAATCTGCTCAGTCTGCTCAGCTTGTTTCATTTGGACTTTTGCATCACCGTTTGCACCCATAGGTGAAGTCGATTCAAGTCCACCATGTTCAAAAGTTTGAGGAGCATACTTACTGTTAACAGGGTCTGCCGTAAGCTTGTTGTTGCGATGTGTTTCATTTATCTTACTAAAGACTTTGTGAATTTCTTCAGATATAACACCATCTTTCAAAAGGTCATCAAGGCTACTTTGGTTTAAGTCATAGTCCTTATTATAGTAGAACTGTCTGCCTATTTCTACATTATTAAGTCCAGCAACTTGTCCATTAAATGATTCATCAGAAGTTGAATATTCATTCGCCCAACCGATATTACTACCGCCAAGCATAATATTTGACGCAATAAGAGCTTCAGTAGATTCCAATGTTTCAGCATGACGTTTCTTTTCATCGTCGCTTAGTCCGTTCAATACTTCAATGTATTTATCATTCGCTGAAATCATCTTTTGAGTTATATCACTCTGTGCCTCCATATCACGCACATTTTGATTTTCTGCATTGTCTTGCATAATATTATCAAGTGACATTTGTGCCTTAGTCGCTTCTAATTGAGTATTATACAGTTTTTCAGGGTCAGCAACATTAACCCATCTGTCGCCGACAAGAATACGAGTATCACGTTCTTTTAAAGTGTTTTGGAATTCAGCATTTTTCTTTGTGACTTCAAGATTCTGTTTCGCAACTTCTAATTGTTCTTTTAACTGTTCAATACGGCGATTATAAGCATTGGTAATTTGTTGTTCTTGATAGTAATCTTCTTCACCTAATGTACTGATGTCAGATTTATACTTCTTATAGGCTCTTGCCATTTCATTATTCAAGCCATTGATAGTATTCATCATATCTGAGTAGTCATTCTCATTAAAGAGCAATGCCCTTGTATCATCATCTAACCACTGAGAAAGATTTTTATTTGCAATAAGTTCACTTTGATAATCCAAAGCAGCATCTCTCAATGATTGCTGGAATGAATACTGTTCTTGTAATGCAGAAGTAATAGCTTTCTCTTTATTCAAACGAACGTCTAAGATTTTATTAAGCTTTTCATAACGACTGGTTTCTAACTCAATCTTTTGATTTGCTTCTTCTTGCTCTTGGTCTTGAATTTCATTATTTAAGTTACGAATGTTTTCAGTACCTTCAAGATATACTTGAGAATTTTTCTGCATTTCAGAAGCAAGTTGCTTAAAGACCTGAACTAAGTCACTTCCACCAATACCCTCTAATAACTCAACAGTTTCATTATATGCCGCATCATTAAAGCTACCGTCCGCATTATATAGCTCACTCATCTTAACATTTTCTAAGACTGTTTTTCGTTGTCCCGTAGCATTTTCGTATATTTCTTGATTAGCCTTATGGGCAGCGTCTACACGTTCTTGTTCAATGTCACGTTCCTTTTTCATACTCTCGGTAATTTCTTTTGCAAGTTTGGCTTTTTCTTCATCATCGGTTGACCTATTGTATTGGTCTTGAAGAATATTTCTATCATACTGCAACATACCGGTTTCACGAGTATATTTAGAATCTCTGTTACTGATGTCTTGAAGTTTACGTTCAGTAATTTGCTCCATAGTATCGGCATAATTTGACTCAATCTCGTCTATATTCTCATTGATGTCTTTAAGTTCATATCTTGCTTTTTGAGCTAATTCAGCCGTAGGTGCGTCTTGAATAAGCTTTTTTAGAACTTCTGATTTATCTTTTAGTTCATCAAGAGCATCTTTCATATTATCAGCAACAAGTGTTTGTTGAGTGATAAGAGATTCAGTTGCTTTCTTTGAAGCTTCATCAGCAAACTTAAAGTAGTCCCTCATATAGTTGCCGTCAGTCGGATGTTCGACCCATTTCTTAAAACGCTCTTTAAAGTCAGATTGCCAAGAATCATACTTATCCTTTTCAGCATAGTATTTTTCATAGAAATCTTCACTATAAGAATTCAATATATTAGATAAATCATCTTCCGCCCATTTCTCATAATTGGCGAAGTCTTTCGCATAATCCTTAAACTGCATAAGAATATCAGAAGTGATTGTATCATCATCGCCCCAACTGTCAGTCAGCTTATCTAAGGCTTCAAGTGTTGGTAAGTCAAGCTTTTTAATATCATCAGACAATACACCACTGTCTAATTTACCCTCAATACTCTTGAGTGTTTGATTTATCTTTGCCGTATTTTCTTCTGCTTTACGTTCTTCGGCAGTTTGTTCCTTTTCTTCGTCTGTATTATCGGCATTAACACTGACTGATGTATTACCATTCTTTAAGAACTGTACCGGCTTTTTATCACCGCCATACTTCTTAATCTTAGCATAGTCATCGGCATTAATAACAGGGAATGGCTTATTTGAAACAAACATCTGTGGTTTACCATCGCCAAGAGGAACAACTTTGTCGTTTTGATCAATAGTAGCCTCTGCTTTTTCTTCATTTACAAGTGCCGTAACTCCGGCACCGACCATTCCACCGTCTTTCTTTTGAGTAAACGGGACATCAAAACTATAACTACTTTGCTTTTTGTCGCCTAAAGACTTTACATTGCCAACTTTAGTAGCCGATGTATGAGTATTAGTCTTAAATGTACCATAAACTTGTTGAAGTTTAGACATAAACTCTTGCATTTTTTGAGTTAATACAGAAGTGCCGCCAACAGAAGGCATATCAGAAAAATCAAAGCCTTCTAACGAGCCTAAATTCTCAATCAAAGTAATGGCATGATTTAAGTTGCCATATGGAGGAGTACCTCCGTTAGCCTTATAAGCAGGAGCAATAGCTGATTTCTTAACTTCAAATTCAACCATATCTTGTCCGTTGTTATGACCCCACTTGTTGGCGGGGTTATTATCGTACCAAGTATATGCTTGCGACTTCTCGTCCATTATGATACCGTAAAATACACTACCGTCATCTTGAGTGTATCTCATAACATCTCCAGGCTTACCAAAAGTAGATGTCATTGCTACAAGACGAGCACCTTTATATGTATAGATACCATTCTCATCGGTTGATAAATCACCGCTATCCAACAACTTCTTAAATAGTTTCCAAGCACTTGAACTTGTATCCCAATATCCAAGCGATGAACCCAAATATCCATTTTCGTCAAAAGCGGTATATGAATGTGACTTACCTACACCTTGTCCAAAATCATTTGTATCCCAAGATTGTTGAACTGTATTGTTTGTTATACCCGAATTATTACTTCTTGTAGAGCCGTTATTCACTCTATTCTTGACATTGTTTATGCCTAAAATCCTTGATATAGCGTCTTTTGCATTTGGTGTACCATTAGCATAAGCATGACGTACATTGCCGTTTAAAATTCGCTTTGTATCGGCATAAGGGATAACAGTATCACCTCTGTCAAGATTAACAATCTGTGTGCCGTCTAACCCAGTAAGATATGCTTTACCTGTCTTTTGTCTGATAAGAATTTCAGGTGTAGGATAGTTTAATCCTCTTACTTCTGCTTCATCCCCGAGTTTAGCAAGCCCAGGCAATGCACCCTCAGTACCTTTATAATAACGTCTTGCACCAAGATAAGCACTTGTCCAATATGTACTAAAATCACTCTCTTTTACAACATCACCAGTGTGTGGAGAATGAATAATCTTATTATTGCCTTCATAGATACCAACGTGTGTTGCTTCGCCATTTCCATAGAATACCAAGTCGCCTGCTTGAAGTTGACTCTTATCAACTGCTTGACCTGACGCAAATTGTTCCTGAGAAGTTCTCGGTATTGACTTACCGTTCTGTGCCAATACATACTGTGTAAATCCCGAACAGTCAAAGCCAGATGGTGAAGTTCCGCCCCAAACATAAGGTGTTCCAAGAAATGATTTTGCAGTATTGATTATTTCATTATCACCTTGAGGGTTAGTTTGAGAATTACCAGACAAAGCACCATTATTAACATTGATAGCAAAATTCATGTCAACTGTATTTTCACCAAATACTTCATTCATTAATGATATGATTTCTTGTATCTTATTAGCAATTAATACTTGCAATGCGTTCCAAGATTGCTCCGATATAGACGGTGCGATTATTTGTAGTGACTGAATAGCCCTTGCACCATTAGCAGCAATGGTTTGAGCATCTGTCATATATTGACCAATAGTATCATTCATACTATTCCAAGAAGATGATAACAAAGTCAATGCTTGTAGTGGATCATCTTGTACAAATTCATCCCAAGCGTCTTTACCATTAATACCTGCTTGTTGAAGCAGAGAAGTTACATTGCTATCAAGCAAGTCCCAACTACTCATTCCACCATCTTGCATTAGGTTAAATGCTTGAAGTGAATTATTTGAGTCTTTTATCCAATCAGTCCAATTATCTGCATTTACATTCAATTCAGACAATTTATTCTGCAATTCATTCGGTAAATCATTCCAAGCTGAATTTTGCAAAATAAGTCCAACAACCGAATCTGAAAGTGTACTCTTATCAGCTTTGTCAAGCGACTGCGATGTCATATTAACAATAGTGTTTGATAAGTCTTTGTACATCTTCTTATCAGTCAAACTGTTCTTGAATGCAGTTTGTACCGCACTAAATTTTATATTGCCTTTTAAAGCGTTAAACTCATTGTTGATTTCCGCAATAGTCTCTTCAACCATTGCTTGTACGTTAACATCTGAATACAATGTTTGAGTAGACAATGTATTATATGGAATAGGGGAGAATGAAACATTTGTATTGCCTTGTGCAAACTTATCAACCGTTGCAGATTGAATATTTTCAATAGGCTGATAGAAATACTTCATACCAGTATATTTAATGATATTCTGCAAGTCTTTTGCATTGACAATGCGAGTATTCGGAGGTAATTCAGATAGTTGTGCTTCATTATTGAATAGATGAAGTTTGCCATCTTGTCCTATATACGCTTCTTGTCCTGCATATGCTCCCGTACCGTCACCAGTGATTGTAAGTCCTTGTGATGTTGTACCGCCTTTGGCTTTCTTAGTCACAACTACAGTTGACTTAGAGTCACCGTAAGCATATTGATATTGTGCACTTGTCGGAGCACCGATGTCAACCCCATCTTCTTCATAATTATATGACTTATTCGCATATGACCGTTGTTGCCAATTAATATTGTCGACTGCATCAGATATTCTTTGAGCTGCATCTTCTGCTTTACCGGCAGTATTCATATACTCATCGCCAATATTCTTAACGCTGTCTGAAACCTCAATATTTTTACCTATAACGTCATTAATCTTATCTTGATAGTCCTCATAAGCTTCTTGAAGTTCTTCTTGGTATTCTTGACGTTGCTTTTCACGCTCCTCGTTTTCTTCCGCATAAGACATATCAGTTGCTTTCTTACGGATTTTAGCAATAGCGTTTTGATAGCGTTTTTCTTCCTTGATAAGCTTATTGTTTTCTGCTCTCTGCTTAGTAACCTTGTCTTTTGAGATAGACGGTAGGAGAGTAGCCGACCAGAAACCATCACCCGACAATGAACCATTCTTAATAACATTAAAGGTATTATCCAAAATACTCTTAGCATTGTTTACTTGTTCAACAGTAGCACTTGCAGATTCGCCCAAATAATCTGTTGCTGTTTCAAACAATGAATTTCTATACTCAATGATATTCTTTTCATTTTCAAAGAAACTGTCCGATAAGCTTTCCAGTCTTGAAGCAAGTTCTTCTGCTTCATCTGCCGTTTGTGGCTCAATAGCCAATAACCTCTCAAGTTCAACACGCATTTCACCGCCGTAACGTGAAGCTCCTAAGAATTGTTGACCGATAATACTTAGCTTTGCACTGTAATCTTTTTCAAATGTCAAATCAAGCTTTGAAGATAATCTATCAAGTGATTTCTCAAATGTATCAAGGTCTTGTGTGATTGTTTCAATGCTGTATTTTAAGTTTGATAAATGCTCTGCTTTATCAAGTTCTTCAAGTTTTTCGTTAATATCTTTAAGCTTATCATTGTAATCCTTTAATGCTTTTGCCTTGTCTTTTTCAGACTTAGAACTACTTGAAGATTTGCCTAAACTGCCTTTGTTAATTCCGTCTATTGTGTTTTTAGCCCAAGTTTGATATGCTTCTACTTGTGACTTTAAACGTCCTGCAACATCATCACTGATTGTACCTGCTGCTTGAGCCTCTGCTATCTTTGCATATACCAAACCCCATGTACTTTCAGTTGCTCCGTCTGTTGCTTGAGTCAAATATTGAAGTTGCTCGGCTTCACTACCTAATTTTGTTACACTGTCTACTAATGTTGATGCTTGTTTTGCCGCAAGGTCATTTATTCTTGCTTCTGTAAGCTTATATAAGTTTTCAGAAGTAAGTGCAAGTGTACCGTTTTCGTCCATCAACAGATTTAAGTATTCAGGCTCTAATTCCATTAAGCTTTGGAATGTATCTACCGAGATATATCCGTTCTCATTGTATTCTTCAATGGCTGTCGATGCTACTTGATATGCTGATTGGATTTTGTCTAATGAATCGTTGAGTTCTTTTAAAGCGATTGAATTAGTATCCGCCGCCTCAGTAACCTTATTAAATGTATTAGCAAGATTACCGTACCATGAACTATCATCTTCCGCTATGACACCTAAGCTTACAAGCTTATTGTACAATTCACTGCCAACTGGAATTAAGTCTTTAATCTTCTCGCCGGTTAATTCACCAACATCACCTAAAGATTCAAGTTGTGACTTTATGTCTGAAAACTCGTCCTTGTTCAATATACGAGTAAAAGCATTATACTTTGCGTCTGTACTGCCGGTTTCGATTGCAACTCTATCACGAAAATCATTGATATAATCAAGATATTCATTTACCTTACGTTCATCATCATTTTGCGGATTTGTTATGTAGTCAATGCCGTCCGAATCAGTCAGCCATTGTTGAGATTTATCATTAAGATATGTTTCTATCTCTTTGATTTGCTTGTCAATTCTGTCTTTGTCTTTTTGAGTTGTGGCATTTGCGTATTGGTCTTTTAAGCTTTCATACTGTTGGAATTGTTGTTCAATATATGAGCGTTCATCTTCCTTGTATCCTGCTGCCAACCCACCTGCTGCGAAATTTCTAAAGAATGACCCCCAAGACAAAGTTTTATGTGCGGCTTGTTCAGCAGAAAAATATTGATATTCGCTACTATCATCAACATCTTTTTTCATTGTCTTGACAAATTGTTTATTGACGTTATTTTGTGCAAGCTTTTTACTTTGCTCCAATAAATCTTGTTGACGTTTTAATTCTGCATTTGTTTCTTTAAGTCTGTCTAATTCTTCTTGTTCAACAAAGGTTAAGTTATCTTTGGCGTTAAGTTCAGCAATACGTTGAGCCGTTGTTGCCATTTCGTCTTGAATAGATTTAATTTTTGATTCAAATTCTTCATATTTAGATTTTAAATCTTCAAGCTTTTCTCTATTATTTTCTTCAGCTTTTGTTAGCTGATTCCAAGCCCATATTACACCTTGGATAGCTAAGCCAATTCCTAGACTTATAAGGGCATTTTCGGCGATACGGAGAGCTTTGACTCCGATTTCTGCCAATTTTGCCTTGACTGTCATCGACTGAAGTGCATCAGCAATAGCATTTTGAGATAAAATAAATCCTTTACCACTTGCAATAAGATTTTTTTGATTATCAAATAATGACTGTGCAGCATTACTACTTGTTAGCATTGTTTTATTCCAAGCGGTTTGAGAAGATAAATTTTCTGTACTTACAAGTCTGTTGTATTCTTTTATGTTTTTTATATCTTGTTGAGTTATTCCTATAGATAAACTATTAATTCCACCTTTTATACCGCCAACAGATATAGCATTGGAGATGTCCGCAAAGCTACGTTTAAATATCCCTAATTTATTTATAATACCATCTAATTTTGTTTCAAAAGTTTTGAATATCGTACTAATTTTGTCATTGTGGATTTGACTATTTTATAAAATAATGGTATAATTTATTGTATATAGGAGTGATGTAAAAATGAAATTATGTATGTCCTGTTTGGAAGAACTATTTGACAAAGATACATTTTGTCCTAAATGTAATAACAAGAATTTAATTTGCAATAAAGAACTACAACAAATTAAATTGGAATTAAAAAACGTAAACCAAAGAAAAAAGAACAAATTATTACTAAATCCTAAATATGCATGTGTCGATATGTATATTAATATAAAGCAAAAACGAGATGCTTATCCAGAAATAATCAAAATATACGAAACACATAATAAAATAAACGATAATATTAATTTATCATTTTCTGAATCGCAAGGCGAAAACACATCAAATACATCCTCATCCGTCCGTTGCCCTAAATGCGGTTCATATTCAGTTGCAACAACGAATAGGGGATATAGTCTACTCACTGGATTCATAGGGTCAGGCAGTCCACGAAATGTATGCCAAAAGTGCGGTCATAAGTGGAAACCGGGGAAGTAGGAGTAACCTGAACGAAAGACGAATCGAATACTCGATACAAAGGAAAATCTATATGCCAAGTTTAAAACAACAACATTTTTATTATGGAGCAATTTTATCTGCTATTATAGAATACAATCCAGATACATCATTAGTTTTACTTCAACCGAGTGAGGAGTCGAGAAATAAATATCGCATTCAAACAAACACCGTAAAACAAGAATGCATAATATTCTTCAAACATGCATTTGAAAAAGAAGTTGGTTCTCGTAGTTGGGTATATAATTTTTCAGATAAAGACAAAGAATTTCTCAAAGAATGTCACAAAGAAAAAATTCCTGTGTTTATTTATTTGTTATGTGCAATGAAAAACCTCAAAGATAGTGAAATAGCCGTACTACGTTATTGGGACGAATTTTCACAAGTCATTGATAAGAAAAACTTCACAATTAGTTTAAAAAAGAGGTATTCAAATTTTTATTTACATAGAAGTAAATCAAGTGCAGATGACATTTTAATCCCAAGGAATCGCATAGAAAAGAATTTTGATGACCTTATAAACGAAACAATAAAACAGTCTAACGGATATTACTGTCCTAAATGTGGGTGTTGTATGATACATGAGCATTAAACTAATGTATCATCAACTGATTTTCTCTAAATCTAATTCATATTTTCGACCTTCTTGTAATTTCATAACACAAATATGTTCTTGATATTGTCTTAGCAACTCAAAATAATTAACACCAAGTTCTTTATAAAGACATTTGTTGTCCATATATGCCACTCCATCACACATGAATATGTTGGGGTTGGTCAATTCTTGGACTGTAGCAAGAGCATACGGCATTGTCCAAAATTTGAAGTCTTTTTGCACATAATATCCAAACGACGGATAAAAGATACTATGAATAACGTGTTCATATGCAAGGTTATCAACATATTGATGACATACATCAGGTCGATTTATATAGGGAAGATAATATGCATTAAAATCAAGTCGAGGGAAAGTCATATAAGCCATTTTTAATCACCACCTTATAAGGAGAAGTTTTATGTTTAAACAAGAACAAATATTAATAGAAGACTCACCATTTATTAACGATAAATCAAGCTATATTGACATAGATAAAGCTAAGAGGATATTATGTGAAATAGCAAATCAAATTATAGACGCATTAAATATACAATCTTTGGCATCTATTAAGATTAGAGAACCTAATTTATTTGAAAATAAACTTGGACGAACAAATTCACAAATAGTTGATGGAAAAATGATTTCACATATAGAACTAGCATATGAAGTCTTTGTAAATGTATATATAGACATAGAACACTCAAATTTTGAAAATCATATTAAATCTGTTTCGACTATTTGGCATGAATTTTATCACGTTTACGATAACGAAAATTTATTTCAATATACAATGATACCGTCAGATATCAATCGTACTGAACTATCATACTATATATGTGGTAAAAAATATTGGAGTGAATTTTTCGTAAATTATAAAACTTTTGAATATTATGAAACTGAATACAAATATGATATGTTGGCTGATAGTTATAATTTATTTAAAGAAGTTTCTTCACATAATAATATGCATGAAGCCATACCAGAATATCAAAAATACATATATTGTCTAAGCACTGTTTTAGGTTATGCCTGCAACAGTAACCATAATGTTCTATGTGATGATACACTTGGTCAAATCAAAGAACAAAATTTTGTAGATTCAGTCAAAAATCAACTGTTGTACATATTAAATCATTATCCGACTGATTTAACATATTCTGATTTGGTAAAATTAGGTGAAATTTTTTATAATGCCTTACCATTTGACGAATCTTCCATAAACGACTTTTTAGATTTTCAAAAAAAGATTAGTCAAATTTCACTTTATCAATAATGGACACGACATCAAATTTGACCGGTGGGGGATTTGCACTTATATTCATAATCAGCATTGTCACGATTCTCCATCAATATCTGTTTGAACAAATTATATGCTTTTTCTTCATCAAACGGGTACTTTAATTCACAATCCATAAAGCAAAGCATAATATCGCCGCCTTCTTTGCCAAAGTTAAGATAATAAAGTCTTCTAAATGAAGGAGCGAAAAAATCTATCTTATGATTGCGTTTCTTAAAATATGATAATACAAAGTTTAATTCGTCTGGAGATAAATTAAACATAACAACAACTCCTTTCTAAAAGCAGATTTAATCACCATTAACAATATGGCTCAATATGTTGTGATGGCTTAATTTCTTCGTTATCAACAATTTTTGTTTTATTGCCATTGGTATAATCCAATGTTGTATTATATTCAAGGTTTTCACGTTGTTGCCGTATTTCACTTAACGATAGAGATAAAATACTCTCTGCTTCAGAAAACGTGCAATTATATTTAGATAGTAATTGCGAAATCTCAACAACTAAATATAACTTTTTAGAATTGGGATATTTAAAATCCAAAATAAATCATTCCTTTCTATATTTATGGAGGTATAATAATATGCAAATGAATTTAGAGTGCATAAAGGACGTTCTTTTGTACTGTGTCAATAACATTAAAATCAAGAAAGTAGGCAACGATTGGAAAATTGATAAAGTAAATTTAGAAACATTATATAATGCAGACGAATTAAAAAAATACGACCAAATAGATATAATGTATTCAGTAATAAAATTAAAGGAATGTCATTACATTTCAATATTTAGTTGCTTTCCTGAAAATGGAGCAATACTTAAAAGATGCTCAATTGACGATGTTACAATCGAGGGTCACAAATTTATAGATTCTGTTAAAGAACCGACCATATGGAATAAAACAAAATCTATTATAAATAAAGTAGGGAATCATACCTTAGAATTTGTAGAAAATGTTGCTCATGATGTGGCAGTAGAATCGGCGAAAGAACTTATTAAAGGCACTATAACTGGACAACCGTAACGTGTCCATATTGCCATAGCACAAACACAAGTAAAATTTCGACCACATCAAAAGTAATCAATACTGCCTTGTTTGGTATATTCGGAAATAAGAGAAAGCACCAATGGCATTGCAATGGATGTGGTAGCGATTTTTAAGACATTAAAAAAACGGCTCAATAATGAGTCGTTTTTGTATATTATTTATGAGTCAAAATTGTTTTGTCAGAATATGTTAACTTGCTATTCTTCTTTGTAAATTGATTCATAATTTTTTTCGCATATAAATCAGGATTATAATCCGCATTTAAATTGGATGTGGATATCCCTAAATCTTTATATAATTTCTCAATTTCAATTGGCTTCATAATATTCTCCTATATCTTCGTTATAAATCATTAATATCACTCCTCATCTACTATTTGAATCGTCTACAAATCTTAATTCTAAATAATTCAACCTTGCTTTCATAACACTAGTCGAAACCTGAAAAATTTGTGCTAAAACCGACAATGATGGTTTTAATAATTGATTGTATATAGACATCAAACTTGAATAGGGAATAAGAAGTTCTCCTGCAAAAATGTTTGCGTCTCGCTCTCTATCTGAATTATCATCAGTTCTTAATTCTAAATGATTTATCTCTAAATTATCATTATGCAAACAGCAATGTGCTAATTCATGAGCGATTGTAAATCTTATTCTATTCAGTGTCATTTTAGTCGCATATAAGATATTAAGAGAGTCTTTTTCGGACAACGCCGCACCGATGATACTATTCTGTGGATAATTGCCAGCCTTTTCAGCCTCAGAAAAATCATAGCGAACCAAACGAATCCCTATATTGTCAACTAATTTCTTTATATCAATTGGTGGGGATAAGCTTATGCTATATTTTTCAAGAAGTTCATAGGCAGTTAATCCACCAATCTCATTGAGTATTTTACACATATTATTATCACCCTTTTCATTAGTATTTCCAAAACAAAACATTAATCCATATACAAAAAAATACACTTTTTACATTCTCCTGTCTATATGTTTTAATAATTATAACACATAGCTAAAAAGAAAAGTGTCAAAATGTGTAATTTATGTTCAAGTTAATTAATTGTTTACACTATTATTTTACCACAATAGAATCAATGTGTCAATATTTTTGACATTAAAAAGACTCACCTTGTTTATGAGGTAGGTCTTTTATACTTGTTCATAATTTAATTCCAAATTTCTAAAAATTTTTTCATTGTGTAAATTGCATTTTCAACAACATTTTCCTCCATTAATCAAAAACTCAAGCAAAAGTTCCTTAAAATCTTCTTCACTCTTATATACCTTTGTGCTATCTGTCAAAGTAATCCCTTGCTCGTGACTTTCTACAAGTTCAATACCGTAATCAGTACAAATCTTTTCAAATAGTTCCTTATCAAACATACATATCACCTCAACTATATATTCTCCACAAAATCCTCCACAAAGTCGTGTAGATGAATAGGGGAGAGGTCATATTGATTCGCCATAGAGACTAATCTCTCTACTGTGTTCTTCTTTGTTGATATATCCTCTATCCGCACATTACCACACTTAATGCCGTATGAAGATATATCATTGTTTTTCGTTTCAATTAATTCGTACATATTTTAATCCTCTTTTTCATTTAATTTCTCTATAATTATATAATATATGGCATTATATAGCAATACATTATAATAATTTGTAAATAAGTTGTAAAATGTTTATTACAATTACATTTACATACAAAAAGAACGTATCCGTAGACACGCTCAAAATAAGAATATATTGACAGTTAATGTTGAATTTGATATAATAATGTTGTGGAAATCATGCCGTTATACAGTTGAGTTTTAGCTTCTTTTGTAAACGGTATGACGGTTTAAGGACGGTTGCCTTTCATCTCGCTTGAGCGGAATGGAGGCTATGTATAAGCTCTTGACGAGAAATTTTCTTGAAAGGAGGCTGATACATAATTACTTCTTTATTTTTTGGTATCTGTACTATTATTGATACCGTTGTAAATGTAATGGCACTTGTGCTTTACATTTGCGATAGAAATAAAAAGTGAGCCGTCTGCTGCAACAGATTGGCTCACTATAATTGAGATTAAATAATCTCAAATAAGTGTAAACATTATCAGTTGTGGCAACCGTCTTTGGTTTCCACATTTTTTATTTCTATAAATATTATATCACATTTAGTTATATTGTCAATACTATTTTTTTATTATTATATTCATCTTATCAGATGAAAAATTTGCATTTCTTATCATAGTCCTAATGCAAAAGAACTCCACAACGTAGAAGTAGTAGATAAGTTACTAACTCATAATTTCATAGCTACGTTTCTATGATAGTGCCGAGTACCTATTCTCATTGGCAGCGTTTCATATACCAAATCTCGCCCATGTTACTACTGTGGCGGTTTCTCCTTATATAAAGGAGACTTCCGACCTGACCACACGAATTCACACATTATCACTATAGCCTAATTTGTTACCAAAATAGGAGAGTAGCGTGAGGTTGACGTGCTTCCCAGTTGCATGTTTATGACATACAAGTCCTTCAGACGTTATCGGGCGTTTATCATCGTGTATTTCACGATTTAGCATATTCTAAACTATCGTATCCGATAGAATTATATATGCTGTCGGCATATTCAAAACAATGAGAGCTAACTAATATAATTTGCTCTACCGACATTTTTTACTCCTAAGATTGTACCGATTGTTAAACCAGCAGTACCAAACAATCCAAGTTTATCTGTTATTTTATTTATAAGGTCTAAAACTGTATTTAAAACTTTAACTCCTGAATTAAGTGTATCTGAATCAAGAATGTTTTGTACAGTATCAGTCCAAGTATTTGATAGCTTATTAAGGCTACCTTCTAAGCTATTGGCTGTCTTTTCAGCCTCTTCTGCCATTGAACCGTCGCCATCAGCATATTGCTGTAACATATTCTCATATGTTGACCAATTCTCAAGAATTGCATTCAAAGCGTTAGCTCTGTATTTCATTTATCTTAAAATAGATTCGCAACATCTATTTACGTTATATAATAACGTCCCTATCTTTCAATAGGAGATGAGACTATTTCTTCATCTTCACCATTACGTGTTAAGAGTGACCTTTTCGATTTAAGGGGATTTCACCCACGCCATTTGCGATTGCGCCCTACGATTATTGCTATAGATATTCAGGATTTCCACCTTTATTCGCCAGTCTATAGCTCGACAAGAATCTAGTCGTTGAGCGTTTACCCTCGACTCAAGTACCGTATGGTCTACGGAATACGTTAGGGTACTTCGCCGCACGAACACTCAATCCTTACGTTTTCAAACCGTCATATAATGATTTCTCTTATATTGTGGTGTAAGGCTCTAAGAGATTACCTGCGTTTAAATTCATTCTAGTTATACATTTCTGCACAACGTGGTAAACTTTACCACCAACAGCACTTAACAAATTTGCTCTCTTGGCATCATCTTTATCAAGTTTTGTATATTCAGCCGACAATTCTTTAAGAATTTGCATTGGCTCTTTTAATGAAACCGCACCGTCTTTGACTTCGCTTAAAGAGACGCCAAGTGCTTCACAAGCTTTTTCGTATTTTGTCAAGGACTCTTGATCAATTTCTTCTCCGTCCACTTCGCCAGTAACTTGTCTAAGATTCATCAAGATGCCTTTAAATGCGTTACCCATTTGAGAACCGCCTTGTTGTGTAACAGCAATAAGAGTTCCTAACGCAGAGGTTGTTTCTTCTACGCTAATTTGAGAAGATGCGGCTTGAGAACCTACAACTTTCATACCCTCCGCAAGTTCAGTCATATTTACTGCATTATGATTAGTAATTTCATTTGCACCGTCTAAAGTTTGCGTTAATTTTTGAACACTACCTTCCATCCCGTAAGCTTTATCGGTAGCGATAATATATGAGTTTGCAAGTTCAGCTGTCATATCTCCTGCACCTTGTGCGGCAGTTGACAGTTCAGCTATATTTTCCGCATTCTCATAGCCGGCACGAGATGCTTCTTGGACTCCCGACAAGTAATCAGTTGCTTTCTTACCGTATTTTGAAGCTGTTTCAAATGCGTTGTTTCCAATATTCTTTAAATCAGACTTAGATAATTTATCATTTGTTTTGCTGATTTCAGTCAAAATAGTATCTATTTCTTTAAGTTCTGTAACAGCCTCTTTTGTTTTAGAAACTACTAACATAACAGCGGAACTTGCAGACAACCATGTTTTAAACGAATCAACTGCTTGTGTCCACTGGTCTTTAAAAGCTAAACCAAGCTTGCCCATACCACGCTGTTGTGTATCGATCTTTTTTAATTCAGTTTCGATATACTTCAATCGTTCAGCCGTAACCCTGCCTTCCGACAGTTCTTTAAAATAAGCCTCTAAAGAAGCTCTGGCAGATTTTGAAGCCGCCGTGTTCTTAGACAACCAATTTTGAATATCATTAGACAACTTATTTTGTTTGTCCAAATTATAAAATTGCGTTGCATCTGTTTTAATTGATTTATAGGCATTACTGACTTTATTTAATTCTGCCGCTCTTTGTTTATCTGCCTCTATAATTGCTTGATTATGTTCTGTATCCGATGAGAAATTCTTGCTATCAATTACATCAAGTAAATCTTGGTGTTTGGCTCGTAAATCACTAGTTTGATTAGCAACTTCACTTTCGGTAAACCCAAGGTCTCTAAACTTCTTTTCAATTTCTTGAATCTGATTAGCATAACTAATCTTACCCGTACCATCGGTTGCACTTTTGATATTGTCAATCGTCTTACTATTTATAACAACATCATTAACAGCATATCCTGCCGCCTGTGCAGCATCTCTGAAGGCTTTAAACTTGGTGTTTATAACCGAAAAATCACCTTGAGTGTTTATTCTTGACAAATCACTCAAAAGACTGTTTATTGTTACGTCTGCACCTGCTATTTGAGTTTTAAAATTTTTAATTTCCGGATTAAGTCTTTCTAAATCTGCAAGCTTAGACTCCAATCCCGAAACATTTATTTTTACTTTTTGTGCCTTATTAAACTCATCAGCCGATGCTTTTGCTCTTTTAAAACCTGCATCTAATTTGTCAAGACCGTTTAAAAATGTCACTAGTCCAGAAGCATCAACTGCGTTTGACAATACATTTTTTAAATTATCAGCACCAGATTTAAACTCATCCGTATAAACGCCAGATGATTTCATTTTACCAACAAGTACGTCTAATTTACTCGAGTACTGTTCTTTGACAGTTCCAATATCTTTTGACCTAAGAGATGTAGCCACTGTTTCGGCATTACGGAACACAGACACCATGTCTTGTAATTTGGCAATTTGCTTATCAACTTCGTTCTGCATATCAGTAAAATTAGATTTACTAGCACTACCTAAATTATTAATTGCTGTTTTAACTACTGAATATTGCTGTTCAAGTGCAGTAATATGTTCATTGGATTTTATTGGCTTGGATGCATTTTTATCTTGATATCCAGACTGGGCAGAATTTAAAGCAATTTGCGCCTGACTAACTGCCTTTTTTTGCTTCTCAATAAAAGTATCAGTTTTTGTATTGATTTCATCTAAAGACTTAGAATATTGTGAAGCAACCTCAACAAAGCCATAAACAGGAGATTCATTACCTTTAAGGTCTACAGATGTTCCTGTCTGTCTTAGAGCAATAGTCTTTTTTATTACTTCGTCTAATTCATTCCTATATGTAACAGTTGCCTGTTGTAATTTCTCGACATTAGCATCCAAACCTTCATCATAAGATGTTCTTGTCTGAATCTTTATATCTTTTACTGAACCTTTTCCATTAGTCCAATCCGAAACTAAATTTTCAATTTCCTTTTTAAAATTATTTGACACATTGGGTCTTATCTTAAATGCTTTTCCAATACTGTCAGATAAAACATTGTCAATTGCTTTTTGAGCTTCTTTTCCAATGATTTCGCCAACCTGTTGCCCTGCTTGTTTTGCTTGATTTGGAAGATTATTTGAGCCATTTCCAATATTAATATTTGAGATTTGTATACCCCTAAGTGCATTGTTGATTTCGCCGACCATTTTAGTCAATGCTTTTGGTTCTACCTTAACATCACTTAATTTTATACTTAGGTTGTTTAATTGTTTTTCTAGGTTTTTTGAAACATTTGCATCTATTTTTGCCGATATTTCAAGCTCTTTGATTTGCTTCTTTAAAGTTTCAATATCTGCATTAATTTTTGATTTCGATTTTGAAATGTCTAATCCACCAAACAGTTCAATTTGAAAATCATTATCTATCTCCGCCATTTACATTCTCCTTTCTAATTTTGCAATAAAAAAAACACTCTCGAAAGGAGAGTGTACAATCATCATTTAATTGGAATACCTGCTTTTTTACAGTTTCTTTTGAATAAATTTGGAATGCCACCATATATCTCATTGATTTCTTCTATGGCTTCATCCCAAAATTTATGTTCACCTTGTACTCTACCACCATGAGATTTATCATTAAACCAATAAAGAACTTGCTCGCCAGTTGCTCCGCCGGTGTATCGCATTGCGATATAATAATTGTCCCATCCTACAGTACAAGATACGCCTTTCTTCTCAAATTTTATATTTGAACATTGCAATGAATTTCTTAATTTCCAAGTTCTTTCATATAAAACAGGTTCATACTCGTCATAATATTCTTCAACCTTCTTTTCCAAAATCTCACGAATATCCCATTGTGTCAATATTAAAGCAGTACCAATATAGTTTTTAAGAATTTCATTCAATTCTTTTAAATTTTTAGCCATTATTATTCATTTTCTGTCTTATTAACAACTTCATTATCAACCTCATCTTTATGGATTACATTGACAATCTGACTAATCAATTCTTGTTGCAAGTTTTCAGTTGGAGTATTCTTCAAAGTTTCATAAATTCTCATAACCAAATCAAGCATATCTTGTTTTTCAACAATAAACTTATCCACTGCCGAATACAAAGCGGTTTTTACACGAATTTCTTTCTTCTTCATTTCAATAAATTCTTTAATCATATTTCTATCTCCATTCTTTCATATACGTTGCATATGAACTTCTCTATGTTATAAGTATAATTTACTTTTTTCTTTCGATTTTCAATTATAATTGGATTGTATTTAGACAAATCTTTTTCATTAAAAGACTTCTTATCTAAACTGTGTATCATCGTATCAAAATCATTAATATGTATAAAATAACAATTCTCAGTTCCATCACTATGCCTAAAATTTAACACAAAGCCCGCAATAATGTTTTTATATCGGCTAAAATTCCTCAGTCCTTCAATTTGATGAAAATGAATAACACCTTTTTCTTCTTTTGTTCTTTCAAAACTTATGGAAGATGTGCCGACAGATTTTAGCTCTAATGCAAATAGGGTAGGGGATTTGAATAAGAAACAATCACATGGATTTTTTAAACTGAATCTTAATTTACTTGCCCCACCAAATGATTGTGCTTGGTCTTTGAGTCGATAATAAAATATATCATTTGGCATACTTGCCTTCCAATTATTTTCAAACTTTTTCCCTATATTATTTGCCATTTCTTTTATTCACATCTGGAGTAGTTGCCTTCCACTTCTCCCAACAATCCTTTGTACGAATTCTACCATAATAAGCTATTAATTTCCCATCGTATGGGGAACGGTCAATCCAATCGGCTTGAATTCCACAAGCTCCAGCATAAAACAAAAACTGTTGTAGGTTTACGATTTTTACTATATCGCCATTATAGTAGTCATATACTTCGTCCAAACTTTCAAAAATATTTCCTGTACGAATTTTCATTCATCCTTTCTAAACGTAAAAAATAGGGATTGACATTACTTTTTACATTGCATAGTAATAATCAATCCCTTTATTTTTATCAATACACAATGTCCAAAATATATTATATCTCAGTATTTTTAGAAGTCTCATCATTAGAAACCTCATCCTTTTTTACAGCCTTTTTAGTATCAGATGTTGTAGCTGTCTCAACATTATTAATCTTTTTCTTAATGTCTGTATTTGTTTCTACAGTCTGCTTTTCAACTTTGCGTTCAACCTTTATAGTCTTTTTATTTTGCTTTTCTCTGTACGCAATAGTATCATTGATATACTTTCTTGCACATTCCTCAGAGCAAGCAAAATTTCGCCAGTGAAAAACTCCTTGATTTGCTTCACAAGATTTACAACCCTTGTATTGCTTACCACAAACACGACATGTTAGTAAATTACCTTTTGCCATTTCAATCCTCCTTGATAATATTAGAGGTATAGACCAATTTCTTAGCCTATACCTCATAATTTCATAAATTAATCATCAAAGACAATGAAGTCCCAAAGGTCAGTCTTACCTGTACAAATATCAGGAAGTGAAGTAAATTCAAATCCATGTGTAGCAGGGTCTGAACCGCCGGCAATATCAAATGTACCACTGAAATCTGCTCTCTTGATTAGGAATTGACCGTGGAATTGATTATCACAAGCATCTTGACAAGTAACATCAATAATAACCTCAAGAACCTTGCTATAATGGTCGCTATCATCTGAAATCTTCTTACCTTCAACCTTTGTATTATAGAAAGTAATAACTTCTACACCATCAGCTACATCACCATCAAAGAAAGTGATTTCATTTGTGTCAGGATTGTATGAGAACTGTCCTGTCGCAGGAGTGCCAGAAGTCTGTGTAAGTCTCTTGCCACCAGAAATATACTCTTGATCCTTATTTCTTATGTAAATATAACCAATTTCGTTACCAACTGTACCCTCGGCTTTTTTCGAAGTATTACCTTTATTGGCTGTAACAGTAATAACATCAGTCCATTTTACAATTTGATCACCATCTTCGATATCAGCTCCAAGTTGAGCAGCAAGAGCACCACCAGAAAGCATACCATTAGTACCTTTACCAGTAACCTTCTTGTTCTTTTTCTGAGAACCAATAACTCTACCACCCTTACCAGTGATATCATTCTTTTCTTCTTCTTGAGAAAGTGTAAAGTCATTAATCTCATCCATAACCAAAGCCAACATACCAGCCTGTCTATCAAAACCTGCAATTTGGTCATATGATACGATAGTAAACTTATCCAAATTCATAATTTTATCCTCCTTTAAATTAAATTTTTGCATAAAAAAAAGACCTTAACGGAAATACCGTTAAGATGCTATTTACTTACTTGAAACCAAGACAAATCTTGTGTATTCATCTTGGATGCATTGACCGTGCCTGCATAGACACCAATCATTGTTTTATCATAGTCTATTTTATGTCGAATCTGCTTAAAACTTTGATTGAACTTATACAAAGATAAATTCATACATTCCTCATAGTTATAAGGAAATTCGGCAGTATTAACCAAGGAAACGACTAAATTTTCAAGATAGGGAACATAAGGCTGTTTTCTTTTACGTCTCAATTTCCTTCTTTCTTTTTCTAGCAAATATTTTTTTGCATGTTCATTTCCTGGTTTACTTTTATCATGTTGAAATAAATTGATTTTTCTGATAACATCAGCAATCTCTTTATAATCTTCTTCAGTAATTGTCAAATCTGTTGTTACATTATAAAAATATTTTTTGCCTTCTTCTTCACGAAGTTCAAATCCCGCAATGTCAGTATTACCAAATATTAAGTCGGTACACAAGTCGGATAATTGATTATCATATTTTTTCATGCCTTCTTGACACTTTCGGTATTCTTGGCTATTTTCATCAAATTGCTCCTGAATTCTTTCCATAGTTAGTTTGTGAAGAACCAACATTCTTGCTTGTTCAGACAATTGTTGAAATAACATACAAAATAAATCCCATTCACTTATAGTAGTATAATCTTTTCCTGCATCGTCTAATTGAACCATAAAGCTTTTAGGAGATGCGGTTAAAGATGTAGCTAAAGAATAATATCCTTGTTCATTATGTAAAACTTCGCCAACTGTAGGAATATAGAGGTTAAGACCGTCTTTGATATGTACTTCGTTTGATTTAAGTAAACTTGTTTTATTTACCATACTTCAACCCATTTGTAAAGTCTTTAACAGTGAACCTTACAATCCTTCCTTTAAACTTTTGTTGAGGACAGTAGGGGAGATTGTCAACTAAAACAGTTTTACCGACACCTAGGATATTATTTTCACAAAAAATATTATCCAATTCACAAACAACTTTGTCATACCAAAGATATTGTCTGCCATTTTCAACATATCGTATAACGTCTTGATGACAAACAACAAAGAAATATATTGTTAAATTCTTAAATGTTCTATTGGTTTGGTCTAAAGCCGCACTGATTTCAAAATTAATAAATCTATCCGTTTCAAGAATTTTATCAGGAATATATTCATGAGGGAACACTCTTGTATAAGGTATTGTATCTTCAGGATATTCTGAATTTTCTTCGCCGAGTAGTTTTACAAGTTCTTTTGACTGCACAATTTGATTCATTATCAGCTTTCGAAATTCAATTATTTCATAACTTCTTGATTTGCCCATATGTCACCTCCTAAAAATCTTCTACAATAGAAATCTCTTTGGAAGTAATCACTGAACCATTCACTAAAACTTGAATCGAGAATGATTGCCCTACCAAATCATCATCTTGAATATTTACTGTAATTGAATTGTCCTTGACCGACTGCTCTACATCAAAATCACTTAAAACATTCCATGCAAAAGAGATATCATCTATTGCATTCCCTTGTTTATCAGTAAAAGTTACAGAGTACGTTCTCGGATATCCGACTTGTAATCTTTCTTTACCGATGATTGAAACCACCATTTCATTAATAGAAGTCGTTGTCTTGTGGATATCTTTGTAGTCGCAAACTCTCAATTCTTGATTGTCAGTCGTAGGATTAAATTCAGTCTTATCAGCGATAAAACTAAAGATACCGCCATGTTCTTCGCCAAAGTCATATAAAACGTCATTACTTTTCGTGATTCTAAACACTTTAGTAGGATTTGTTTTATGTTTGTCTATAAAAACACGTTTATCGTCTAATTCAAGTGTTTCTGCATCATTTGGCAATTTCAATAAAAATGTATTATCGGCTAATAAAATAACGTTATTTCTATCTTCGCCAACTCCATATTTAGAAGCCGATGTTTCGTTGCACCAACGCTCAATAATTTCACCGGCAGCATTTTGCCAACGTAATTTGTATTGACATAACACCATAGTTGCCTTTTCAAATATACCATTGTTACCAGGGTATCCATCGACAAGCCAATAACGATTTTCAAAATAGACATACATTCCTGTTTTTATAGTGCCACGTTTAAACAATACAGTTCTCATAGCAGACTTATCTTGTGAGTCGGAAATATTTCCTTGAACAATACAACGTGTTTCAACAGATTGCGATAAATCATAATTATATAACGTAACAGTTGTTGCTATATCCGTCATTAGAGCCTCGTCAAAAGCATCATCTTTAAAATCATTAAAAGAATCATTTTCAAATCCACCAAGACTATTTGGTCGAGTATGCGAGGACATTAAATACCATTCTTGTGCCATCTAATTCCCCCTATATAAAAGCTGTTGGCTTTTGATTTTCAACCATACCTCTTGAATTTTCTTGATTAGCTTTATATTCGTCTTCAACATATTTTTTCGCATTATCAGAAGCCCCAATCGAAATATCTTTGCCGACTATACTAACTCTTTTATTCACTTTAGAAACTTCACGTTCTTGATAAAACTCTTTCATAAAGGCAGCTAAAGTAGATATAACATATCCGTCAAGTTTTGAATCAAAGTGCAAAAATGCATCATTGAATTTCAAAGGGTCTAATTCTACTGAATATCGACTAATGGCTCTTTTAAGCCACACTATTTCTAACTCAAATGGAATAACTTCTTTGTCTGCAAAACTTGACTCAAAAAAATCAATTACTTCAGAAGCGTTTGTAACTTCTTCCATTATTTATACCTCTTAAAGTCGAATACCCGTATAATCTTCACAAAACGCAATTTTCTTATAATCGTTTAGATTCAAACTTCTAATTGTTTCCATAAGATAAGCTTTTTCGGCACGAGTAACAACAGTCTTTTGAATATTACCTTCAAATGCTTTTGGTGTTTTAAGTTCAAAAATTCTTTTGATTTCTTCTGCCGTTAAAAATGTCTGCTTTTTATCGTCAATATCAAAGCTGACTTCTGAACGTGTAAACGCATCTTCAATATACCAAGTAGCATGACTTCCAAGACTATCTATACCTGATAAAAGTTTATTGCCATTTTGTGCTTGTGCGATAACTTCCTCTCGTGACAACAAAACACTTCCATTTGCAGGAATACTAATATCACCTTTAGAAGTGACACGAGGTGCACCTGTAATCCAAGGAGCGATACTGCGGACTTTAACCTTTTTATCCAAGCGAGTATCTTCCTCGGTTATTTCATTTTTCTTTTCTTTTGCTTCTTCTGTATTAGCCATTACAACTATATCCTCCGTTTCAACTATTATTTATTGTATAGAATGTTTTACTTCATTATAGAGTGCAATTATTTTGTCAAGTTTTTCAGATTTAGGGAATACATAATACTTCTTTTTGGTGTTTTTATTAACCCCAACTGAAATATATTCAACATCAAACACTTTGATAAAATGATACATTCTATTTGAATAACAATAGAAATAATTATTCATTTTTCTCTCCATATGACTAAAAGAGACGAGATTTCTCTCGTCCCTCAAACTTCAAACTAACTTATATTTGTGAAAGGTTTGTATCAGAAATGATACCTACAGTAAACTCTCTACCCGGAGCTACCAATGCACCAATTTCCATATCAAATCTGCTTATAATTTGACCAGTTGTAACATCATTACCTGAGAATGATGTTAGACCACCTCTTGTTACTGTATAAATAGGTGACTGCGCACCGGCTGGAATTACATAACCAATACCTGTCGGAAGAACTGTTTCAAAGTTTTTACCGTCAGCATTCAACGTAGAAATGTCATATGGGTTAGGGATTTCTGAAAGAACTGCGCCATTGTACATACCCATAAGACCTGTATCATGAATTTCCTTCATTACAGCTTCTGAAATACCATTAATCGTAGGTGTCACACCTGTGTAACCAGCAAAACCGTTAAACTGTGAAATTAGGGCATAATCGCCTGAAATTGTTGGTTTACCAAAACGTCTTACGTCTGAAATAACTTTATCTACGTCTGTCTTTGTAAGACCAGAATCTTCAATAAAGTATTTAACTCCTTTGGCATTCTTGATTGCATTATAAATTGTTTCAACAACATACTTTGCAGCTTTATTTCTGATTTGAACACGAACTTGTTCTTGAAGTTCATTTTCATCACTCATATCGCCCAAAGCAGCCTTTCTATAATCTACTGCATAACCACCAGAAATTGTTGTTGTAGCAACAGGCACACGTTTCTTTTTGATAACAGGGAATGTAACGTCCTGTCCAGCGGCTTGCATTTTAGCATCTATATTTGCAAAATCAGGAACTTCAACTTCGCATGATTCGTTGTAACCGATATTCTTATAGTTACCATAGATTGAAAGTAACTTAACTTCCTTCATAAGCACCGGCTCCATTGCGAAACGTCTGATTTCATTCAATTCTGAAACAGCCTTTGTATCGCCATTTACAGCTTTTGAATTAAGTTCCATTATGTATTTCGCAGCAACGTCAGCCTTATTGCCGAAACGTGACAAATCTTTACCATTTGCCATTGCTGAGAATATTTCAACAACTGGTGACTTAGCATTTACCTTACCACTAACATTGTTAGAGTCTTTTCTTTCATTGTTTAGTTCAAATGTATAAGACATAATATTTGATCCTCCTCTGTAATTTATTTAATTAGGCTGTTGCACCGTGAACTAGTACAACTACGCCGTCTTTGTTCCCGATAAATTCTTTTACTTCAAGATAAAAAGCTGTACTTGATACACCTGCATCTACCTTTAGTGAACCATCTTCTTGTGAAACAAGTTTATTGCCTTTTTCAATCTTATCTGGTAGTGGACAATCATAAACTTCAATCTCTTGTCCATCAAGTTTTGCCAAATCTATAACTCTAACTTGAGAATTCTTTGCTACGGCATACTTAGACATACCAGCATCATCACCAACCTCGACAAGCATAATAGCCTTTGACGCACTCTTTGCTACTGTAAATGCACCGCTTGTTACTGTACCAAAAGCACCATTAAATGTATCTACTGATGCAACAGCGTTTTCAAATGGATAAACACCATGTTCTATCTGACCAATCGTTCTAAATTTAATTGCCATTTAATTTTCCTCCTAACTAAAAAGACCCGACACTGTTGTCGAGTTTAAATTCTTATTTTAAAAAATATTTAAGTCTTTATCTTCTGTTTTGTTTTCTGTACAAACTTCAGAAAATATATCTTCAACATCTGTTTCAGAATTTCTTGAATTAATCTCTGATACTTTCTTTTCTGCTTTCTTTTGCTGAGCCACAATATTCATACAAATCTTAGACTTGATTGAATTGATTTCTGAAGTTACATTTTCAAGGTCTTCTTTCTTTTCAGCAGAATTAATCTCTGTTTTTAACTTTTCAATATCTTCCTTTGCGATTTCCTTTTCATCCGAATTAAATTCACCAAGTGCAGAATCTAATTCACCAAGCTTTTCAGCCACTTTTGCTTTAGCAAGTTCGCTTTCAAGAATATCTCTTTCAGCCCAATATGTTGCGTGGTCTTGCTTTAGTTTATCAAGCGTTGCTTGAATTTGTTCTACAGATGCGTTAAGTTCTGAAATCTTTGTGTCCTTTTCAGCAATTTCAGCATCTTTTTCTTCAATTTTTGTATTCAGTTCTGCTATTTTAGTTTCATAAGACTGTGTTTTATCATTAAGCTCTAATATAGTAGATTGAATAGCTTCTTTTACTTCATTTATATCCATTATTTCGTTTTCCTCCTTTTGTTGTTTCTTTTCATTTAACTCTATCAGAGTAGAAGTAGAATCTGCTGCCGATGTAACCATAGACCATCCTGAATGAACAAAGTCTATGGGAATACGCCCTTTGTCCAAATAACCATTTTTATATACAATTCCGTCATTACCTTCTGACTTATATATTTCAATGCTACCTTCAACTGACACACCATTGTTTACATCAGTTTCAAGTTGTTCAACAAAAGCATGGTATCTCATCTCATCTAAATATCCCTTACCAATAACAACTCTTTTAGTGCCATCGTCAGTTTCAATATCTTGAATGTATCCCTCTGTAAAATGTCCAACAATCGTAGCATTATCAAATACGGGCATACCATCTTCAATTCCGGTTAATCCATGCCCGCTAATTTGTGTTCTCTCATCATCTAAAAACTCTACGGTTACACTCATATCTTTGATACTATCAAGTTGCGGAGCACAATATTCTTCAAGAAATGTAATGCCATTTTTGTTGTATTTAGTACCAACATCATCTACTACACATTCTGGAGGTTGCAATTCATACAAAACGGCAGTAAAAGCTCGTCTACCATTTTTATATTTCTTTTCTGACAATTCAAAAGCTGCCATTATTAACCCTCCTAAAAAATTGCAATAAAATAAGCCAACAAATAGTTGACCCGTTTTCGATATTAAGTTTTATGTTTTGTCACTGGGACTCGGAAGATTATTTCCTCCGTTACTTTGTGATTGTATTGTATTCTCATTTGTAGGATTATCCACGCTTGGTCTACCACCCACATTATCATCTTTAGAAATGTTGTTACTTGTAAGGTGGGGGATATACTTATCAAATATTTTATTATCATATTCTTCATCGAGTATATTAAAATAGACATCAGGATTAATTCCGGTGCTTGAAACAAGCATAGTCATAGAACCAGAAGCTTGTAAATATAAACCCTTCATCATTTCAAAGAATTGTTGTCTATTTACCAATGAAGTAGGCAGATAATACACTTCAACTCTATTACGTTTATCTTTTATGATATTTTCATTTATAACGTAATTGAGTTCATTTTGCAATTCTTGAATCCACATATATAATTGTGCGTTAATCATTTCCAAGTTACTTTGACCATTTGCAAAAGTACCTGTTGACGATGCACCCAATAGTTGAGCTGCCATACCTAAATCCATAGCAATTTTATCAGTTAAATCGCCTTCATTCTTTTGGTCAAAAATATCAGCCGTGCCGACATCTAATGTTTCTATCTTTGTGCCTGCTGATACTGTAAAAAATGAAGTTCCACCACGATTATTCTTAGTCATAACTGCTTGTTTGACTTTATCGTGTTGGTCTTGCTGTTGAGATTTTGTCAATGCACAACTACCTTTATCTTTGCCTTCAGGCAATGTCTGAACAACAATACGATTATTTAATTCACGCAATACGTTTCTTTTTGTATCCACGAATTCATTTTGGTACAAAATATCTGATATTGCAGCAATCGCCAATGGGCGTCCCCAAGGCTCGCTCGTTTTACATTTTATTTTGTGAGCAATGGTATGCTTATTGTCTAATACAATCCAATTATTTGAAGAATATCGACCTTTTTCCCAGTTGGAATATGCTTTGCGAATTTCTGAAGGATATTTCTTTAGCTTACGGTCACGTTCAGCCTTTGTAACACATTGCTCAAGAAAATACCTTAAATTAAAAGCAATAACGTTCCTGTTATTTTTTCGTCCTACTATTTTTGAATATTCATAAGGCAGGGGAATAAGTGAAGCATTTATTCCCAAATCACAAAGTTCTATAATATTTTCAACATCATAGTCAGATAATGCTTTTGTAGCATCGTTGACTTTTTTTGTCGTTTCAAAATAATAAAAACAATTTCCTTCGTTCATATCTGTGAAAAGAGCATCACGAATAAATTGCTTGTCCTGAATAGCCTCCAAAGTCGAAAGCATTAGGTCTTTATTTTTGTTAAGCTTTGTTTTACTAAATTTCCGCTTTTTCCCATACACCACTCTATCTAAACAAGGCAATGCAACCATATAATCAATGGTATTTGTAACTACACCTTCGCTATTATAAACAAACATTGCAAGTTTTCGAGTAAGTGAATGATTGGCTATTGGGTCTTTTACAATAGACCGTATTTCTTCAGGTGTAAATTCTGTATATAAGTTGCAGCCGAATATTGAACTGTAATCGTTCACCGGCAATGTACTAAAATAGCTATTGAATTCATATGTACGGTCTGCTTTTTGCTTAGAATTTGACTCATTATTTTCATCTGGTCTATCTCTCGTATGTGTTGTATTATCCGTATTTAACGCCCCTTTCTTTAGTTAATCAATGTTGTATATTCATAATCACTTGAATTACTAACCAAATCCATCTCCAATTGGTCTATAAAATATGAACCCATTGCAGCCGCAACATAACGGTCTTTTGTATTTGCACCTTTTTCATGGACTTTAATTGTACCAGTTTGTGGATTTTTTTCATACAATAATTCAGCGGTTTCGCTTATTAATGCTTGAGTTTCATAAAACGGTTTTTCATATGCAAACTGTTTATCAACGTCCAATTCATTAGTATAATCCTTATTACTTAAAAGAATTTCATCTTTTGCTACAGTAGGAGTAACTAAAAAATTTATTCTACCTTCTTGCAAATTTCGCCTAAATGCATACGCCATATCACTATTTAATTGTTGAGTGGCATTTATTGTATAAATACATTCCTTCGCATTTGGGTCGGCAACAACACCCGAATATGTATCATTATTCATAGCTTTCATTGGACTATAATCAATTTGGCGTTCTTCATCGAATAAAACTTTTCCAAGATTAATTACAATTTGAGATCCTGAATTTCTGGCATCAACTACAAAATAATCAGCCTCAAAATCGTCAAATATTTCTCGAATTCGTATTGTTTGCAATGTTGTATCTCCACCTTTAGGTGCTTCTATATACGAATATTCTCTACGATAACCTTGTTTTATTTGTAACTCATCATCGCCATTTGAATATGTCGTAGCTTCTGGAATTGCCCTAATACAACAATAAGCAGAATTATCATTTTTATCTCCAGCGACAAATGCAAAGTCACATGATACGACTCTAATTTCACCATCCAATTTTGGAATGGCATATTTATTCTTGTTCTTTAATCTTACATCGTCATTATTTCTTGGATAGAAGACCCTCTTTAATGCTTGATTTTTTAAAAGAATATCATATGTGAAAAATGCCGATGCATTTTGTTTTGGACGCAAATTCAAAAATTCTATTGCAAATGTAATAGGATCTTGTTTTTGTTTTTCTAACTGCATTTGCTTTTGCGTTCTAATATTATGTTTTAATGTTATACTTTCATCAAAAGCTAACACGCAAACATTCTTATCATTCAACATGCCTTTAAAATTAGGATCAACAATTTTTTCCCAAACCCAATGACCATCAAACCATGATGAACTTATATAAACATCTTGAGGGTCTTCCTTCAATGCTTCAATAGAAGAATAACAAGCCTCTAACATATAGGGAGCTTGCCTAATTGTTTGGAATGGTGAAATAACCGAATTATCTACATCTTGTTCAATCTGCATGCACTCTTCACGTACAGCGACATGGGATCGTAGACCTCTTGCAAATTTATTTGCAGTAAACACCTTAATGGTACTTCCATTTTTAAAATACACAACAGATTCATTTTGGCTGTCTTTTATACTACGAATTTCTTTACGTAGTGCAGGAGACATTTCCATAAGTTCATTAACAATTTTCTCAGAAATTATTAATTTACTTTGTCCACGGGTAGCCGAACCTAAAACAATACGGGAATATGGACGAGTTATCGCTCTACAACAAGAGAATAGAGCAATAATAAAACTTTTTGCCGCAGCACGAGATGCAATAATAGCAATGAGTTGAGATATACCCATAAAATATAAAATTATTGCTTGATAAAAATGTAGTTTAATGCCAAGATAATCGGTTGCCAATCGATGGAGATTCCTTCTAAAAAACGTATTCCACAATAAAACATGGTCTACATTGTCTGGATTACTAAGATAATGAGTAGATGGGAATTTTTTGTATAGATTTTTTTGCTTATCGTCCGCATATTTAAATTGTTTATTCATCTATGCCATCATCTTCCTCTACGTGATATTCTTTATCTCTTTCGTTTGTTCCAAACATCAAATTTTTCAAAGGTCGTTTTACAAACCTATCAAAGTAATCACCAATATTATCAAAATCTTTATACAGTGTTTTATCTTTATAATACTCTTCAGGTGTATATTGAGAAATTGCTGCAAGAGTAACGCCTAAACATTCATCATTACTATTATCTTTTTCTTCTATTGTCCTAAGACCTGCCTGTTTAAATGTCTTGCTATATTGCTCAACAAGAGAAGCATATTCCTTGGAATCGCCTGATTGCAAAGCATGAATTTTTAACATATTGATATTGCATAAATCTTTAATAAAGATTTCTTGATTATTATCACAATTCGGATTATTTTTTTTCAACATACGGTAATGTTCATCAAGATTTTTATAGTCTTGTTCCGTGAATCCAATACCCCATCTGTCAACAGCAGAAGCGGAAATTGTTGAAGTTTCTGATTTTGCTTGCTCACGAGATGTAATTATTTCACTTTGCTTTTGCAAATAATGATATTTCATAGAATCGAAATATGTTTTGCCGATATTTGCAACTTGTCCCAAATTTTTCTTCGCACCATAATGGCTAATACGTGATCTATCTGCTGATATTTGCTTTGCTGCTTTTAGTCCTTCAATATCGTACACCCAACCAAATTGCATACAAAAATATTCGATTGCCTTACTTTCATTACCATTAAATAAATCAACAAGCTTATAATAGTAAGCATCTCTACATGAATTACAAATAGGAATATAGCCATCATTGCTTTGCCATAATACATCTGCTGATTTAGAAAAGTGATTTTTCTGTGTATCCCAAGAAGCACCACAACAAGTACATTTATATTTTTTTTCCGTCATTTGATTAGACTTTGGTATTCTAACATCGACATTAACATCTAAATTAAGAGGAGCGTCCATTTCTTCACGAATGCTTTCTTCTCTTGATTTTATTCCTGCCAAATAGATATTCCTCCTTTTCAACTATTTTTTATCTCATTTTTACTAGTCACGTCCCATCGAAAGAACTTAAAAACGCCGACCGTTTATGACCATATATAATTCGCCTCAAAATAAGAGCCATCATATAGTGATAGCTCTTACTTGAACAAATTCTCAATTTCTTCATTGGAAATTGGTTTAATATTTTCTCCATCGCCATTCAAAACTTCAAATGATTTTATACCGTCTTTATCTTGAATAGTTACTCTATGACCACCGTCAATGTCCTCAACTGAAATAGTAGGGGATACTCCGTCTTGTCCTTTAATAGCACCAAGACCTTCGGCGGTTTCTTTTGTGTATTTCTTTGCAGCCGCAAGTGTTATAATGTCCATTTTATACTTCCCACCATTTCTTATTTTCCTCGTCATACATAAATGTATTTTTGGTGTCCATTTCATAGTATGTACTTGAATTTCCTATGAAAATATCATCAAACTTCTCAATTGGTTTTTCGTCAGTTGATAAGCCATACAATTCAAGCCAAACTCTGTTTTCACGATTTCCGTATTTATTTAAAGTTATCATCATTGATTCCTTTCGTAATATGACAAAAGAGCAGGGGGGTACCTACTCTTTCTTTGTTGATTTATTGTTTGTTGGGTTGTTAAATCTGAATACTATCCTTTAATTTTCTAACCTTGGTAGTATCAGTTTTGATGTAAAACTTTTTAGTTACATCCGTTCCGGCATGATTCAACATAGTGGAAATATCCTCCAAATTTACGCCGGCGTTCTTGAGTAGTGTCGCGTAGCTGTGCCTGAAATCGTGGGCATGTAGAGTAGGAACGTCAATCATCGCACCAATCTTTTTACACCAATCATTCAACGTGCTATTTCGTATTGGCTTATCTTCTGTGACATAAGGTGTAATGAACAACCATCCATGGTCGTCAATATTATTATCCTTGCGATATTGAAGCAGATTCTCAAGATAATTTTTTGTTTCAACTGAAAAACTCAATTCTACAATTTTACCTTCTTTTTCAATAACGTCAGTGCAAATTCTCTCTTCTAAATTAACTTGTTTCCATTTTAAATTGGCAACAGCATTTACTCGTGCCATAGTGGTTAACGAAAGAAAGGCATATGCTTGTAATTGAATATCGCCATATTCTTCAAGTTTTTCTCTCATTAATTGCACTTGTTCCTTTGTAAGATATGTTTGCACTGTAATGGGTTGTCCGGCTTTAGGTCTATCTATAAACTCAGTCGGCGTTTCTCTTATGAGTTTCTTTTTTCGAAGAAATTTATAGAATGCAGAAATCGAAGCCATAACCCTCTTTTGACGATTTACATTATTACCTTGTTGCTTTCTCCAATAGTAATATTCCGTAATATCATCTTCGGTTGCCTCTAAAACAGATAAGTTAAACTGATGGTCGTACATAAAAATAAACCATTGTTTCAAGTCTGCATTATAAGCATCAATTGTATTTTTAGATAAATCACGGATAGACATATCTATCTGATATTTTTGAAATAATTTTAGAGTTTCGGGATTTATGTTTTGAAATTTGTTTTCATCATACATTTGTATACGTTTTGCACGTTCTGCCATAAAAATCACTTCCTTTCATACAACAAAACTTGTTAAAAATAAACTTTTATGATATAATAAAACAAAGAAATGGGGGACAAAGTTATGTATTATAGAAACAAAAAATATAAAATTGAACAATATGATTCTTTGACATCTGAACACTTACAATGTCGTTCCAGTATACAAGTTGTTATAACTGTAAATTTAGGAATTATAGCAGGCATAGTTGCGGGTTATATCTCCTTATTGTCTTTATTATCAGATAACAAGATAGGAGAATCACACCTTAAAATATGCTTTGCCATTCTGTCTATTATTGGAATTACCTTAAATATTGCATGTTTGAAAACTATATCAGAAATAGAAAAGGAAGACCGTAAAATTCTTAAAAGCTTAATTAAAATCGAAAAACAATTTAAATTTTCATACAAACATAATCTCAAAACTTTTATACCAATCAATATCACCAAATGGTGCATAAGTACAGTATGTGTGTTGCTTTTTATAGTATTGCTTGGAATAATATTATAAATAAATTTCCATTAATACAAAAGAAAATGTGTACATAGGCAAATTCTACGTACACACCTAAATTAAGCCACCCAAAATTCTTAGCAACCTCAATACTATTTGTTACAACTTGACCATTTTCATTTCTTAAAATAATTTCTTTTATTTTAAAACTTTCCAATCATTTTTAATTTATAATTGGAAACAGAGAGAGGGGAGCATCAACCACCCTATATTAACTCTTTATCAAATAAACCATTTGACCTTTACTAAAATATTCTCCGTTTCATAAACGAAAAACATAACATTTCGAGCAATCAAGGAATTGAACCTCGACAAAGAAACCATTTTACCCATAGAAAAAGAGTGTGCAATTTCTCACACACTCTCACAATTCATATAGTTCACCAACCGAATATTTCACGAATTCTGTCCATTTCCGCAAAACATTCATCCATATGATTAAGATTATCTCTTGCTCTACCAAGTAAGTCTCTAATCTCATCATCACTCAAATTTGATTTAACAACAACATACTTGCCGTCATCAATATCATCAATCAACTCATCTTCATAGTCTTCTTCAACTTCATCAGCATAATCCACTTCATAAACTTCTGCGTTTTTATTCAAATTACAATGAATTAGTCTTGACGAGCAATCACTGAGAATATATAGTACCTCACTATCATAATTGAAATATTTGTCATTTCTCTTAGCCGGTTCAACGAAAACCTCATACTCGTTGTTGATAGATAAAATATATTCATCATCATACTCAACCACGCCACTCAAACCTATCTCAAGTGATATGAAGTAAACATCATCATAACAAGCCAATTCTTTTATAATTGGTTCAATATCTTCATAATGTCCAATTACCGATATATTCTTAAATACTTTTGACTGATGATCAAGTTCAAATATAATATCATCTGCCAAAGTTTCCATATCATCTACTATGTAATTCTTCATATGTTTAACCTCACTATTATTCGTTGATTTGATCTTTAAATGCTTTCTTGAATTCTGCCTTTGGTGCATACTTTGCTGATATAGCAATAGCTTCACCTGTACGAGGGTTTTTACCTGTTCTTGCTTCTCTATGTACCTTTGTAAACTTTACAAAACCAGTAATATCAACAACACCCTCTGTCAAAATGCCGTCCTTTATAATATCAATAACTGAACCAACAACTTCTGTTGCTGCCTTCTTTGTTACATTGTTCTTTTCTGCATAAGTTATAATAATATCGTTTTTCTTCATAATTAATTTTCCTTTCATTCTTACAATTATTTTTTTAATTTAACTCAATAGGGTAGTAGCATACTACTCCATTTTTATTACACACACATACCATCTGTGATGCCTTTCCCGACAATCGTTTCTCAATCGTATATGAATCTCCACTTCCTGCAAGACTACCTCCACGAATCATTTTTATTCCATTTGTTTCGTCTACTGCACAAGTATGAAGATGTCCATACGTAATTGCATATGGAATATATCCAAGATACATGCATAAGTTAGAAACACCATTCTTACTATATGCGTCCATATCGCCATGCACATTAATATAATTTTTACCTCGAATCTCCATCAAAGAAATGCCGTTGTCAAGATTGTTGTTTAACATATGGAAATTTTCTATATGTTTCAAAGATAAATTTACGCCCCAAGTGATTAAATCGTCCAGTCTTTCATCGTGCAATGCTTCTTCTTTTTTATCTATTCTTGAGTGGTTGCCTACAACACTTGACATATAAACTTCCGCAAAATGTTTACTCAATTCATAACAAAAAGAAGAAATCAATTCACTGGCAATTTTAATTTGCTGAATAACGTTTTCTCTATTAGTGACTTGAATTGTTTTATGAATATTTCCACTCAACATATCACCTTGCAACGAAATGAAACAGTTTTCAGAATTGTATAACTGACGTATTTCTATAATCTCGCTTAATAACCGACTTAATCTTCTCTTAGCAATATCAGAATTATAATCGCCCCAAGGAGAAGAAAAGGTTTGTCCAATGTGGAAATCGCTAAGGATTACAAGTATGTCGTTATTAGACGATATATTTACATCACCATGCTTTTCAAAATTTACTTTACCTTGTGAAAGTAATTGTTCTTCCAATAAATCTAACTTTTGTTCCACACGGGCATCAATATAATTTTGCTTTTGCCAAGCATTTCGTTCATCTCTGAATTTTATCTTCTCACGTTCCAACTCACGCTTTTGCAACTCAATCTCTTTGAGTTGCTCACTTGACTCACTAAACTTACTCTGATTTGCATTTAACATTTTTTGGAAAGATTGAAACTTCTTTCGATATGTACTTTCGCCAAAATCGTTTCCTGTTAATTTATTGATTACCACTGCAACGTCAGACCAAGTTCCTATTATGTCTTTTTGAGAACAAATTCTGTAAATAAGTTCTTCCTCAGTTTCATCTTGAAGTCTTTCAAACTTAATAACGTCCACCGCCCTTACGCTTATTCATCGGCAGGAATATCATTGTCCTGCTTAATCGTAAGAGAGATACCGCTTATATGATTCCAGTCCGCCAACAACTTGTCCAATGAATATACTTTTATATCATCTTTTGTTGTTTCAGTGATTGTCATATCTTCCATATTTATTTCCGCATTCTTTAAAGAAACTGCCTTTGTTATCTTTGCCATATGTCCTTCTTATCCTTTCAAATATAATTTTTTTGCCTTATCAGCATACACATCCTCAATATATACACGACCAGCACCGCCTTTTGTTCTGTAATGCCCTACAACAAAATGTGTTTCAGGGTCAATATAACCATTCGAACTTCTGACGATAATGCCATTTTTAATGAGGATATTCAATTCTTCTTTGGAAACGGGTTTAATTGCCTTTCACTTCTTTCTATTAAATTTGCCACAAAGGGCGTGCATTTCTTTTGTACGTGTGAAATGCTCAATGAAATATCACTTAATGGGGGCAGGTAGACGAATTGCACGTCTATCATAAGATAATGAGTCTTATATGCTACTTTTACACCAACCTGCTATATTTTTGCACAAAAAAAAGAGCCAGTTACTATAACTGACTCTAACTGTATTTTCTTTATTAAATTAAGGTGTATGCCAACTATCATCAATTTCTTTCGGAGCAAAGAAACCTTTTATACAATTTGGATTACGAATACAGATTTGAATATGAGACTGTTCTCGAAATCCAGAGGTCTCATAGATAGGATTGCCTTCTAAGAAAACTCCTCTGACAGAATCATAAGGTCTTAAACCATTATCTTTCATATCTTTATGCAGATCTTCTATAACAGCACAATCCAAATATCGTAATAATAAATCATTGTTACCTTTAACATTTTTATTTTTCGGAGTAGGTTTATCAAGAATAGACATTTTAGCAGTGAAAAGTTCATATTGCAACTTTAACATTTGTATATTATAACTATCAAGTAAATTCAAACAATATCCCAAATCAATCACTGCACCAATTACAGCTGGTTTCTCAATTTTTAATTTAGGATTAGTCATTCCACAAGTAGCCCATTCCCATGCACGTTCCAAATTTTGCTCCCAAAAGTACATTCCATTACCTAACCAATCATATTCATTTGTACTAGGCTTAAATGGTTTATGCTCATATAATATTTTATTAAAAACTTCTTGGTCACAACCATGAAACCCAATAATTATGTTTGGGAGAGTAGAATACATCAAATGAGATTTTTCATTAGTATTATTCATACTGCTATTCCTCGTCACGATAAGGTATAGCCAAATCACCATTCTCATCTAAAATGCCTGCACGTTGTAATTCTTCGATTATTGGCTTCGTTTGTATTCTTTTACCTTCTTTTTTTCTTCGTTCTATTGCTCTTAATTGAGCAAGTCGTTTATTTTGTTGTTTAATAAAGGCATCCGTTTCAGCTCTTTCGAATCTTATAATTCTTTCAATAATTACAGGCATAATATCACCAAATCTTTCATTCTCGCTCGACATACATTCATCTCCTTTAAAATCAATGAATATATTATATGCCGAAAAATATAATTTATCTCTTCCATCTCTATAATACCACAATTTAAAAGAAAATACAAGAATAATTCATTAATAATTAAACTTCAAATTAAAAAGAAACGGGATTGCCACTGGTGAAATATCACCAATGGCTTTGAATTTTTATTCAATTACGCAAATAGTAGTATTATTACTTATAAGCATATTGATTTTACATTCATTAATCCAACAAATGCTTTATAATGAACACAAAACAGACCTTCGCCTTACAAACACAAAATCGTACCAATATTCAGTCATTATCTGCTATAGTCTGAGCAATAAGGAGCTACCTCATTACTTCTATAGCAATGCATTAAGCATCAAGAATAAAGAGGACTGATTACCTCTATCTTTCACCCATGTCATTCAGAAAAGATTTTTTGTTTATAAATTCTTCTATTATATGTGTTTTATTTTAATGTCGATTTGGGCTACTCGGACGATAAACAGGGCTTATACACACATTTCTGCGTATCAACGACACAATTGGCTTATTTGGATTTTCTCTACAATCTTGCACAGTTCCACCTATCAAGCCTCAAGATTCTTCTCACCGAGTGAGCGTCTATTATACCAACGTCCTGAAATCTACTTTTTGCTGCGATAATGTTTTGCACTTATATTTGTTATTGACAGTTTCCGTCTACTTGATATATCTCACAATATACCAAAAGTACCTACACAAAAGTATCCTTCTATGTCAATACTCAACGTTCATATAATCTCGGCATGGTGACTAACCAATCTGCACCGAGTTATCTTGTGTCCATAACAAAGCATTCGTTGGATTCATTTTTTACGTTATGTGTCAACAAGACATAATAGCCAAGTCGGCACATAACGATATTTTCAGTTACTTTGCTACCCATATCTTATATATACACACATAAAAATGCTTGTAAATGGCTTAGGTATGCGAAAAAGTAGAATTTTCTATTTCGCTACTTTTCGATATTTATATGCATTATTACGTTTTCGATATTTTTCCTTAGCATTTGCACATTTCTCACAATACATTTTCTTATTATTAGTGCGTACAATCATATCTCCACATAGTTTGCATCGAATATAACCTTTTCTTGAATTTTGAGGTAATCCATAATATCTTTTTTGATATTTCATTAACTCTCCTTCTAAGGTTTTATTAATGTAACCTACATAGAAGTGGTCTTCTGTCATAAAATCATATATGTTATTTAATTTTGTTTTATCCTCAAAATCTTCAATTAACTTGCAATTATCAAAAGCTTTTCTTAAAAATTCTTCAATTATTTTTTTATATTTAACCCAACTTAAAGACATTTTTTCTTTTTGTAATTTAATCTTTAAATTATTAGCATTATCCATTGCGTTATCAATGATTGCTGTTAATTCTGAAGAATCCATATCCACTCCATGTAAATAATCATAATACAATTTTTTAGGGGTTTTAAGCAAATTCATATATTGTTCAGACAAAATAACATTTTTATCAAAATATCGAGTATATAGGTTATTAATTTTTTGACGTATGATAGATTGCCAGTCTCCATCTTTTGTCATAACTTTATAATAACGATATTCAACAGATGACCATATATCAAATACTTGTCCTATCTCTGTATTTAATATATTCGGAGCAACAGAAAATGTAATATGTTTCTTGTATGTACGTCTTTTATTCTCTGAATGCCATATTGAATCACAAAAATTTGTGAAAATCTCATCTTTTTTAGAGAAATTGGCACTCTTATAATCTTCAATTATTTCATAAAGATAAATATCGTCACAACTGTAAATATGAATCACCTACCTCAAATTCATAATACTTACCAAGGTATTCATATGCACCGTCCGTATAATATGGAACTTCACGGATAGAGATATTTTTCTTTGGATTAGTATTATTTTTCAAATTTTCAATAATATATTCTCCGTAAGCAGACCACGCAAATGATTTACTGATTGAAAAAGAATTGTATGAAGTTTTTATAACATAATTTGCAATTGTCTCTTCATCAATACCAAGTTCTTTTGATAAACTGTCTTTAAAACTATCAATAACTGAATTCAAATCGAAATCTTCATTTTTCAAATTCATATGTCTACGCATTGTCTCGGCATATTCATTAATGTATTTACGGCATATCTTTATTACTTTTTTATCAGATAAATCAATATCATTATTAACAATTAAGCATCGAGTATCAACTAAGTCTGACAAACAATTATCCCATAGAATATTGTGTTTTTCCCAACTACATATGTAATCACATAATTCATTCATAGGGGAAGGGGAATGATATGCGTTTAAAGGGAGCTTATCTTCGGGTACTTTATTTTTATTCTTTTCGACTATAGAGAAGTAGGTTTTTAATTTTTTAGGATAATTATACAATAGGAAATAAGGAAGTTGTTTTAAATATTTACGAAGACCTTTATTCATATGCCAACGAAAACCAGTTTTTAGAAAATCAATTTCTTTGCCCTGGAAAATTCGCAATAAAGAACAATAATCTGAATATAATTGCTTAACTTCATCATTGGTAGTGTATTTATTCTCAATGCCGGTAACAACATTTGTAATTTCACCTATACGATTATCACGTGTCATTACCTCATATTCAATAAGATTCTCTTTTGTATATGGCTTTGATTTTGCCGTAATTTTATCTTCAATATCTAAAATAATCAACTTATCAATTTTAGAATTTATGATAATAGGGTCATTACATAGTAAGAAAATATCTCCGTCAAAGTCAGCGCCGCCTTGTTGAGGTGCTGAAATATCATACATATTAAACATTACAACATCCTGATCTTGAAAATGTCTAAACCATTTGTTGATAATATCATTACGAACAATTTTTATCTTATTAACTTCAGAAGGGTCTACCAATGGAGAACGAAATGACACACAATCACCTTGTTCAAAATTGGCGCTATAAAATTCTCTTTCGTTTAAACAACCAACCGGTGTTAATCCTGCTGCATATTGTAAATATCCAATCATATCTCCGACGCCAGTATGATAAAATCCTGAACAATATATTTTCCCAACCTTTGCCTCATCAATAGCTTTCTTTAATTTTCTGTAAATGAACTGTTTGATAGCTGGATCTTTTAACATAACATCGTTGATTAATGCAGCCTCAAGATACTTACTGTCGGGTTCATAATTTTCAGTATCGTTTACACCCATAAATTTATAGGTATAAAATTTATCACCTTTAATAATTTTCTCGAATAAAGATGTAGTGTATTGGGCTATTTCAATTATTTTACCCTTATTATCACCGTCTAAAATATCATATTCTTTTTTATTTTTGTTTTCATAAGCCTCAATATATTTAGGATTCCACAAGTCTAAACATTGAAGATATTGAAAATTCATTCTGGTGTATTTATTTAAGTGTTTAACATGATGACTATATTTACTTATTCCAAGTTTAAAATGATATTTGGCTATTGTTTGCATATATTTTTCCCATGCATCATTACCATATTTAGATTTAAAAATTTTGTGACCTTTGAACATAGAAATATTCCAAATACAATCTATATCATCAACATTATGTTTACGACCATAAATATCAGTAATAAACTCATATCCCCATTCTTTCAAAATTTCACGGAATGGCACATATATAGAATAACCTTTTATAAAAGGTAATCTCACTTGAGTTCCTATGACATTATAATCCAAATTCAACTGTTTACTTATCTCTTGTGTAAATTCTAATTCGTGACAACCACATCCATCAAAAGGGGATAGGCTAATATCTCTATAACCTTCTTCTATTTCACGAGAAATATAAGATTTTGTTTCGCCAGTGGTTTTATCAGTAAACTCTTTCTTTTTTTCTACAACATATTTGATTAATTGGTTGGAAAGAGTTTTTTCGTATTCACCAATTATTACGATATTAGGCATATATCCTTCAATAAGAGTACAAGAACTAAATGGGAGACATCTTTGAGCTTCATACTTTGAAATGACGCATTCGTCAATAGGAATATCCATTTGAGTAATCATATATAACGCTTCAAAAATTTCATCACAAACGAAAGCTGTAATTCCATCTTTTCCTTGAGAAGCCGATTTACCAAAACGATTATAGTGAATTCCATTAAGATAAAACCCTTCATCTAAGATTCTTTTTAACTCTTTTTCTGTTTTAGGGTTCTTTTTGGCTACAATTAATACCATCTCGGATATATGGGACGAAGTATATCCTCGCAATCTTTTTATTTGGTCAAATATTATTGAATCACCTTGTTTTATAAGATATTCGTTTGACATAGCTTCATTTTTATCAATTTTAACATCATATTCTTGTTTAATAATCTCCCTTATAGGAAGTTTCATCATTGTGTATTGAATCTTAGCTATAACTAATCATCGCCTTTCCTCACGATTCTTTGTTTTTATTTTTGTTATTACGAATTATAGAAGTTTGCTTTTCGCAACTTCTATTAAAGCTTTCATCAGCTCTTATTCTGTCAGCAATGTCAGACAGGGTGTGAAACATTCTTGTATTTGTTTCAAAGTCTGATGAATAAATGTTTCCTGAAAATTCAGCAGGATCGGGTATGTATCTATCTGTTATCATGTGTTATTTGTATTTTCCTTTCTTAATTACGTTAGTGGATATTGTTATGATTTTTATTAGAAGATGGGGTAGAGGTATTGTAGAGTGGATACATTTATATATTCTCTTTTGTATTTTCAAAAAGAACAAAGTTAATGTATGATATTTATTTTAGTCATGTATCACAACCTTTCTTAATATATTATTCTCCGTGAGAAAACGAATTTTGATTAATCTTTATAATTGCCGGTCAACTCACCAAAAGATTCAACATTGTAAATTTGCAACATTTTATAAATCGCCCATTCAATCTCTTGTTCATAACCCTCTTTATTAAGGACATATATATTGGGAGTATTTTGTGGTGGTTGAGAAGGGTCTGGTTGAATACTTCCGACTTCTTTTTTTATAAGAAGTGGTTGTTTATCATCAACATTAGAAGTCAAATATGAAAGACATTGATTAAGCGTATCTTTAGACATTGACAAATCTTTAGCCATAGATTGTATGCTTTTCCAAAAAGCTTCTGGTCGAGTTTCGGGATTGTACATAGTTTCCTCATTACCATTTTTCTTTGGACGGATATATATGTATGAGTTAATATAAAGAAATGCCATTAATATATTCTCTTTATTAATACTCGATTCGCCCATCATTATAAAATCCAATTGAGATGAAGTGATTTTTGAAAAATTTTCAGTTGCATCAAAATTTTCTGGAATGATTTTGATTTCTATTCCCGTATCATATCCAATAGAATCTAAATCTTGTTTTACTTCAATCATTTTGTTGTTAATCATATATTCCAATACATCCAAAATATCATGAAAAGCTTTTGGTTTTCGTTTTGTAGTCTTGTAACCATAAAACTCTAATATTTTTCGTATGGTTATCCAGCTAAAATCTTCGTATGACCTATATCTGTCTATGAGAATATACGTAATGTAAAATTTTCGACTTATTCCGTATTTTGTTTTTATATTTCCTTGTACATAATCATTGGGGAAACGAGTAAAATATTCTGATTTAGTATTCATGAATTTTCTCCTTTGTTTAATATTCTATATTTTGGCAATAAACTCTACGAGAGTTCGGGAAAGGCTACTCTGTTGTACGTCAATTTTTTTGAAATGCGAATTTTGAGGCTACTCTGGTGTACGTCAACTGAACTGAAAGAAGATATACAACAGTTTAAGAAGACAGACTATTACGAGTGGAATTTCGCATAGCTCAATTCTCACTCGTTGAATTACATTTTTTGTTGTGTTATGTCTTGTATGAAATAGTCTTTTTTAAATCTTATCTTATTGAATTAAATCTTATCTTCTATATATGTTATTCTCTGTTTAATTACTGGTCTATCAAACAATGTTGCTCTTTTAAAGTTTTTGATTTGTTCTTCTGTTTGTAATCCATATTTAATCAGACTACTATCTATAAGTAATGTTAATGCGTCTCTTAATTGAGTATGATGTTCTATTGCGTCCATTGGATAACATTCATCTTTGAGGAAGTTATTTTCATAGCAATAATCTTCATGAATTTGATTTATATCTACGTCATATGTATCCTCAAGTTCTTTATAGATATTTGAATATAACTCACTTCTCGTGCAATCAAAGTATTCCATAAGCATTTTGTATTTAGGAGCAATCTTCTTATACCATGCTGATGGATACCTTCTTGATGATAAATAACGATTAGTTTGAGTTTGTTCTATCTTTTCTAATCTTTCAGTTATAGGTTGTAATGCAATAGCTATTGCATTTGAGATACTTTCAGCTAAGAATTCAGCGTTTATGGCATTCGTAGACTTCTTATCTATGAATACAGATGCCAATACATCTGCGCATTTGTCTTGATATAGTTCTAATTTTGTTGCTAATTCTGGTTGAGTTTGTTTCATTTTTGGTGTAATGTTTATTTTTGCTAATGCAATAGGAAGTTTGCGTTGTGAAATGCAATAAGTATCTTTCTCATCAAACAGGGTGGTGTCATTTTTCGCCACCATCTTTTGTGTAGGTAATGTAAATTTGGTTATACCTTTTGAGATTACAGAATCATTAATCCATTTATCTCTTCTTTTTCTTATTTGATTCCTATCTTTAAATCCTATACCTTTCAGAACTGCATTGATAGAAGTATAAATTTCGCCGGTTGCGTTATCTTGAACTGCAATGAGTTTATCTCCATAAAAATCAAAATATGTTGTTTCTAATGCTGTGTTTTTCATAATATCATTCTCCTTTGTTTTCTTCTTGACACAATTCCATTGCAAGAGTGTCAAATATATTCTTAGTCACTGTATTATTCTCCGTTTGAAGATTAAGTTTTCTATTAAAATTATTTATATACATAATTAAACTTAACTTCAATAATTCTAATCGACTAATTTTGTTGTATTCGCAAATATAATCAATAGAATCTTTGTACTCCTTTGGAAAAATGTAATTAAATATATCATGTATTTCATTTAATTGTTCAGCCGCCTTGTTGGTTGTGTTTATATATTCTTTTAATAATTGGTTATAATCATTATTAGAAGGAACAGGATTTTCCATATAGTTAGAAAAAATAATATTTGCAAATTTATGTATGTTTTCAATTTCTTTTTCGATTTGTTGTGAAGAAGGAAAGTTAAAATCAAAATATGAATTGTTTAAATACTCTAAATATAAATCAATATAAGCTTTATCAAACCATTCATGCTTAGAGTCATTTCCGCTTATATTATAATTTTTAAAATATTCTTTAAAATTTTTTTCGATGTCTAACGTATTCATACATAAAGGCGAAGCATATAAATACATTATTTTTGTTTTTGATGGAATTAGTTGTCGATTAATTTGTTGCAATCTTTGATATAAATTTTGTGTAATTCCAATTTTACATTGGGCAGTGTCACATATCATCAAATATACAAAACCATACGATTTAGAACATTTCGTAATATGAGGACACTTTTGATATTCTTTTTTTGAATAAATAGATAGTTCTTGTGGGAGTAATTTTGTCATGTGAGTATTTGTCAATGATGATATAGTATTTAATTTTGTTTCTTTGATTGTTTTCATAATAATCTCCTTCGTATTAATTTTGTTTGATTAGGTTTCTATTTATATATTCTCTTTTGTTATTTTTCATTTTGTATAATGTTTTGCATTAAAGAATTGATTATGAAGATAAATTATATTTTCTTCACAATATAGGATTAAGAAACATCAAAATTCATTTTTGTCAGATTTTCTTTGCAAATTTGACTGAGTTTCTTCCTATTTATATCGTGTTTTATATATGGGGGTAGGATGTATATTTATATTCTCTATTTAGGTGATTGATAGGAATTTTTAGACAATAAAAAAGAGCTATAATGAAATATGGCTCTATTGTCGAAGTCGGTGTAAAATTTTTAAGTGTTAAAAATGTTGGTTCGGTGAAAGATGAGATGAGTTGGGTGGATTTGATATGATTTTTGCTTGAAATATAAGGGGTTTTGTGATGTGATAAAGGTTAGATTTTAAAATGCGAGATGAGTTGTTTTTGATAAAAGTAATGTGGGTTCGTTAAAGGGTAGTTTTTATTGGGGATTTTGTGATTGGGGAGGTTGGAAGGTGTGAAAATGGGGTGAAAATGGGTGGTTTTAGAGATGGTGGTGAATGTGAAATTTGATAGATTTTAGTTGGGAAATTCATCGAACTTGCTATCGAACGACTTACCGATTAGAGGTTGTTGGTTTGGGGAGAGGGGGAGTAGTGATTTTTGTAGGTGGGGGTTGAGAATTTTAGGTGTCGTGTGAATGGAACTGCTATGGTCGTTTTTCAGCAATGGATTCCTATTTCAAATGTAAATATACCCCCTCATTTTAGCATATTCCAACACTAAAAAACAGTGTAATATACATATATTACATTGTTTTAATTGTATTGTATTTGTATTTTTTTTGAATAATAATAGACTGCCGCCGTATCCGTTTATTTTTCTGTTGTGCCGTCAATAAAAAATTAAAAGTTTATTCGATGTTTTGGGTTCGTTTTATCGAATGTGATTTTTTGTTATCCTAAAAAATTTTAATTGTACAAAATCTAACATTAAATAATCTGTATAAACCATCCCAGCATAACAATTTACCATAAAAACAACCAAAACCAACATTACAATATAATTAAATTAATTGCATAAAATCTAACTGCACCGCTCGGCACAATAAAACATCACATCGTATCAGTTATATAAAATCCAACTATTATATGATTCCATTATTGTATCTCACCGCTCTGACTGTCAATCATTATCAGACTTCATCAATCCCTTTTCTTGCAAATCCTTTTTAATCAAACTTATAATATATCCATTTTTTGACAGCCCATTCTCTGTAACGTATTTATTAAAAATCTCATAGTCGGCTTTTCGCATTTTTATTGTAACTTTTTTACAGTTTTCGGCATCCCACTTTTTATTATATTTTAGTTTATCGTATTTTTCTTTAATTTCAGGCATAATCAAACAAACTCCTTAAAATTTTTTTATTATAAAACAATTAATAATGTATATACAATATGATGTGTTTTATATACATTTTAAAGACTTAGCATACAATATATTGTGTATACAACGTGCACAGTAAACAGTCTGACTGTTTGTGCATTATTACTATTTACAACACAGTCTGACTGTGCTATAATATATTTAAAGATAAGGGAAATAAACCTTATACATAGTCAATAGACATATTGACTATGTACATTGTACAAGTAAATAACCCCTTAACATTTATAGCAGTATCAATAAGTCTGTAAATGGTGATATAAGCCGTGTCAATAAGTCTTATATCTTTAAAAATAAAAAAGGCTTTAACACTCCACTGTTAAGCCTTGAAAGGGGGTGTTCCGATGTATACTGATTTTGGATATATCGGAAAGGCTGACGGCATTTTATATAGTACCGAAGCCGAAGCGTTAGAAATTAACGCAAATAATTAACTTTAAGGCAGAAAAGGAGTTTTCTCCTTTTCGTAAGTCCTTAAAAGTATTATAACTTATACTTGTTAAAATGTCAAGAGTTATTTTTCTTATTTGAACTTTGACAATAAAATATAGGACTGTATCTATACATATACAAGGGAATTTTTTAAGCCGAAGTGCTCAAATGAAAAGCGGTTACTTTGTATAAATGAAAACGACTAAGGAGCAAGTTAGGAAGGTCAGGAGGTCTGAAACAAGTTTTTATTTTTTGACGATGCACTTAAAAAGTTTACAAATGCAACAAATAAATAAATGTAACATATTACAACAGCAGCAAATGCGATAATGTAATAATTTACATTTAACATACATCTGTTAATACTTTGTAAAATATCGGGTATTGCTCCGCATGTAAAGCCTGTTTTCAATGTTTTTAAGTGTATCAATGAGAAAATAAAAAGAGAATAAAACATAAGAAAGGAAGTTTTTAAAATGCTAAAAATTTATGTAACAAATTTATCAAAATACAACGAGGGCGCTCTTGTTGGAGAGTGGGTAAACTTACTTTGTGAAGGACTTGAAGAAGTTCTTGATAAGATAAGCAACAACGGTAAAGACGAGCTTTTTATATCTGACTATGAAACAGATATAAGCGGTTTAAAAGTTGCCGAATATAAAGATATTTTACAACTTAACGAAATTGCAGAAGAGATTGACAACTTCGACGATGAAGAAGTTATCATATTTCAAGCATACTTGGAACAGTATACAAACGGTCTACAACAAGCTCTTGACGCCGTCCGTCAAGGCAATTATAGAATTTATTACGATTGCGACAACATGGAAGATGTCGCATATCAAGTTGTTAATGATTGCGGACTACTTGACGGAGTGACGGAAGAAGTCAAAAGATATTTTGACTATGAAGCATACGGTCGGGATATTGATATTGAAAGAACATTTATTCAAGTTGATAATAACATTATAGAATTATATTAATAAGGAGGGTTTTAATAATGACAACATATAATTTTAACTTATCAAATTATCACCTAAGCGAAAACACTTGTAGAATTGCAAATTTAAACTTTATAGAAGAAACCACGAACAGAAACGGCGAGTATATGTTACGTGGTCTTTGGGCATCAGATTTATGTTATCAATTTGCGAAGAAGTGTAAGTTTACTTTGGTTCAGGTGGACGGATACAGTGCTTATGCTTATTCAGATGAGCAAATGGCAATATTTACATATTGTGAAAGGGATATAACATTGACACCTTATACAAATAAAGAAGATTACGAAAAAGCAAAGGAGAATACAATTAAATTTTATAAAGAGGAGTATTAATATAAGAAGTTGTTTCGGCAACTATAAACAGGATTTTAAGCCGGAAGCGTTCAGGCGGTGCAATAGTGCCGCTTGAGGTAATCAAACAATGAAAGGAAGTATATAAAATGAAATTCAGTATAGAGAAAAAATATTGCATTATCCTTAATGTGATGTATGATTCGGAATTTGTAACAGTGAATGTTAAAGGTGAAACAATAGAGGAATTATATAAAAATTTTAATGCAATATATAAAAATCCGTATTGTATAAGCGTAAATGTGTTTTGTATAACAAAAAATAATAAAATAATTGCAGATTATAGACAGGATGAGAAACATATTCTTATAACAAGAGAAAACAGTTATAATTTAATATGGAGTGTTTTATTAAACGCAAGTTTGGAAGACACGACAGAGGAGGAATCTAAAAAGTATGTATTGCGTTTTTATCGTCTTGAATATCAAAGCAAAAAGGCACTTAAAAAGGATACAAAGCTACAACAAAAGATTGATAACTGGGTTAATGATGCGGACTATAACGCAATCAGGGAACAAAGCTATAATAGCAAGGAAGAAGCTATAGAAGAGCTTAGAAAGTATCATACATACATAACGCAAAGCCACGCTTTAAACAAAAGCAAACAGCATTATTATTATGTTAATGGAGTGGTACTATTTGAAGAAGGCAAAGAGGAGGATGTAATAATTGATTATTCACGCTTTTATATTGGTGCTTATGGCTCAAATAATATGCTACTTACTGACTATATGGGCAGTGTAAAAGATGCTTTTGATTACCTCCGAGAAATGTCAGACGCTTATATAACATTTGAATAATAACGAGGTAAAAGACGATGAAATCACTTAAAACATACTTAATAAGCTGTATTATTGACATATTCAATATATTTGATTATATTGAATCAAAAATGCAGTAACAGCACTATTAATAAATAGTTCAAGGGTACTATATAGAAATATATAGTGCCTTTTATAGTGTTTATTAATAGGACATTATAAATTATAAAGGAGGTTATAAAACTATGAGAAGTAGAGTATACAAGAGGAACAAACACGCACGAAAGGCAGATTTTAACGTCTGGCAGGCGGTAAGCATTGCGTTATTCATTGCGTTAATTTGTGCGATGAATACGTTATATAACGGCGGTATAACAGTAAATATTTAAGAATTACGGAGGATTTTTATTATGAATTACGGAACACTTGCAAAAATGAAGAAGGAATTTGATTTTTATAAAAATGACGACAAAAAGAAAATCATTTATAATTTTGACATGCTAAAAGCGGAAGGTTTGACAGAGGGAGTTATAGAACAACTCAAAGAGGAAGTTTATAATAACGATGCAGTTATGCTTACAAATAAAGATACTTATTTAAACAAAGCGGTTGATACAGTCAATAATTGTTTATTATCTGTAAATATGTATTTTAAAGTTGTAAATGTATATAATGCAAAAAACGGTAAGCGACTTTACATTTACAAGGAAGTTATCGGATATGAAATAAGTAAATATTTATTTAATCGTAACGGAGTTATACCGGAAAACGCTTATCCTGATGAAGTCATTACACAAGGAAGTATCAGGCATCCATATTATAACCGAGTAATAGAAGATGTTGAAATATAACAGTAAATATTTAAGAGTGAAAAGGAGATATGAAAAAATGATATACGATTACAACCACTACAACGATCCTAAAAAGGGCAACAAGCATATATATGCTTTTGGTGAGCGTTACGAAAGCATAGAGTATTGCGGATTTATACATGCAGATACCAAAAAACAAGCACAAACTGTACTTAACGCACATAACAGAAAATGGGATGATTATGGCTGTATATTGTTAGACTATACAGAAGAAGAATGTAAGGCAGAGATTGAGCGGAGAGCGAAAAAGAAAGGAAAGGAAAAGTTATGTATATAGCAATAACACAACACGAAAAAATGACGGCTTATAAGGCTTTGAGGCTGGCAGGAATTGAGCCGACAGAAGCAAATATGAACAGATACATAGAATGCGAGTATCTCTCTTTTGAGGTAAAAGCAGATGGGAAATATTACTGTTGTTACAATGACGGATTACAGAGCATATCTGTTGAAGTATCAACTTTGAAAGTAAATTAATTATAATATTGAAATAAGAGAAGGAGAATAAAATCATGTGCAGAAGTTTTGAAGTTATAAGTGGAAAGAAAAACAAAGGGGATAAAGGACTATTAAAGGGATTAACTAAAATGTATCGTGACGCAAAATATAGTGTTGCAATTATTCCGATACCGGTTGAACTGTTGGAGATTGATACAAGGTATCAAACGGAGGTTAGAACGGATAGAAGCTTAATGTACCTTGTGAATAATTGGGATGAAAATAAATTATTGCCTTTAATCGGTGTTCCGCATTGGGAGGAAGGCAAAGTATACCTTGTAGACGGTTACGGCAGATGGGTAGCAAGTCAGATGGTAGACAAAGAAAAATACACTGATTTACAAGTGTTGTTAATTCTCAATGCACCAAACAACGCAGAGGAACGGCTTGAATTTGAAGCTGAAATGTATGCTTATCAAAACAAGCAAGTCGCAAGAATGACGGCGATTCAAAAGCACGGTGCGATGGTTGTATTACACGACAAAGCAACAGAACGACTTGAAAAGCTAAAAGAAAAGTATGGATTTGAGTATGCGTCTTGCAAAGGTAATAGAAGTGCTTCTGTTTTGGGTTCATATTCTGTCACACTTAATATATGCAATATTGACGATGGCAAAGCGGCAGAATTTATATTTGACATCTGCAAGGGTGCAGGATTTGACCGTAAACCAAACGGATATTCAACAGGTGTAATGAAGGTTTTATTGGATATGTACAAGCTATATCCTGAAGATAGAGATAAAGTGCAGAAGTATCTTATTAAGGAACTTAGAAAGATTACACCGTTATTATTAAAGGCAAGAGGTGTTGCAAAGTATCCATTTTTAGATTATAGACTTGCTATGTCTTTGTACGCAGAAGATATGATTGTTGAGAACTTAGGACTTGAGCAAGCAAGAGAAGTTAAAGAAAATAGTACAAAACTTGTAATGATTAAAAAACGTAAAAATATCGCGTAAATGAACGGAGGGATAATATATGAGCATTTCACAGATGGACTTGAAGCAAAAAGTCCGAGATTATATAAAGAGGGTTGGTATTCCAAAAACGACTTTTTGTAGCCGTATAGGTATCTCACCGAGCTATTTATATAAATGGTTTAAAGGTGAAAAAGAGTTTTCGGATAACTTGGTAAATCGTATAAATAGTTACATAGACAAATTTTAGAAAAAGGAAAGGAGTTATTAAATATGAAAACTTTAGAGCATAGAGGACAGAAAATAATTTGTCAATATATAGATGATAATTTTGGTCGTATTTTAGCAAAGAAAAATATAAAATATAGTATTTTGCCGGTGTTTAGTGACAATTACATTGTTTACAAATGTATCGTTGACGGCGTTGTAAAATACGAAATGGAGGACTTGCAAGATAGTTATGTTTATATAACGTCACAAGTGCCAGAGGACGGCTGGGATGCTTTATATAACACTGTACTACATGGAGAATGTAAAACATCAAGACTTAAAATGTGCATTAATCATATATGCACTATAATTAATAAAGAAATTGCAGATGAGAAACTTGCGGAAGGAGTGCCGATATTTGCGCTTATGGCATATCCACAAAAGGAGTATACATCAAAAGAATGGCAGAGAATAGCCTTTTATTTACTTACTTGTGGTTATTGTAAAGAGAATTTTGAAGTTGATACTAACGGAGTAGATCCTAAATGGATAGAAAAAATTAAGGAGCATATAAGAGTATGAGTATATCAGATGCAATATATAACAATATGTTAGAGGAGAAGAAACAAGCAGTTTTAAGAAGCGAATATAAAAGTATAAGAACTTGTCCTCTAAAAGAAGTCAATGGACGTGTTGACAATTACACAGAGGAGCAAGCTAAAACATTGCTGAAAATGATGGTATTTGACAGAAGATAATTGAATGGAGGATTAATTATGAAAGATATACATATTGGTATGTGGTATGGAGATGATGTAAGCGTGGCAGATGGGATTGATGTTTCCTTTAATGATTTGGATTGTAAATATAGAGGGAATATTTATAAAAACGGCAGAATGATAGGTGATTACGTTTGCGATGATTCTGTAACACTTGAAAAGGTGTTTAAGGGATTGTTCAGATGGAATGATTAATTGAAACGACAATTTCATTGGAAAGGATGATTAAAATGTTTGATAGGAATGGATTTATGAATTGGCTTGAAGAAACATTTATAACGAATAGTTTTGGCAGAAATATTGTATCAGAAATTATTGAATATGCTTATGAACACCAAAACGTAAGTTTAGATCAGTTTGCATATTTTGTTAGTGATTTATTGCCGGAGGTTGAATTTTTGGAAGTGGCAAGATTTTGTTCAGATGATATGCTGACAGACACTACATTAGTATTGTTAGATAGGAAGGACGGTTGATTGATTATGAGATTGCATTTATATTATCGTGATAAAGGTTGGGAAAATCGTGGTGCCTGTGCAAACAATTATAACTTGTTGGTAAATACGGAACGTAAAGAGTACAAGATATATGTCAGTCCTTTTTATGGATATGAACGTTCAAGTGATATAGAAGTTAAAAGAAAATCGGATATTTTAAATTATATAGAATATTTAAAAGAGAATGGGTTTGTGGATGCTGTTGAGATTTATTGTGGATAAAATAAGAAATTTATAAAAAGATAGGAGGTATATGTTGTGAATTATACCATAGATGAAGTCAAAAATATTTTAGCAAGTAAAAAGTCGCAAATATGCAATTTAGGTATATCGCATACGGTTTTAACAGTAATACAAGATTTATTAGAATATCAGACACCTAAAAATCCATTGCCAAATGGAACGCATAAAGGCTTTAATAATTACTGTTGTCCGTCTTGTAAGCGTCCATTATCTGCAATGTGTGAAGATTTTCAAATGCCATATTGTGAAAATTGTGGTCAGAAAATAAATTGGAATATGAAACGATGATTTGATTAAGGAGGAAAAGAATGTGTTATTTTTAAGAGAGCTTATTCAACAAAATGGACATAAACTTGTGCGATATAACGAAGCAATTGCAGGACATATTTATATGAGTGTTTTTAATTATAGTGAAAAACATGGTGGAACATTCGATAGTTTTAAGTATTATAACGATTACGTTGTTGATATAACAAAATAAGAACGATGATTTGGATAGGAGTGATTATAATGAAATGTAATTATATTGAATATCACAGATTAACAGATCAGATGTTTTCTGGCGTTGCACAAACAGATACACACTTAAATCAGTATACGGAGATTTTAAGACAGTATCTTATAAATGGTGGTGCAGCAAACACAATGTTGAAACTTGGTATTGGAATACAAGTCACAACTAAAAGATTTATGTTATTACCTAAGGAAGTTGTTATGAGAAGATTTATATGGCTCAAGGGTAGTAGAAAGGGAGAATTATTAGATAGAAATGAAATAGAAGCAATTGGAATGTTTCTTCCGGGTGGTGCTTTATATGGAAAAGAAGATAATTACATATGGGATTGAATCAACGATTTCAAGAGGAGGTAATAGCTATGAAAATAACAAATATTAAATGGGATACTGACGGCGACATGAAAATATTAAAATCGTTGCCGAAAGAAATTGACATCACTGATGAATTTGATGTTAATGATTATGAAGATGACGAAGATAAACTATTGGATGATATATCCGATTGGTTATCTGATACTTACGGATATTGTCATTTTGGATTCGAGATTGAGAGATAAAGGAAAGGTGAATTGTTATGAATTATACGGTTGAAATAGATAGAAGTGTATCTGCTTTATGTTATTGTTTGGAAAGGCTAAATAATGAAGTAGATAATATTGATGAATGGCGAGTGAGCGTAAATGCCGGCGGTATGAATTATGGAATTTATTTTAATTTTGATATTGAAAATATGGAATTGGAAATTTGTAATCAACCGGATTATAACGAAGTTTTAAGTCTTGACGAAGTTATAGAAGAAATAAATAAAAATTGTGAATAAATCAAATATGAAAGGGTGAATTGTTATGACAAAAGAAATGATACAATTATTAAATCAACTTGCAGATTTGGCAGATGAAGCAAGTGAAACAATATTTGATGACGGTAAAAAGAATGGAACAGGCGGAATATTAAAGCTATGTGATAAGCTGACAATGAAGATTGACGAGTATTTAGGTAATTGATTGAGAGGTAATAATTGTGGGTGAGAATATTATAAATGCGACATTCGTTTCTGTTTGGGACGGCGGAATAGCAATAGAAACGGAATGTAAAATCAATACGAATACACGAAAAGTATTTGATATTATTTCAGTGGAGGCAGACGTTGATGTATTTGAACGTCAATATGTTGTTATTGATGGACAAGAATATGACGTTGTATGTGTAGACGAGTCGGGCGAAGTAGGAGAGCGGGAGTATTGGTTTAGATAGAAGCAAGGTGAGTACTATGCAAGAAATGAGGAGTTTGAGAAAAATGAAAAGATATATGATACATGAGAGAGGTAGAGGGTTTGAATTTCAAACCAATTATAATATTGGTACAGAGGGATTTTGGAATGATTTACAACATTATAGAGATTGCTGCGTTAATGGTGAATATTTTCATATCCCTCCGAAAATTGAACATATTATATCAATAACATTTATTGATGAAACGTAGATTTCAGAAGGGAGATTTATAATATGAACAAACAATTTGTATTAAATACAATTAAGGATTTTGAATCGTGGGAAGTCGGACAATGTGTTACGTTCAGATACAAAAGTTCTAATAAAGTCGAATACGAATTGACTATCAAGAAAGAAGAACCGAAGTACTTCCCATTTATAGTCACCGTGACGGGCACACGTACAGGAACGCCCGAAACAATCGGCAGGCGATACACAAGTGTGGAAAGAGCATTTTTGCACATATTTAATTGTTTTAACGAAAACGCAAATGAAAAGGATGATTACGATTCGTTAGAAGAAGCATTAGACAAAATAAGTCTTAAAATTGAATTTCAGAAGGGAGAAAAACAATATGGAAACTTATAATGAAAAGGCAAATGTGCTTATAAAAAACTTAATGGAGTTATTGCCGAGTCAACCACGTAGCTTTGATACAGCGGATAATCCCGGATTTTGGACAAACGGTAATGAGATACTTTGTCCAACAGAAATGGAATGTGAAATATTAGCAGAGTTTTTACAAGATGTATTGAAGGAAGTATCTACACTGACGGTCAAAACAGGATATTATGACCCATTTGAGGATGTAGAAAATGGCAAACAAGATGATAATACAGGATTTTATTACATTGATTTTGAATAAATGAAATGGAAAATTCATGGTTCTAAATACGCATATTATTGTGATATTTTTGGATTTTAAAATAGAATTGGAGGACGATTTTATGATTAAATTTATAGAAAAAGAAAGATATTATGATGATAGTCCATATACAGGAAGTTGCTATTATTACCCTACATATATGGTAAAAGATAGAAAAGAATTCTTTGTATTCAATCGAAGAGATCCTGACGATGAATGGAAGATAAAAGAGGATGAAAAAAGAAAAAATCAGTTGATAGAAAACGAAGGGAAATATTTTAAGTTTAACGGATTTTATGATAATCCACTAGAAATGTTGAAGAAGATTATTGAAAGAAAACATCATTTTACAACACCAAAGAACATGTACTATGGTAATTTAGATACACATAGATATATAGATTTCCATGGTAATAGAAATGAAGTCAGTGCAGCTTTCCATTATAGAATTTATGATATAGAGTTAGCATGTATAATTCAAAAAGTTGTCAAGCTAATCAATAGTGAAGATTGGAGCATGGCAAAAGTAATATTGAATAAAAAACAATGAAAAGCACATTTTAAGGAGGTAAATAATATGAAAAATATACAGTTATAGTTTATTATACATTTGGCGAACCGGAAAATGAAGTTTATTTGTTTGATACGGAAGAACAGGCTTGTAAGTATTTAGAATCGATGTGGGATTATTACTATGATTTTGCATTTGAAGATTCAGATTTTGATGAAGAAAATAGTTATTGTGTGGAAAATTATGCAGAGCTTGTGTGGGAAGGTACTGGTAAGAGAATTTTTGAAGTAGTAAGGGTAAGCGAACCAATGAAGTTTGATTAAAGAAAATATAATCGAAGGACAATAAGTGGAGGGGGGTTGATATTATGTCAGAGAGTTTTGTGACGATTGATGAACTTGATTTAGAACAAATACATGATTATGATTTTGTTGCAACAGTTAAGAATGTAAAATTATATGCTGAATTATATGAATTGTACTGTTCAGCAAGAGTGGTGTTCCCCAGTATAGTGCCATGTACGCTTATCATTTAATAGTTATGATAAATATAAAGAGTATATAATGAAAGTCGGATTTCAAGGAGGTAGCAAAATGTATAGGGTGGAATGGATAGATAGTGAAGGAGATATACGAACGATTAAAGGATTCAAAACAAATGTAGAAGCAAGGGAATATATTAATCAAATGAGTAAATACTTTGATAAATTTGCATATCCAGAAGTGTTTTGGGATAATGAATAGAGGAGGACTAAGAAATGAAAATAAATATAATATATAAATTATACCATGACGGTGATTTTCGTATAGAAAATCCAGAAGAAATTAATTGTCAGAAAATTAATGATTGGGAAATTTGTTCCAAGCAGTCAAACTTGTAGTTGCTGTGGTTTTATCAATGCAGAGACTAAAGATTTATCAGTAAGAGAATGGACATGCCCTAAGTGTGGTGTTCATCACGATAGGGACATCAATGCTGCTAAGAATATTCTTAATGAAGGATTGAGACTGTTAGAGAAAACAGTTTAGTAATATATAAGTACGGTAGGAACTATCGGAACTTACGCTTGTGGAGTTAGTAGGTTACGACGACGTTGAAGCAAGAAGCCATGAAGTCTTTAGCTTCGTGGTGGTTCACAGCAAGGTTTCAAGTCCTTTATATGGGGCATAAAAGGGTGTAAAATGTATATGTAATAAAAATATCACAGAAATTTGTTTAAAAATAGCAAATGGTGGTATATATTAAATGAAAGGTAAATATAGAAAGAGGAGGGATTAATCATGATGGATTTAATGGAAAGCTTTGGTGTTGGGCTATTAGTATGTTTGGGGATAGGTCTTGCATATTTTGTGATTAAAATTATACCATACTTACTATTTGGATTTGATGATACAGATGATAACAAATAATTCACAATGTAAATAAAGAAAGGAAGTAATTTGAAATGGAACTTTTATTAACAATAGGTATGATAATCGGAGCATATATCTTATGTCATCTTGACGGATGGAGATCGGATAATCGAACGACTCCTCCGGGATATGAACATGATTATAACAAGGCAAATTATGACCTTGTTACAAAGGGAAAACAGTATTATTATCAACAGCATTTACAAGGCAAATATGATAAAAAGATAGACGATAAAAACAAACATTGATATATTTTACACTAAGAAGATACTTGCTATAATGAGTATCTTCTTTTTGTGTACGGAGAATATATTATTGAGGACGGTGAAGTTTATGTGTTATAAGATTGAAGCTCAAAAGAAGTTGGAGGTAAAGTTAAATGAAAAGCTACAAGATGTTCCCAATATCATTAAGGACTTTTTGATAACTTTTAAAAGTAGTCGGACAAAAAATGTTAATTGGTCTTGTATCAAAGATATGTTTGAATTTTTTTTGAAAAACAATATAATACAGAAGGATAGTATATCAAATATCAATGCAGATGATTTGAAACAAATATTGCCGATAGATATAACAAAATATCTGAATAGTTTGACTAATACTCACCAAATGTCAAGTATTACAACGCAAAAAGCAATTATTAGTAGTTTTTGGACATACCTTGAATCAAGAAGAGTGTGTGAAAGTAATATCGTCTATAAAGTACCGAAAAAATTATACAAAGTGGAGAAATCTAATATAGACACCACTGTAAAAATACCGACACAAGAAGAACTTGATAGGTTTGAAAGAAACGTAAAAAGAATTCCTAATAAATTCACATCGTGTAGAAATTTAACTATTATTAAGTTGTTTTGTGGAAGTGGTATACGGTCAGAAGAATTAATAGGGTTAGATATGAAAGATGTATTTTTAGAGGTAGAGTCGCCTTATATAATGGTATGGGGTAAGGGAAAAAAGCAGGTGCAAGATAAAGTTCCTTTGTCTTATGAGGCAATAGACTCCTTGACTAAATATTTTAGGAAACGAAAGTTATTTATCGAAGAAAAAAGAAAACAAAATAAAAATGTAGACGAAACTCCAGTATTTATTTCAAATGCAGGCAAGAGGATAAGTAAAAGTGCTATTGATGATTTTTTTAAACGATATAGCAATGAAACAATTACACCCCATATGTTGCGTCATTGGTGTGGCTCATGGTTATATGAAGATACCAAAAATATTGAGTTGGTACGTAAAGTTTTGCGTCATAAGAATGTAGCAACAACCGTAGCGCATTATGTTCATGTTGCTGACAATGACGTTGATTCGGCAGTCAAGATGTTGCGTACAGATAGACAAAATTTTGGACAATGCAATCAATTAAATCTTGAGGACAAAATCTTAGCTATTTTTAAGACGAAGATTATGCCGAATTTGTTGAGTATGTTAATCAATAGTGAGGAATGCTCAGAGGGGAATTTTGATGATAAGATTATGAATGTCATTCAACAACAATTCACAGGATTAATGTAATGATTAGAAGATGGAACAATTATAATTGTTGCTGAAATTGAAAAAGAACTATAATATTGACGAAAAATATCTTCTTTGGTATAATAGATATATTATATTGTAAGGGAGATAATCCAATGTTCAATAATGAACAAGATTTTGAAGAATGGAGAGTCGATTGCTTAAACAAGGCAAAAGAAATTCTCACTATGGACAAAGAAAAAGAAAATAATCGGAGTAAAAAAATAGAGACGACAGCGAATTGACTGTCGCCTTTATTTTTTTTGTGTAATTTCAATTTGATAATATTAATGCGAATGATACTATGTCAAGTATCACCGTAAGAATACAGACAGAAATCATTATATTAAAAATCATTTTTGGTTTAATTAATTTGTTATGTAAATAATTCCAATATTCTTCTGCGTAAGCTATTGGAATTTCTGCAAATAAGGATAAATCTTTAGCATTTTTTAAATATGTAGGCAACTTGTTTTTTGGTGCGATTAAAAGACAAGCCATTAAATTTGCTTCTTGTTCTTCTTGTAGAGAATCGGAAGTGTGTCCCAACACATAATGAGCAATCTCGTGGAATATGTAGAAACGCCAATACATAGACGTTTCATCAAAATAAATGGTATATGAAGGCACTTTACCTGATTCCTTGTAAAGAATAGCAGGAGCGGAGATTAAGGGATTTGTACCGGCAAAATCTTCTACTGCTTGAGATCTCACTTTAAAAGATATTTGTAATTGGGTGCATAGTAAAAATGGATTACAAGGGAAACTTGTAAACTGTTTTGTATAGATTTGTGCAATATCCAATAATTGTTTAAAACTTCTCATCTTCGACACCTGTTATTGGCAAATGAGCCAATCCTTTCATATAAATTAATGCAAATTCTTTTGATTTTGAGTCTAAAAGATTCCATAATGATAAAACGTCTTGTTGTTCAGAGGACAAGACATTATTATCCACATTGTCCTCAATTCCAGCAAAAAATTGAGAAAGTGAAATATTTAGACCGTTACAGATTTTTATTAAATTATATATTGTCGGGACGTGTCTATGTTTAATCATATTATTGAGTGACGAATAAGGCATATCAGACATCTTTGCAAGTCTATATATAGACAGATTTCGTTGCTTGCAAATCTCCATAATGTGCTGGTTGACTATAAATTCATCCATAGAAATCTATTCCTTTACTAATAAGATTATATCTTATTATGTCCCAAAAATGCAGATGTATTCTATGGCAATAATAGTGTTGAGTTTGGTAGTAAAAGAGTCACTACGCATGGTTGCAAATAAAAAAAGCAATCCATTGAGGTTGCTTTTTAATATTGTTCAATCGCATTTTGAATTAAATCTAATATTGCATCAGGAATATTTTTTTCAGCGATTTGCTTTAACAAATTTTCTTTTTTTGCGGAGATATGTTCTCCGCCATACGCAAGGTAATTTTTATCTGATGGGTTGATTTTTAGAAGTTCATTCGGTGTAATATCAAAAACTCTACATAAAGATACGATATTAGATAATTTTAAATCGGTTATCGTTCCGTTTTCCCATTTGCTAATTGTACTTTTACCAACATTAATTAATTCGCCCAAGTCGTCTAAAGATAGGTTTTGTGATAATCGTTTGTCTTTTATTATATTTCCAATATTTGACATAACAGTTCTCCTATGTTACAAAATTATTACAAAAACAAAAAGTCATTGACAATAGAAAATGACTATGGTAATATATATGTGTCTTTAAGGAAACAAAGCAAAGCGAAAGTGTCCTTAAAGAAATAGAATGTTATTATACATCAGTATCTTTGATGATTTTTCTCACTAACCCAAAGATACGAACACGAGTAACATCCTTACCCTCAAAACGTCTTGGGGAATACATTGGATTTAAACTTTGCAGTTCAATCCAATTCGCACCGTACATTACTCGTTTGATGACACCGTTGTCATCATCAATTAAAGCAACGGCATAACTACCACTGTCAACGGATTGTTGATAGCGGACAAGTGCAAGGTCTCCTTCTTCAAACTTGGGGATCATACTGTCTCCCTTGACACGAAGTAATACGTGTGGTTCATTGCCACTTAACCAATTAAGTGGGACGTATTGTGTGCCAATTATTTCATTGTCAGCATATTTACCATAGCCTGCCGAAACTTCACCCAAGATAGGGAGTTCAATCATTTGATTATTATTTTGTGGCTCGCCAAGCAAATATTCAACGGAAACGCTAAAATAGTTTGCGATGATTTCTATTTTTTCACGAGAAACGGATGTCTTGTTGGACATTTGATTGATGTAATTGACACCCAAACCACATTCTTTGCATAATCTACCGATAGAAATGTTATTGTCCTTTGCAAGTTGCTTTATTCTACTTGCAATCATTTGTGGATTTTGCATAAATTACACCTCCGTTTTTTGTAGAATACCACAATATCACGCTAAAAACGTGAAAATTAGTTGACATTCACGTTAAAGCGTGATAATATGGTTTTGTTGATTTTTCAAAACAGAATATTTCGAATTAGTTTAATATCCCCATATTAAATTAATTTACCCTTTTGAAATGTGTTCCCCAACACGTTTATTTCATAATGGATAAAAGAAATATCCTTGCTTTTTATGTGTTTATTATAGCACATTATAAGGGGAATGTCAATCATATTGACGTAAATTTTGTAAAGAAAATGTAATAAAAGAAAAGAAATTGTAACAAGAAGAGAGGTGATGAAAGTATGATTTCAATAATTCAAAAACCAGTCAGTTTTAAAATACGGCGTAAGTCAGATATTAAAACATTCAAAAATGTTTGTTTGTGTAATGGTTCAAAGTACATAATTAAAATCAATCCGAATTATATCTTCATGTTAGAGAAAACGGAGAATAATATAATAGGAACTATTAAACAAGGTGATTTATTCAATATTTTTAATCCCGAAATTCAGATTAATGTGGATGAATGGGTTTGGAAATTGCGAAAATATATTAATAAAAAATATTTTTCGTAGAGAATATTATATTGAGCGTTGAAATGAAACACTCACCTATACGGTTTATACTTTCCGAGCGGAAAGATAAAAAAGTAGTTTTGCTATGTATATGATAAAGGGAAAGGATGTGAAATGTATGTATCTAATTGGCTTGGCTATAACAGGTGTCGGCATTGGCATAGTGTTGGCATGTAAACTGCAAGATTATTAGTGAAGAATGATTATAAAAATTAGGACAAGGAGTGTAAAAGAGTGAATGATGATGAGAAAGAAACTTTAAGAAAATATTATCTTGACAATGAAATGAGAGAATTGAAAAAGATTGCTAATCCAATCATCAAGCAAAGAAACTTTCCTATGATGGAACATGATGATTTATATTCTGATGCAATGAAAGTTGTGGAGGAAAGTCTTGCGAGTTATGACGAAAACAGAAATTGTTCATTTAAAACATTTCTTGTTGGGAATATTAAACGTTCATTTTATGATTACAGAAAAAAGGGCAATCAATGGAAACGACGTAATCTTGAAACTGAATCTAATGGTAAATTGAAAAAAGATGAAAATGGGCATACAATTCCTATTCAAAATGTTTCATTAGATGCCGAAACAGAAGATGGAATTAGTTTGGCTGAAAAAATTCCTTATATAGAGAATAATACTGATGAGGAAGAATTATCTCCACAAATGGAGGAATATCTAAATGGGTTATCAAAAGTTCAAAGAAAAATTCTTATCCATTTGGCAGATGGATATAAAAAAGAAGAAATTATCGCTATGTTAAATATTGATGATTTTTTATACAAAGATAGCATTATGGCTATTAAAGATGAAAAAAATAAAAGAAAAATACGAATGCTTATTAGGAGGTAAAATAACATGGATGGATATAGAATTGAAAGATGGTCGGTAGAACAATATATGGACGATGTACATACACAAATAATACAGCCTGAACCAACAGTACAACGTGGTTGGTCTTGGACAAAAGAGGCTTTAAACGGACTAATATGGTCGGCTGTCAGTGGGATAGTTTTTATTCCAAATTTAATTCTTGCTGAAACAAAGTCTGAATCCGGTATAAAGTCTACATATATTGTAGATGGTGGTCACAGAACAGAAGCCTTGAGAAGATTTAGATATGGTGAATATAAAGTTACTAATGAAATTCGTGAGCCTATAGTCAGATATAATAGGAAGAAACTCAATGAAGAAGGTAAAGTGGTAAAAAATCAATATGGTGATATTATATGGGAAACAGTCGAATATGATTTGAGAGGTAAAACATATGAAGACCTTCCAACGGAATTAAAACGACAGTTGAACAAAGGTCAGTTAGCGGTAACAATTTATCAAAATTGTGAACAAGGAGATTTACCCACACTTGTTAACATTTATAATAATCACATTGCAATGAATGCTTCACAGAAAGCCCTTACGTATGTAGGAAATTTTGCAAAAGAAATAAGAAAAATAAAAAATACCAATGAATTTTTGAAAGACGGTACAATTTTAACAGAAAAACAAAAGAATGACGGAATATGGGAAAGAGTTATTTCAGAATGTGTTATGGGTGTGTATCATTTTGATAATTGGAAAAAAGCTCCTAAGAAAATATGTGATTATTTGAACTTCAATTCTACAATGGAAGAATATCAACAAATTGAACAGTATTTTAATAGGATTGCTCCATATTCAGATAAACTTGAAAATAGAAAAGTAGCAGATTTATTCACATTAAAAGATACAGTGGTATGGATAATGGCATTTGATAAATTTGATAAGCTTGGCTTAGATGATAAGAATTTTGGAGAATTTTTAAATGCTTTTGAGAGCATGAGAAACAAAGAAGTGAATGGCGTTACTTGGGAAGAACTCGATGAAAACAAAAGCACTAAAGATAAGAAGGTTGTGAAAAACAAAGTAGACCATATTCTATATTTAATGAAAGAATTTTTGGGTATTGAAGATAATGATGCATTGTCAAATGAAGAAAATGTTGAAAATGATGTTTGCGACAATACTCAAAACAGTGTACAGAAAATAGAGAATAATATATTAGAAGGAATTGAGCAAGAAGATATAGAATTTTACGAAACAATGATTGAGGACGTGTTGCCAAGTAATTCCGAACTGGCACAAAAAGCACACGACGAATTAGTTAAGCTGATAGATTATTCTTGTGAAAAAGATTATGATATGGCGTTAGAAAAATGGTTAAAAACGATAGACGAAAGTGTATTAATTTCGAACAATAAAACAGAGAACTATAATAATATGAAGAAACTTTTCATTGAGTATATGCTTAATCAAGAAAAGAATGTGGCGTAAAGGAGAGTGATACAAATGATATTTATAACAGGAGACACACATGGAGATTGGAAAAATCGGTTTAAACCTGAATGTTTTCCGATAGGACAAAGTTTAAATCGAAGTGATTATGTCATTGTGTGTGGTGACTTTGGTTATTGGCACGACACTGATATTGAAAGGAATAACCTTGATTGGCTTGAAAGTCAACCATGGACTACATTATTTGTAGACGGCAATCATAGTAATTTTGACCGACTAAAGAAATTGTCGGTTGAAGAATGGATTGGCGGAAAGGTACATAAAATTCGCCCACATATAATTCATTTGATGAGAGGACAAGTATTTACTATTAACGGTAAAACATTCTTTACATTTGGTGGAGCACAATCTCATGATATTAGTGACGGGATTTTAGAAACTGATGATCCAAGAATTGCGGAATGGCAATACGACTATTGTAAAATGTTTCGTGTAAACCATATATCATGGTGGCAAGAAGAATTACCATCGCAAAAGGAAATGGACGAAGGTATTGAGAATTTGACTAAATATGATAACAAAGTGGATTATATTATAACACATTGCCCACCAACAAAGACTTTAGATGTAATGAATATGAGTAGAGGTTTCTTTGATAAATTGAAATCGGATAGATTAACGAATTATCTTCAAGAAATCCAAGAGAATATTCACTATGGAGCATGGTATTGTGGACATATGCACGAGAATAATTGTTACAAAGATGATATAACTGTTTTGTATCATTACATTATAAAGATTGGTGGCGATGCTCAATGATATATGTAATCACTAATGGAGAACAATACGTTAGAACCAATCCAAATGGGCGATTGGCATGGTCGGGTAATCCGACTTTAGCCAACTCGTTTGAGACCTTCCCAGCTGCATTGGGTTTCTTAAAGACCAAAAGAGTACAAAATTTCTTGAAAGGAAGTTCAAAACGAAGTCGTGTAGTTGAATTGACGGATGGATATGTACCAATTGAGAAGCCAGAGGATTGTGGTGAAGAAGAACCAAGTGATATAAATAACATTAAGTCTATGGATATAGACGGATTGTTAAAAGCACCTCATTTACCAGATAAGAGAAATCCATATACATATTATAACAAGTTAGAAGTAGATATATTAGATGTTGATATGGCAAGTATCTTACAATTGGCAAGCAAAATCATAAGTGAAATAGATAAACAATATGAGAATATGAGATATCTCGAAAAAGAAATGGATTTGAGAATTTGTGATACACGTCATTTTAAAAAGAATGATAAAACAAAATTAAGTGCAATTGCGGCACAACGACTCGAATACTATGAACAGAAATTAGATGTAAAGAGAGATATTTATAAAAAGAATAGACAAATTCTTGAGTTGTTTAAAGATGATATAAGTAAATTTAAAGATAAAAATTTTCCAAATGAGATTAAAGCAATTAAGAATACTCCGTATCAATATAGACGTATATCATATGAAGTGTTAAAAGATTATTGTAACGGAAAGTACAGAAAGGAGAAAAAGCATGAAACAAAAAGAGTATCAAAAACTATTAGAACTAGTGTGTAATAAACAAGACAGTTTGTTAGCCCATGGATTGTGGGATAGCGAAGAATACAAGTTGATGGAGCGACTTAAAGTCAAGCTAAAGAAGAAAACAAAAAAGAAATAAGGAGAATATAACTATGAAAGAAGTATTAATGTTACTATTGGCTATGATAATTGGTTTCGCCGGTGGGGCAGGAATGTTTGCGTTGATTTTACATTATTGCAATGGCAACGAAAAATCTGTTTCAACGAAGATAGACGATTTTGGTCAAAGTGCAGAAGTATGTGCTGAAAGTTTTAGAGGTTTGTCAAATGCTTTCAAAACAATGGGAGAAAGTATTAATAAGGGATATACAAGGTACATCGGAAACAGCGATAAGATGACCGAACAAGAATTTAAAGAAGCGTTAAAAATGAAAAATAAAAAAGGAGAATATTAATGATGAAAGAAATAAGCAAATCTAATGTTTTTGAAGTATCTATTAACGAAAAAGATAAAAAGAAAATAAACGGTGGTCGAGTAACAAGATCTTATATTAACAAGTGTTCAGAGATTGTAAAAAGATTGAAAGGAAAAATAAATGAATGATTTAAAAAAAAGTAAAAGTTACATGTTGCGAGGGCGAAGGTCAAGGCTCTTGCAAAAGATGTGTTGATAAAGGTATATGGAATCGAATGTGGATGAGTTTTCTATACAAAATAGAAGGACTTGAAGGCTATTATTGTGCAAAATGTGTAGATGAAATAACGGAGGAAATGAAATGAGATTTTTTAAAGTAGAAGAAATTGACGAAGATACATTCACAAAGCAAGCAGGTAGTTATGAGAGTATTTTTGTTAGTGGTTCTCAAAGAGGTAAGGACAGAGCGGTATATGCGTTCGTAGATGAAACAGAGGACGAGTTTGAGATATATTTAGACGAGTTTGCGGAGGAAGAATAAAATGTTAAAAATTAAATTTTGGAGAATCGAAAATGTATTGTTAATGAAAGTGTTGGAGCAGGGAAACGAGATTAAACGAGGGGATTTTAAATTTTGCGCGTCTAATGGGATTAAGGTTACGAGTATAAGTAGCCCAGAACTAACACCAGCTTTTATAAACATAAGAGGTCGTGTGAAAGAATATGATGACAGTATTGTACCTCGTGAGTGCATTAATGCAGAAGAAGCAAAAGCAATGCTGGCTCGCTACATTGAAGCAGTCAAAGAATATAACACGTCCCTATTAAGAAAAAGTAATGACAAAGATGATATAGAGATAGAAACAGTTATTGCAGAATAGGTCAACAAATAAGGAGGATAGTTAATATGAAAGTAACGATTAATGCAAACGGTAAAACCGTTCAAGTTGAAATGACAGAGGAGCAGTTAAAAGAACTGGGAGTAATTAAGGAACGAAGCCGAACAGGATATGAGAGGGTTAAAAAAGATGAAACGTATTATGTAATTGATACAGAATACAATAGTATGTCGAAAATTACAGAGTTTAATGACCAAGAGGATGAGCAATGTTATAACGCAGGCAATTATTTCAATGATAAGATAATTGCCGAGAACAACGCAAGAGCTGATAAGCTGTTACGTTGTTTAAGACAATGGCAGGCACAAAACGACAAACCGATTTCTATGTCTGATTGGAAAAATGATAATATTTCGAAATACTATGTAGATTATGATTGTTTTCATGAACTGTTTTTCGTGACTTATGCTGTTCGTCGTCGATCCCTAAATAATATATATTTCACATCGGATGAAAAAGCTAAAGAGGCTATTGAAGTATTCAGAGATGAACTGCTATGGTATTTTACTGAATACCAACAACGTCTTGACGAAGAACAAGGAGAGTGAACAAATGGGATATTACAGAGTGCGTAAAAATTGGAACAATGGTAAATGGGATAGTTCACAAATTTGTGCATATACGGACAAGCAAAAAGCAATCCAAGAATGCACAGAAGAAAGGGTGCAACAGGGATATAAAGTGTTTGACCCAGATGGTAAAATTGTCTATCCAATTACATTGGAAAGGCAAACGAAAATACTAAAAAATGATGGCGCTATTCCTGATGACGAAATTGAATATTGGAATGACATATTTAATAGGAAGAAACTCGTTCACTTGGATGATTTAAATGTGATTATTAACCGATATTCTGAACTGTTAAATAAGAATGAAGTAAAGATAGTTTCACATAATGGTATTCGTATGTTGAGAGTACCATCAAATAGATTCCAAATTAAATTAGTTGATAAATCAAAGAACAACTTGGATGAAGATACATATTTTAATCTTGGTTATTTTGCAAACTTCAAAGAGGACGGAATTTTCTTTACTTTGCCGGTGGCAAACCTTGTAGCCGACACCGATGAAAACACACTTTCATCGCCATGTTTGAAATATTTGAAGGAACGAAAAGTCAAGGATAATAAGGTTTATTTCTATGCAAGTCAAAATGCGTCTGATCAGTTTAAAACAAAAGACGTGTCTACATTGATTATTTGTAATGACAATACAGTTTTTATTGATAAGTACAACAGTTTATATGATGAAGATGTTAAATATGCCGTTTCGGGTGCGCCGATTATAATTGATGGATTTAGAGCAACGACAGAATATTTGGACGAAGGTTGGGATAATTCGATAGTTAGACCAACTGTTCACGGATTTTTAGGAGTCAAAGATAATTATATCTATTATTTTTACATTGAAACAAAGACCTCAAATTGTATTACAAGTGGAGAGATTTACGACAAAATTAAAGATTGTGGATTTTCTGATGTTATTAAAGTTGATGGTGGTGGAAGTTTCTATTGTAAAATCAATGGAGAAATTCAAAAGAGTACAAGTGAGAATAGACAAATTAATAACATTGGTGTTGTGATGTAGAGAAGATGTAGAGAATTAAAAGGGGAATCATAAAATGAACGATGATATAGAATTGGTCAATGCTGGCGAGTATCTCGATAAATTGTATGCTTATATGTGTACATCAAAATTGTATTACTACGATATACAATATATGTTTTCGACAACTTTATTGGAATATCGGTTAAAACACAATATGACCCTAAAAGAAATGTCAAGTTATTTAGAAGTAACTCCGAAAATGCTTTCTAAATATGAAAGTGGAGATTACAATTTTTCACTTTCTCAAATTTGTGATATATGTGAAAAATTAAATCTAAAACTTAGTCTTTCGATTATTGAAAATTAAACACAAAGGAGAATATCGTTATGGTAACAAAAACGATGAAATTATCGGATATAAAGATTTCGGATGCTTTTGCAAGGACTCATGTGTCCGAAAGAAAACTACGGAAATGTAGAAATTATTTCGAAAAATTCGGAAAGCCGGATAGAGAAATTGTGGTTGCTTCCGACGGAATTCTTAGCGACGGCTATATTATGTATCTTATTTACAAAGAGAATAATATAGAAGATGTAGAAGTCAGAGTCGAAGATTGGGGAGCAAGTAGCTATAGAAATGAACGAACGATGTATATTTACGGTAGACATATCAATGGAAATGATGTTGATAATAAAACATATATGTGGAGAGTTCCTTCAAATTGGATGAGATTCAGAGATAATGTCCAAATTGCTGATGTGATACTTTGCAAAACAAAATATGGGATAGGAATCGTATCGGTAACTGACAAAAAGATATATGATAAATGTCCGGTGAATTTTAGAGTGAAAAAGGTAGCGAGCAAAACAATTTTTAAAAAAAGGATTACAGAGGAAGGAGAAATTTACTATGGCGGTGCTGAAGAATTTTGATGGAAATGAATTATGTGTAAATTGCACTTGCGGTTGTGATGAGGGGATACATATTAAAATTGATAAATATAATACATTTCATTATGCTTTATTAGTGTTTACAAATGGCAAATTTTATGCTGAACAAGACTTTGGATTTATTAAAAAGTTAAAGAAAATTTGGGCGATTATATTCAATAAAGACTTTTATTATGCAGATATCTGTATGACGGAAAATGAATTCCATCAGTTTAAAACATGGATTAATCGACAGTAAGATTGGATGATATTATGACATATAAGACTTTGCGAGAAAGGGTTGAAGAACAACAAGTATCGCATAATGATTTATCACAAAAAGAGATTGATAAAAAACTTGAAGATACATTGCAGAATTTAAAAGAATTGAGAGATGAATCGGCGTTGTACTCAACTTCTAATTTGATGAGAGAACTACAAATTATTAGAAATGGTTACGTAAAAGGAGAATAATGATATGGGTAAAATACATAGTGTAGCAATATGTAAGAAGGAAACTTTCGAACAATGGAAAAGAAGAGAATTGTTATGTTTTGATGGAGTATTGTTGTCGCCTATTGATTGTGTAAGTTCAACAACTAAAGTTGCTGCTAAAAAATTATATATAAAAAATCAAGATGAATTTCAAAAGGATTGGGCAGACTTATCAAACGAAGCGAAAGAAAAGTGTTATGTGCAATATGTAATGAAACATGATACTAGTTATTGTGAGAACGGCGAAACGTATGAAGAATATATGAATGGTGACTTAGATAGTTATGAAATGGAATATACTTCAGAAAGCGGCGATGAACTTGTTGTATTCGGAAGATATGGTACAACAGATAGTGGGATACTAAATAGGCAGATGGACGCATTTAGACTAAACAGTATAGTTGATTGAAACGGCAGTTTCAAATGGAGAATTTCTATTATGGAAGAAATAAAAATTGACTGTGTTTATAATTATAAAGGATCAACGCATTCATACCTGACTGTACGCATTATGGATGTCAATAATTTTGAGATATATTCATCTCATGGAGAACTCATTGAAAAATTACATGATGTGGCAGATTGTTTTTATATTTTGTATTTGGTATCAATAGGGGAATATCCACGAAAGGAAGTATCATTATGAGCTTTACAAAAACATTTCCAATAAATACAGGAACATTTGTTATTGTTCAAGTAGGAAATACTAAGAGATTGGGTACGGTGGTTTGTTATCAATGTGTTACAGAGGAGGACGAAGAAGATATGGTTATGGTTTCTGGGTACAAAGAAAGTTGGTGTGGAGAATATTTACTTAGTGAAGTGAAAATTGCAACGGATGAAGAAATTAGGCATATATGAAAGGGAGAAAATGATATGTTATTAAGTGAAATTGCAGAAAAGATTATAGAAAAAGATCCGGAAGATTTCTTGAGATATGCTGTTGAGGTTGGTAATAGAGAAAAGTCCTATGAGGATTCTTTAATCAATCCATTAATAGATCATTACTTGTACAATGAATTAAATTTATGTTCTTGTGGATCACCTGATACCACTTTGGAAGTCATTCGAAGATATCTTCATATTCGGAAAGAATGGAAGGATTTAAGTTATGATGAGGTGCAAGAAAGATATAAAACGGAATTGCATATAGACACCGAAGATTATGAGCAGTATGGAGTATTTCAATTCATGGCATATGAAATAGACAGTCTTGGGTTTACAGATCATGGTAGTAGTATTGGCTACTGTTGGTTGACTGAAAGGGGCGAGATGTTTCTTACAGTGTTGGATGCATGGAGTCAACATAATAAGGAGAATTAATTATGAACATAGGAGAAAAGAAAGAATATGTTGGATATGTAGACAAATATGATGGTGCTTGTCAATTTGAGACAGATAAAACTGTTTATAGCAAGAATGTTGTATTGGCTATAGATGAATTGTTACGCACTGAAACAAAAGATTGCGAAAAGTATAAAATCACGATAGAAAAATTAGAGGCGGAAATGATATGAAACTAAGTCATAGGTATGACAATGACTCAGAATTAAATGATTATTTTTCTCACGAGTATCATTGTGAACTGACCAAAGAACTTGATGATTTGGCTGGTTTTGATAAGAAAATGATTGATGAATATGAATATGGACATTATATATTGGCAACTGAAGCGGACATGAAACAAAGACTTTTGTACATAAGAATTCCAGGTGGTACGGTTGGCAATATATTTTTGGATAAGACGGAGAATATTATTACGAAGATAACAATTGATACAGATTATGTCGTAGACTCATATCCTGAGAATATTCAAGAATATGTTCAGAAATACGTTGGAGAGAAAATTGAAATAGGAGATTGAAAATTATGAAAAACCTCAATAATGAACTTAACGAATGGGACGACGTTGTTAATAAGGTGAACGAAATTGTTTCTTATATAAACGAACAAGATCCCCCAAAACCGGTGACGGTGTTATGGGTAATCAGAAATAACGACACAAATGAATTGATATTTAATGCAAGAGGAGGAGCTTATAAAGATAAGGAAGCGGCTTTAAATAAAATAAAAAAGTTGGGCTCTCAAAATCATTGTTTGCTTAGATATGAATTGCGTGTTTCAACGGATAAGAAATGGAGGAAAATATGAGTAGTTCACGAAAAATCGCAAAAATCGAGGGTTATGAGGACGAAGACATGAAGAACATCATAAAATGCCTTGAAAAACAAGGGTTTTTAGTGTCCGAATATGACGAACTTGACGACGACTATAAAATTTGGAACATTCTAAAATAGAGAAAAAAAGCGATGAAAGCTTAATTTCAAGACAAAGGGGGTGAGGAAAGTGGCGGATAGTATATTGCTTACAGTATTTATAACAATGCTCGTATTATATGTCATAAGTGAAGTTATACAAAGATGATATTTTAATAATTTAGTATAAAAAGCACAATTTATGGAGGTAAATAATATGAAAGATTTTAATAAAGTGGCAATTGTTAATTTGTTTGACGATTATGCATGCGATGATTATGCAGTTGCATTGTATGATGACGAAGCAAAGCTAATATGTGATTCATGGTTGGTCGTTGTGAATGGATGGGGAAATGAAAATGCAAGGGTACTTGGAGAAATTAAACGTGTTTTTCCTATTGAAGATTGTGATAAAGAAATAGTTGGACAAGTTATTGGTGTTGTGAATATGGATGCGTATAACAAAAGACATATAGAAGAAAAAAGATTAAAAGAGACGGCAGAAAAGAAAGCTACAATTGAAAAGGAATTGGAGCAAGAAATCAATAAATACAAAACAGTTACGTATTATGAAGATATGGCAAAGAAATATCCGAATAATTCAAGATTACAAGACTTGGTTAATAAGTTGTTAGAATTGGGAGAATAATCATATGTGGGAAGATATTTTAGGACGATTAAGGAAGTTGTCCAAAGAACAACTAATTTACATCATCGAACAATACCGCAATGTAACTCGTAGAATGAGTGATACTCTTGTAAGAGAAAGCCAAGGTTATAATTCAAGTAAAGCTTGTGATGATATACGAGATTGTTTACAGGATTGTGATTTTATTCGTACTCATGAATTGGCTACTTATGTAGATATGAAGCTTGGCAAGATTTCTGGTGAAGAATATAGGGACGTATTGTTGGGGAAAGATGACGATTAAATATTACTGTTAAAGGATCGAAAAGGGGGGAATAATATATGTTAATGATAGGGAGCATTGACGAATGCCTTGATAGAATTAAGGCGATAAACGAAAACAATAGATTAAGAATTGAATGTCTTGAAAAAGAAAATCAATTTTTGAGAGAAAAATATAATAAGGATGAAGAAGTCAAGAAAATGCAACAAGAGTTGGATGTAATGAAAAAAGATTTGAGACGTGGCTTCTCAATTTCAGAAAGAGAGCAAAAAGCGATTAAAGAATGGAAAGAAAAGCATGACACTGAAGTCCATGGATTTAAAACATTAGAAGATAGACTTCATGCAGGCGGTCTTATTGGCGGTAGATATACTTACCATTTTGTTCCGACAAGCATAGGAGTTTCTGGCACAATTCAATGTAGTTGTGGTGAAGAATTTGAGTTTTGCAAATTGTGATATGAGGAAATAATTTATGAATGTTTATGGCGAAGAAATGATTCTTATAAAAAATAGTGATGGGACATATAGAATAGAGGTACATAATTGTCCTTTTAAAGATTTGAATGGAGAAGAAATTAATGGCACAATAATATTTCCAAGAGTATTAAAAGATGATAAAAATTCATTTATACATGTAAATGAATCACCGGAATCCACAATTTGTGAAGTGATTTTGGACGAATAAATAAAAAGGAGAATAAACTTATGAAAAAGAAAATTTGCGTAGCATTGGCAATTATGGCAACATTGAGTTTGGCAGGTTGTCAAGCAACGACGAGAAAATTGGGTGATTCTGCAACTATTAAATTAGAACCAAATCTAAAATTAGAGGAAATAACATGGAAAGGTGCTTCATTGTGGTATCTTACACGTCCTATGACAAAGGATGATATTGCAGAAACACATACATTTAAAGCGTCATCCAACTTGGGAATCATTCAAGGCACGGTGACTGTTATAGAGACAAAAGAATGAAAACCTGATTTCAAGGAGAATATTGTAATGGTTAAAGATACAAAAGATAGAGACGAAAAATATGAATTAATAAAAACATGTTTCGATCTTGGAGGCAAACCATATATAAAAATTTGTTGTCCATGTTGTGATAATTTAACAGAAGGAAGCTATCAAGTGATTACAGATATTCCTAAAAAATTATATTGCTCTCAATGTGGAGCAGAAATTATACAGCCAATTCAATTTGCTAAAGTTTTATTTAAGTTTAAATAAAAAGAGAATGTATATATGAATACAATTATATTCAATGAATATGATTGTATTTAATTATAGGGAGGAATTTAAAATGAAAGGTTATAAAGTATTTAATTCAGATTGGACATGCAGAGGTTATCAATATGAAATTGGAAAGACTTATGAGATAGCAGAAAATCCACAGTGTTGTAAGGTGGGTTTTCATTTTTGTGAAAGACTGGCAGATTGTTTTAATTATTATTCATTTAACACAAACAATAAGGTGGCTGAAATTGAGGCAATAGGAGAAATTGATTTTGATGATACCAACTCTAAGCGTTGCACAAATAAGATAGTTATCTTAAAAGAATTGAAGTGGAGCGAAGTGTTAGATATGTGTAACAGCGGAAAAGGAAATTCCGGAAATCGTAACAGTGGAAATGATAACAGTGGAAATCGTAACAGTGGATATTATAACAGTGGGAATTATAACAGCGGACATTATAACAGTGGATATTATAATTCCGGAGATCATAATAGCGGATATTGTAATACAAATTCACCTAAAGTGAGAATGTTTAATCATGAAACTGAATTTAATTTTACTGATAAGTCAATAGTTAGATTTAACGAGATTTTATTTAATTGTCCTCAGTCATATAAATATTCAGATTTTATTGACAAAAGCAAAATGAGTGAGGAAGAAATTATGGAACACCCTGAATGTGAAACTATTGGCGGATATATCAAAACAATAATAGTTGAAGCTGACAAGCAAAAATGGTGGGATGAAGATGTTAGCGATGATGATAAAGAATTTATTAAGTCGTTACCATATTTTGATGCTGATATATTTTATGAATGTGTTGGCGTGAGAGTTTAATTATAAGGAGGAATTTATGAAAAGTTATGTTGTGGAAAAAGAGTTTAAATACAAAGGTTTAAAATGTGTTGTGCTGCTTTTGGCAACAGGATATAGGTGTGGCTATGTAGGAGTTCCGAAAGGACATCCTTTATATAATGTGGATTATATGAATTGTCAGTCAGATTTTGCTTGCCATGGAGGTCTTACATATTCCGGAGGAGGAGCGAATTCTTCGTATCCTATTAGTAGTGATTTGTGGTGGTTTGGATTTGACTGTACTCATTGGGGAGATGCAGATGATTGGAACTCCACATTTAAAGCCTTCTCAGAACAAAGCGAAAAGGTTGCTGAATACAAAGCAATACGTAGTTTATGTCCTTTGGGAGGGGAAATTCGTACAACGGAGTTTGTAGAAAATGAATGTAAATCATTGGCTGAACAATTAGTCAACTGTGATAATAAGCATAAAACTTCATCTGATGAACAAGAAGACTTTGTAAAACAATATTACAATGAGAATAAAGATACGGTTGAACGATATTATAATGAGAATAACGAGCTAGGTGTATTATACAGCCCTGATTATGGATCTGGGTGGAGCTCTTGGAACAGTCCGGAATTAGCATACGATAAAAGAATTGTAGAATATTGGTTAAATAAACATCCTAATGCTCAAAAGATGAAAATGCATCTTGAAAGAATTGGATACCACGATGTTTGGATGGGCGGTTATAATGATTTAAAAATTGCTTGGATTCCAAAAGGTACAATGTTTTATATTCATGAGTATGATGGCTCAGAAAGTATTGAAACACCCAAAAGTTGTGGAATGATGATGGCATAAGATTGATAGGTAGGAGGAATTATTATGAGTTTGTTATGTGATAGAGCAAAAAACAAATTAGATAAAAGCAAAAGAAAATATAAAGAATGTCCGCAATCAAAATCCCCGGATCGAGAAGCAGAATTGTTTTGTGAAAATTGTGGACACTCTTTAGGGAAAGAAGATGTTTTAATTATTGATTTGGAAACAGTGAAGTATTGCTCAAAATGTATTGAAAAATATATAAAAGAGACACCGTTTGATATTCCTGATGGTACGGTGGTTAAAGACTTTGGTGATTCTGTTTATTTAAAATATAAAAGTGGTGGTTATATAGAACAAACAGTTCTAAAGGATTGTTATTTTAACACAAAGGGTAGATACATTAAAGTAAAAGGCAAAAGAGTATATATTTAAGCTTGAAATTTTGCTTTCATTTTGATTTTTAAACAGAGGATAATTCACTGTAGTATTTACTACGTCTTTGGGCTGTTCGCCCGATAATTCAATTTTAGATTATAAATTTTATTTAGATGGTTGCAAACATCTATAACAATATTAAGAAAGGTATTGAGTAACGTTTTAAAGTGTACACGCTCCGAATATAATATGCAATATTTAGGCGGTAAAAGTCGAATTAGTAAACAAATTTCGGAGGTAATAAATGAGATACCAAGGTGGAAAATCAAGAATAGCGAAACAAATTGCAATGATAATAACAGGAACTGGAGGGGATGATCTAACATTCGTAAGTCTTTTTTGTGGAAGTTGTTCAATAGAAAGTAAAGTTGATGGATTTGCAAGAAAAATATTAAATGATAAACATGAATATTTGATTGAACTCTTAAATGGGGTTAAACATGGATATGATTTGCCAGAGAATATATCTGTAGATGATTATAAGTATATAAAAGAACATAAGGACGAGGATAAAGTTTTAGCTGGCTTTGTAGGATTTGGATGTTCGTTTGGAGGTAAATGGTTTGGCGGATATGCAAGGAATAAAACAGGAACAAATTATGCAGCCCAGAGCAAAAGATCGTTGTTAAAGGATATGGATACTCTTATGGATGCTGAATTTATATGTAAAGATTATCGTGAGGTAGAACTCCTGCAAAACTGTGTAGTATATGCTGATCCTCCGTATAATGGGACAACAGGGTATGGAAAAGAAAAATTTGATTCAAACGAATTTTGGAATTATATGAGAGAAATAAGCAAAGATCATATTGTGTTTATCTCCGAACAAAATGCACCAGATGATTTTGTGGCAATTTGGAGTAAACCATTTACAAGAACTTTAGATGTAAACAAAAACAATCAGTTTAAAGTCACAGAAAAATTGTTTGTACATCAAAATAATTTAAAATACATACAACATTAATTCAAATAAAATAAGCAGACGTGTTTATTTTATAGAAATGAAAATATAGAAAATTAAGTTGATGAGGAGGAGTGAGGTTTGTGTGCACACAAAAAACTATAGTTTACTCCTAAAACAGTATGAAACTAAATCGGATATATAATGAAGATTGCTTTAAAACCATGGAGAGAATGTCCAGTGAATTATGTACAAACATATTAACCTCTCCATTTTATAACACAAATAAAAAGCAATGTAAATCAAATACTCTTATGAAGTCAAATAATGCTTCAAGTAAATTTCCTTATTTGAGATATGATACACATGTAGACAATATGACTGATGAAGAATATTGTAATTTTACTCATAAATTATTTTTGGAATTTGATAGAATTTTAAATCCACATGGAACTGTTTTATATAATCTTTCTTATGGAAATAACAATAGAGATGGAATGTTTAAAGCTATAAATACAATTATCACACAAACTCCATTCACAATTGCTGATGTAATTACATGGAAGAAAAGTTCTGCAATGCCAAACAATTGTAGTCCTAATAAACTTACCAGAATTACTGAATTTGTATTTGTGTTTTGTAAAAAAGACCAAATTGATACGTTCTATTGCAACAAGCCTATTGTGAGCTATAGAAAAACGGGACAAGCTTCATATGGTAATATTTTTAATTTCATTGAAGCCAAAAATAATGATGGTTCATGTCCATACAATAAAGCAACTTATTCAAGTGATTTATGTAAACAACTTTTAAACATATATGGTTGCAAGGATGGAATTGTATATGATCCATTTATGGGAACGGGAACAACGGCTGTTGCTTGTAAAGAGTTGAGTATAAATTACATAGGAAGTGAAATTTCTAAGAATCAATGTGAGTGGGCAGAAAATAGGTTATCAAAAGTGTAAAGAGTATTGATTGAAAGAAACATTTCAAACGGAGAATATAGAACTAGGAGGACTAAAATGCATTATTGTGTACATTTATTAACCAAAGAATTACCAAGCGAAAACCAAATTGCAGATATTATGAATCCGTATTATGTAGGTAATGTCTATAGTAATTTAGATGAAGAAAATGAAGACCATGTTGTCAATTATCCTACATTCACATGGGATGGCTATCAAATAGGTGGAAGATATAAAGCAGAAATAAAATTAAAAGTTGATGCAGAGAACAAAGGAAATAACGAATATTATAATTGGGGTTATTATAGCCGTGATGAAAGAAACGGAAGATTATTTTGGTCAAGCTTGTTGTCTACGTTAAAAGAGTGTATGGGAAGCCGATATAGTGAAGAAGATTGGTTTGCTAATATGGGCTTTTATGATAAATATATACTTGTAGACGGAGCAAGACAAAAAGATATAGTTAATCTACCTGAAATGGATTGTTATGTATGTATTTTGCCTGACGGAACAGCAATTGCACGAGCGTCTTGGAATGGTACAAGCTTTGTTGAAGATAAGGATTTCGATAGAAAACATAAAGAAGCATTAGGTGCAAATATGGACGGCTTTATTACAGTTCTTGATGTTCATGATTAAAACAAGGGCTGATTTAAAAGAGGTAACTCAATTTACACAGACAGAGAATAGATAACTAGGAGGTAGAGAAAATGAAAAGACAAATTAGAAGAAATGTTTTTGAAACAAATTCATCGAGTATGCACTCTCTTACTGTAATGAAAAGAGATGAACATTATTCGCCAGAAGAATTTTTAGATGGCTTTTATTTGGGAGATGATGGGATATGGAGTCCTTGGGACGATGATTTAGAATTTGGTAGAAGCCCATTTAGAGCATTAGGAAATTTTCATGATAAATGGTTATATGCTTGTGCGTCTTTAGTGGACGAATATAATGATGATACATATAAGAAACTTGAGCAAATTGCATTAAAATATGTTCCAGGTTTAAAGAAAATCGAAATTCCTATGAGGTCGGATTTTGTTTATAACAAAGATTATCCAGATTATAGCAACGATGAATTTGTGCAAGAATATGGGAAAACAGAAGATGAATTAAATGAATATTTTAATCAAAAAGGTGAAAAATGGGGAGTCGATTCAATTGATTATTATGAGAATAAAGGACGATTCTATTTTGAAGAACCATATACGGGTTACGTTGATGAAAATATATTGAGCGGTTTTCTTGAAAGAGAGAATATATCTTTAGAAGAATATTTAACTAATAAAAAATATGTAGTTATTCAAGACGGTGATGAAACTTGCTATTGGAATGATATGAAGAAAACTGGATTGGTAAATATGGATATTATTGATTATGAGTATCCAAAAGAATAATATAAGGAGAATAAAAATATATGAAAAGACAGATTAGACGTGGAGTATTTGAAACCAATTCATCAAGTACCCATTCATTAACAATGTGTAGTGAGGAAGAATTTGAACAATGGAAGAATGGTAAAGTCCTATTCGATGAGGATGGCGAAACCTTCGTAAAAGCAAGTGAACTATCAAATAAAGATAAGGAATATGCTGCTCAAGAGTATGAGGATAATAAAGATGAGTATTCAAAAGATTGGTCAGAATTATCAGAGACTGCGAAAGAAAGATATTATACAAAATATGCAAAAGAGAATGATCTTATAAATGAAGATGCAAAAACTTATGATGAATGGAATAACGACTATGAACTTGAAACTTTCGTAGATAAATATACAACCAAAAGTGGAGACAGAGTTGTTGCGTTCGGTAAATACGGATATGACGGTTGATTAAGAGTCAAAACATTATAGTGAATGAAAAGTATGAAGGATATTTGGGAGGTAAAAATGAAAATTTTAGGGAGTTACAAGAATGGAAATTTCAGAACTGCTATATTTGAAGATGGAACAAAAATAAGAGAAACAAATGATGATGAGTTTCAGGCTGCATTTGCAGAAAATATGGATATAAAAATAACAAATTATTGTGATATGGGCTGCCCGTTCTGTCATGAAGGAAGTACAACAGATGGCAAGTTCGGTGATATTATGAATGAAAAATTCATTGATACTCTACATCCATATCAAGAAGTTGCACTTGGTGGTGGAGACGCTACAAGTCATCCTGATTTAATTCCATTTTTACAAAAACTAAAGGATAGAAAAGTCATTGTAAATATGACGGTAAATCAGATTCATTTTGAGAAGAAACAAGAGCTAATAAAGAAACTTGTAGGCGAAAAGCTCATATATGGTTTGGGAGTTTCACTTGTAACTCCAACAGAAAACTTTATTAAACTTATCAAACAATATCCTAATGCAGTCATTCATGTAATTAATGGTGTGTTAAAGCCATCAGACATACAGGCGTTGGAGAATAATAATTTGAAGATTTTGATTTTGGGATACAAACATTTAAGACGTGGTGATGATTTTTATGATATAGACCATGATAATATTGAAATTAGACAAAGTTGGTTGTATGAAAATCTTTCAAATATTATTGAAAAGTTTAATGTTGTTAGTTTTGATAATTTAGCCATTGAACAATTAAATGCGCGAAGATTAATGACGGACGAAGAATGGAATGAGTTCTATATGGGTGACGATGGTACAATGACCTATTATATCGACATGGTAGAACGAAAATTTGCAAAGAGTTCAACGGCTGCGTTTGACAAAAGATATGATTTGTTAGATTCTGTTGATGAAATGTTTGAGCAAATAATATCTAAACAGAGTTAAAGACAAAATAACAATAAACAGTTCAAATAGAGAATATTAAATAAAGAGGAGTAAAATTATGAAAATTATAAAAACAGGAAGTACATATCAAATTTATGGCGAGGATTTAATTGTGTTGGACAAACTGCCGGCACAAACATATAAAATTGGATTCAGTAAATTTACCGGTTTCTTTTTAGAGAAACAACATGATTTGGAAATCAAGGAAGATAAGATATACGGAGTTCATGAAGAAAAGGCGAATAAAGTATTGAATAGATTTGAAAAATCTCGTAAGAATTTGGGTGTAATTCTTAGTGGAGATAAAGGTATTGGAAAGTCTTTGTTCGCAAGACTACTTTCACAAAAAGCAATTGAAAATGGTATTCCAGTTATATTGGTCGATGATTTTATTCCCGGCATTGATGATTTCCTAAATGACATTAAAAATGAAGTGCTTATTTTGTTTGATGAGTTTGACAAAACATTTAAGAGTCGAGATGATGTAGATCCACAAGCACAAATGCTGTCATTCTTTGATGGTACAAGTTCTGGGAAGAAATTATTTGTAGTAACTTGCAATGAATATCGCAATTTGAACGAATATATGATTAACAGACCAGGAAGATTTCACTTTCACTTTAGATTTGAATATCCGACGGCAGATGAAGTAAGAAATTATTTGACAGATAAAATAGATAAAAAATATTTTTCTGAAATTAACAAGGTTGTTTCTTTTTCAAGAAAGATTAAATTGAATTATGATTGTCTTTCGGCAATTGCTCTTGAATTAAATGAGGGAGAAAAGTTTGAAGAAACTATTAAAGATTTGAATATTATAAATACACATGACAGGAAAAGACAATATGATGTTCAATTATTCACAGAAGAAGGCATTATCTTTACAAGTGAAAACAAGGAATTGGACTTACTAAATGGAGATACTAATGATATTTGGGTGGAGGATTTAGAAGGTAATAGTATAAATATCGAATTCTCGGCTAATAATGCAATATTTGATAATAAGCAAAACTCATTTATTGTATCTGGAAATAATGTTGAAATATATGATGATTATGAGTGTGTAGATAAAGCAAAGAAAGATATTTATAAAAATCTCCATTGTGCATATATCAAGTTTTCTCAGAGTTATAATGATTATCTTCATTACAAGTTGATATAAGGAGGCTAAATATTATGGAATTTTTTAAAAACATTAAATGTATACGAAAAGTGATTTGTGATATTCGGTGGGATATGACTGTCATCAGAGATCAATTAAAAACAATTAATGAAACTATAATGGATAAGCCAGAAGATTCAGATAGAGTAAAGTTGCTTGAAGAACAAGTTGATTGCCTTATCAAAAATAAGTTTGAAGATGGGAAAGCATACGATTCGATTGTTCTTGTACCATCTAAAAAAAATGAGTGATATGGGTCAAATGCCAACGATTATACATCGTGGCGAAAAGATTAATACGGATAATATGACTTCATTCAATTTGTCGTGGAGTTATGGCGATGGTGCAATTCTTACAACCGAAAAGGAGTAATGTTATGGATATTATATATACAGGCGATGGAGGATATATTTTGAAAATAAATGTAACCTACCGAGTAGATGCGAGAAATATTATACAAGCAAAACAAGAATTTCTTCAATTTCTTTCTACAGATTTTGATAGAGCAGTCGATAAAAAGCTGGGTGATTACGGTTTTGATTCGGAGAATATAAATAGATGAAAACAATGTTTCAAAGGGAGAGTGTTGTGACATGATGAAGGGCGATAAGATAAAATTGAAAAAGGGAATAGGTACACTTAGACATATTGGTGCAATATGCGAAGTGACTGATGTGTCAGAAGACGGCATAATTTCTTTTAGATACAAAAATAAATATGAAGGCTGTATCTCAGAAGATGTGTGTGCAGAATATTTTGATGAAGTTCACAAGTGGAGCGAATGGAGAAAGAAAAATGGTGGGAATTACTTCAACAGTGATGGAAGATTTTATGCATTTGTTTATGAATACAGAACCGATGGCAAAAAGATTCAAGTACGAAGTGGGAAATATAAAGCAGAGGCTTGTTGCCATAAAGATGATACATATAATGAGGAGATAGGTTTATTCCTAGCAAGCAATAGATTGTTTATAAAAATTCTTCAAGACATGGTTAATTCTGAAATTCGTCAAATGAAATATGATGTAGTAGATGAACTTTTTAGGAATGTGGCAAAGGCAAGTGCAAAATTAGGTGTTAAATTTGTATAAGTAAATAAACTTTTCATCGGATGAAACGGAGAATGTATAGGTAGAAGGGTAGAAAATATAATGAGTACAAGATATTATATACATACGCAAAACAAGGAATTTGTTGAGAAATATTTCTTTAATGAGTATAGACTTGTGGACGAACCTTGTTTCGGCTATGAGATTTGTATTGGACATAGAAGTGGTGGATGGAAACCTTTGTTTAATCAACACAACGATGCATATACTTCTGTTGAAGAAATGAAAGAATTTTTATCCACAAATTCCGATAAGATTTCTATATATGATGAATCTGAACGATTTCTTACTTTAAATGAATTAGAAGATGAGTTAATAAATTGGGCGGAATGTCAGGAAGTCAAGTATATGAAGTATAATGCTCAAGAATCCGACTTAGACGATATTCGTTTTGATATAAGTACAAAAGACGATTATGATATAAAAGCTCCATTTGACCATATTGAATATGACAAAGTAATAGATAAGCTTACTCCTGAATTGAAAACATACAGAGGTCATTATACTCATGATAAAGATAATTATGATTTTGTGTCGGGTTGGTGGAGCAAACCAAGACCAAGAGGATTATTGAGGAGGTTGTTTAATGAGTTGGAATCCAGTAATGAATAAATTCATTGAAATAAAAAATGAGTTTCATAAAAGAATGGGATATATTACATATAACATGGATGAGAAGAAAACATGTTTGGAATTATGGGTCGAATGTTTAAATAGTATTGAACCCATAAATCAATATTCTGAATATGCGGACTTACTTTCACGATTAGAACTAAATCAAAATGGACACTTTCTTCTTTTGAGATATGGTCAATATAGTGACATCTACAATGGAGAAATTGATAATTCTGGTGAGGAATTATGGAGTATATATGATGGATTTTATCGTGAATGTAGAAGTATAGTAATTGATATAGTAAATGACAAAATAGTTTTGTGTCCCTTTGCTAAATTCTTTAATATTAATGAACTTGAAGAAACAAGTTTGGAGAATATACAAAGTAGAATTGATAATGCAAAAACAGTTGAATTTTCAAATAAGTTGGACGGTTCTATGCAATCAGCTACTTGGTATAACGGTCAAATTATAATGGCAGGGAGTCAATCTATTGACCCAAATATGTCTTGGAGATTACAAGATGGTTATAAAATGATATATCAGCTACCTGGTTATGAGCAAATGTTGCGAGAATATCCCGATATCACTTTTGTTTTTGAGTACATTTCATTGAAAGATACACATGTCGTTAAATACACAAAAGAGCAAGAAGGATTATATCTTATCGGCATGAGAAGTAATTTGACCGGCGAAGAATATTCATATGAATCAATTCTCAAATTCGCAAAATTATACAATATTCCAACAACAGAAATCTTCAACAAGACCTTGGATGATGTTATGACCGAATTAGACGATAAGTCATCTGATGAAGCGGAAGGTTTTGTAATCAACATTGACGGTTATAAGGTTAAATTAAAATACAATGATTATGTTCATATTCATAAAGTATTATCTAAGTTATCGTCTATCAATTTAGTGATTTCTTCTATCGCCGACGGCTGTTATGATGATTTACTATCGAAATTACCAAAGGCTTATCATGAAAATGTTAAGAAGATAGCAACCGTTGTTATGAAGTATATTAATGAGACCACAAAAAATATAAAACAATACTATGATGATGCTCCCAAAACCAATAAAAAAGATTTTATGATATATGTTTCAGAAAATGTTCCTAAGGAGTATCAAGTATATTGTAGAGAATTATATTATGGTCATGATATCAATGTTTTAAAAAGTGGCAACAAAAAGTCACCTCGATATAAAAAATTAAAGGAAATGGGAGTAGACGATTATTCTGTACTCTTCAAGGAGGAATTGAAGGATGTTTAAACAAGAAGTGCAAAATCAAATTCAACAACATTATGACAAACTTATATCGTTAGGCTACAATGTTGTTGGTGTATTTTTATACGGTTCACAAAATTATGAGTTGGATTACTCTGGTTCAGATGTCGATTCAAAAGCAATAATTCTTCCTACATTAAACGATATTGTGTTTAATCGTCAACCGGTAAGTACGACACTTGATATGGGGAATGGTTGCTTATGTGATGTGAAAGATATTCGTAAAATGTTTGAGTGTTTTAAGAAACAAAATATTAACTTTGTTGAACTTTTGTTTACTCAATATTATATTTTAAATCCAATTTATGAAGAACTATTCGCACCTATGCTTGATAATGCCGAAAAAATTGCAAGGTACAACAATTACGCAAGTGTTAATTGTATGTGCGGAATGGCATTTGAAAAGTACAAAGCTCTTACATATCCGTATCCAAGTATTGTAGATAAGATTGAGAAATATGGTTGTGACCCCAAACAATTACATCATATTTTACGTTTGAAAGATTTTATCGAAAGATATTGTAATGGCGAAAGTTACCGTACTATTTTAATCCCTAAAAATAAGGATATGTTGCTCGATATTAAATCTAATTATCATTATGAATTAGAATATTCAAAAAATTTAGCAAAAGAAACGTGTGAGTGGATTAAACAATATAAACAAGAGTATATGGAGAATAATCCATTGGAGATTAATACTGAAGCAAAAGATGTTATGGAAAAGGTGATGACAAACTTAATTACATTCAGTATAAAAAATGAGGTGTGTAGGAATGAGTAAACCAAAACTATATGTTATGTGTGGTTTGTCCGGAAGTGGCAAATCTACTATTGCAAAACAGATTACAAATGATAATCCTGATACAGTTATTATATCAACTGATATGATACGAGAACAATTAACCGGCGAAATCGGAGACCAATCTCAGAATGATGAAGTCTTTGAAATTTTTCATACACTAATCCGAAAGCGTTTGGAGAATAAATACAATGTGATAGCTGATGCAACAAATATTACAATGAAATCTCGCCGGGCAATTCTAAATAAGGTTAACGGATTAGACATAGAAAAGATTTGTTACATAATACCGAAACCATTCGAGTGGTGTCAACAAGATAATAAAAATAGACCACACCCTGTTCCCGATGAAGTGTTGGAAAAGCAAATTAGAAGATTTGAAATCCCTTTCATTGAGGAAGGGTGGAGCAAGATTATTATTCATGATGAATTTAAAAATCATGTGAGAAATTTGGTTAATGAAATAGCTTATATGGGAGATTTCGACCAAAAGAATCCTCATCACACAATGGATTTGTACAAGCATTGTTTAAATACTAAGAAATTAATGAAAGAAAAGGGTTATGAAAATCCTTGGCTGGGCGGTGCGATGATGCATGACTTAGGTAAATTGTCAACTCAAACATTTGATGATCTTGGCATAGCTCATTACTTTGACCATCACGCATACGGTTCGTATTTTGTATTGAGTCGAATACCTCAAAATTTAGAAGTATTAGACATATGTTTCCTTATCAATTATCATATGTTGCCGTTTAGTTGGGAAAGTGAAAAAACGAAACAACGCTGGCGAAAAAGATTCGGAGAATATAAGTATAAGATACTTATGGATTTTCATGAATGCGATATACAGAGGTGATAAAGGAAATATATGAGTAAAGAGTTATCTAATAGAGAACAAAAGTTTCGGGATGAGTATATGGATATTTTGTATCAGGCTATAAGGAAAGAACATCCACCTGGGAAATACCTTCTCTTAGACAAGGACGATTTGAGAAAATTGACGGAACTGTTCAAAAGAGTTTATCAAGAAGGAGAATATATTGATATGAATGATATTAAAGAATTTCTTACAAAAGAACATAAAGAACTTATTCATAAGAAAATTGTAAAAACAATTGAGGATATGGACTTTACTTCTATAATAGAAGATTTTATCAATGATGAATTGGATTATGTTAGAGATCGAGATAATGTTGATGAATTCTTGGAAGAACAAATTATAGAAATTGTCCGTCAGCATTTAGTTAAGAGTGGATTGTTAAAGGAGAATAAGTAAGTATGAATTATTTTATTTCGGATTTACATTTGGGTCATAAGAATGTTTTAAAGTTTGATAATCGTCCATTTATCAATATAGAAGAACATGACAAAACAATTATTGATAATTGGAATAGTAAAGTTAATGATAATGACGATGTATATGTCTTGGGCGATATTAGTTGGCACAATGCCACCAAAACTATTGAAATTTTCAAACAGTTAAAAGGTCGCATACATTTAATTCAAGGAAATCATGACAATAGAATATTAAAAAACAAAGAATTATACAACTTATTTGTCGAGGTTGTAGATTACAAGGAACTAAAAATTGACAATGAAATTTCAGTTGTTTTATGTCACTATCCGATGCCATGTTTCAAAAATCATTACTATGATTGGATACATCTTTATGGGCACGTACATAATAGTTTTGAAGAAAATATGATACAACATTTTAGATATGAAATGGGAGCATTATATGATAAACCTTGTCATATGTACAACGTCGGTGCGATGATGAAGTATATGGATTATACACCGAGAACACTAGAAGAAATTAGAACAGGATGGATATTAGAGTCATAAGATAGGGCGTCATGATGAAAATGTTCGTAAGGTCTAATTGGAAAACTATAAGTAGGGATAAGATTATAGAGGTGATAGATTGAAAGTATACAATACTTGTTGTAAAGTTAGTAATTATTGTACTGGCGAATTAGAAGAAGTGTTAAATCAATATTCAGATTATGGGTTTAATTTGGTTTCAACGCTTATTGCAAAGAATGAATGTGACATAGATGTTATGTATTTGTTTTTTACAAAAGTATGCGAATAATTAGTAACCTAATGAAAATTAAATTTCAACGACAAGAAAAACCATATATAGTAGCTTCAAGATAATATCAACTACTATATATAGTGTATAAAAAATAGACAATCAACAAATTTTGGTCGAGGAGTTGATTGTCTATATAAAAGGATACTTCATAATGGGATATACCATTACTCTGTATTTTTATATTTTAACATATTTTTGCAGAAATATCAAGTGTTATTTTTATCATTTTGTTTGGGTGGGATTTAGCATACCCTTGGGCTATTTGTGTCCATAAACCACTGTTCATATAGTTCACATAAATTTAATTCTATGTTCCGTCCGTTTGGGCGTTCAGATAGATTTTATTACGTTAATTTTTATTTCAAGGAGGATTTTATTTTAATGGCAGAAACAAAGAAAAAAGGAAGATTATTTGATTTACCAGAGACAAAGGGTGCGTTCCAACTAAAGGGAATTGTGTCTGGAATGGAAAAGGATACAGCATTTAAGGAAATTAAAACTAAGAGCGGCAAGCCTATGAGAATGCTTAAGTTTGGTGCAAGCTATCTTGATGGAGAAACAGTATATGTAAACATTCAAGGTATGGAACAAGAGAATGTTTATTTCTCTAAGAGGGCTGAGAAAAAGGGTGAAAAAGCGGACACCGTAAAAGTACCTTGGGTTGAAAGATATTCGTATAATCGTGAGGGATACCGTATGATAGGTAAGAATATTGGTGTCAAGAAGAAGGTTGATTCTGAGGGCAAAACAGTTAACGATAAGAAAATTTTAACAGACTTTGATGCTTGCAAGGAAGTCAAGGAAAATCTAAAGGACGGTGCAAGCGTATTTATTCGTGGAAGTCTTGATTATAGCAGCTTTACAGATGATAAGGGCAACAAGCGAACATTAACAAAACTTGTTCCAAATCAAATTTCACTTTGTTCGGATATTGACTTTGATAGTGAGAAGTTTGAAAAGCAGAACGATTTTAATCAAGTAATTATCTTTATGGGGATTGAACAAGAAAAGGATGACAATGAGAAACCGACTGGCAGATTTGTTGTTCTTGCAAAGATTGTTACATATAGCAATATTGAAGATGTTCAGTTTATTATTGTGGATAAGGCACTTGCGAATAAGTTTAAGAAGTCTTTAAATCCGTATAATGCGATTAAGGTAAATGGTCATATGGTATCTTCAACTCAGACAGAAACGATTGTAGCAGACGATGATGTTTGGGGAGAAGAAGATAGATTGGAAAAAGTGGCTGCTCCTACAAAAACAGAGTTCATTATTACGGGAGCAAAGGGTTCGTCAATTGATAAAACCATTTACACAGAACAGAATGTAACAGAAGCTATCTCAAAGATTAAAAATGCAAATAAGGCAGAAGAAAATTTCGGCGATGACTCAAATGATGATTGGGGAGACGGAACAAATTTTGACGATGGGGATGATGAGGCATGGGATTAATTCTCACATTAAAAAAATAATCAAATGGAACGCCAGCAATGGCGTTCCAATCAATCAATATTTAGGAATTATGGAGGAATTATTTAATGGCAAAAGCAAGAAAAGCGTCAGTAACAGAAAGTAAGTTGGGAATGATATTATACGGAAAACCGTTTACAGGAAAATCGACTATGGCGATGCAGTTAGCATATTTTAAACGCCCAGATGGGAAGCCTTTTAGACTATTGTATCTTGACCCCGAGTCTGGTTCAATTGATGATTATCTGGGCGATTTAAGCGCAAATGGTGTTAATCTTGAGAATATTTATATTGTTTATACACAGTCGCTTGGTGAAGTAAGACAGTATATTGCAAAGGTCAAGAATAACGAAGATTTTTATGAGTTGGATGATGATGGTAATGAAACAGATGAAGTTGTAGTAGATGCAGACGGTGAGCCGTTTAGAGCTGATGCCATTGTTGTTGATGGCACTACAATTCTTAATTTGACAACAAAGCAAGGCTTAGTTGAGTTTTCAAAGAAAAGAAATAAAGTTAAAGCAGATAAGGATGGTCTTGTAGGCGACGCCAGACTTGTAAAAATAGAAGGCGCAGGTATGGAGTTGAAGGATTATCAAACAGTCAATTTTAAGGGACAAGATTTAATCCTTGATTTGATGTCATCTGGCGTTCATTATATTGTAACGGCAAGAGAAGCTGATGAAAAAGAAACAATTAAATTGGCTGATGGAACAACTCAAAGTGTAGTTACAGGAAGAAAGATTCCTGATGGTTTCAAAGGAATGGATCATAATGTTAAAACTGAAATTCGTATGTTCAGGAATGAGGACGGAACAGTTTGTGCATGGGTTGAAAAAGATAGAACGCATGTACATGATGATTGTATTATTATTGAAGACCCAACATTAGTTGATTGGCAGGCGGTTATCGATAAAACAGCAGGAAAATCAAAGTTTGTATTAAAAAATGACTTAACAAAGGCTGTTGATATTGAGCAAGATATTTATAAAAAAGAAATTCTTGGTCAGGTTGGTGAACCAGCAGATGATGATACTACTGGAAACGATGAGAGTATTAATATTGAAGCAATTAAGAAAGAAATCATCGCCAAAAGAAACGCATTACCACCAATGGAAAAGAAAGCAATGAAGGAAAAACTTGAGGCGGCAGGACTTCCTACGGCATATAAGAATGTAACCGACGCCGAAATTCTTAATAAGGTATTGGCAATGTTTAATTAATATAATATTTTCGTACCTAAACCATCATTTTTTTTTGGTGGTTTAGGTAGATTGGAGGAGGAAATGACACGATTGGTACAAAATAAAAAGAATATTATGACTCCAAGACCAAGTTGTTTTTGTTGCAAGTCGCCGTTAGATGTTTGTAGGAATCAAGGTGATAACAATCTTCTCTATTTTGACAAGCATTTATATCATAAAGACTGTTTTATAGATATGAATAAAATTAAGAAAAAATGTTATTTTTGTTCCCAAGATATTGACGTAGATGAAAATGAATGTGAAATAGTTTATTATGATAAACATTACTATCACAAAAATTGCTTTATTCAATGGTGTCATGCAACAAAAACTCCTTCTCGAAAACGTATAATGGCTTTGGCGAATTTGGAAAAATATCTAGATGAAGGAAAACAAAATACATTAAGTCTTCTTGAAAAAAAACATATAAGCAAAAGCAATATTGAGCAATTTTCAAAGAATGCAGAAAAGTATATTTTACAATGGTTTGATGAATCTGACTTATGTGCATTTTTAAGAGAAGAATATGATACTGGTACATTACCTTGGACAAAAATTAAGAAGGTCATTAATGGTACTGATGATAGATTAGATACTCCAATTCCTGCAATAGAGTTGTTGGATATGTGGCAGAGAAAAATAGATTATATAAGAAGAGCAAATCAAAAACTAATATCGAAATCAGACAGAGAAATTAGTCCGACTGCATTAATCTTATATGGTTTATCTATTTTAATCAATAAGTATGATAGTTATTTACGATGGAAAGAAAAGAAAAAAATACTTGAAGCTGAGAAAGAACAACAAACATCTCAAAATCTTGTCGGTCAATCAATTGGGTATTCTAATGTGTCGAAAGATAGCAGCGTTGATAATATAGATGATATATCAGATTTAGTAGATGATATTTTCGGATAGGAGAGAGATTTTGAATAATGAAAGCGAACTAAAAGATTGCAATATACAAAGTGAAATATGTTTCGTAGGAGCTTTAGCCAGAGATTTAGATTTGATTGTTAATTATAGTACATTTATGAGAAGTAAATATGACTTTTCTGATTCTGTAACAAAATTCTTTTATGATAATCTTGAAACTTATTATCTTACATTTTCACAAACATTAGATGAGACAAAAATGAATGTGTTTATGAGTCAAAACGAAGAACGTCTTAATCTTTATAAGCAATATAAAGGTTGGAAAACACTTCAAAGATATATGACTCTTGCTGATGAAAACGATATAAAAAATTATTTTAATACAGTAAAAAAATATTCATTAATTAGAGAATATGGTCGAAATGGATTCCCTGTTGAAAAAATATTGTCTCATAGAAATTTTGATAAAATGTCACCTAATGATATTTATAGAATTATTCGCACAAAGGCAGATAAAATCAATACAGTAATTAATGCCGGCGAAGAAGCAGTTGAGCTTACCAATAAAAATTCAGCACAAATAGATAAATATTTGGAAAAACCAAACTTTGGATTGCCGTTCCCTTGGTATATGTATAATGAGTATTATCTTGGTCTTAGAGAAACAAAAGTTTTATTTGAAGGATTTCTTTCAAATGAAGGCAAGACAAGAAAGCTTATTTTGTTAGCCGCTTATGTAGCTCTTGTGCAAGATGAAAACTTTTTTCTTATGAGTAATGAAATGGACGAGGAAGATCTTCGTAGTTGTTTAATTACTACAGTTATCAATAATAAAGAGTTTCAAGATTTACATGGAGTATATATAACTAAGCCAGAAAAAGAGATAGTATTAGGTGTTTATCATGATAATGACGGAAACATTATCAGACGAAAAATTGACGACGACGGTGTATATATTGAAAGCAATGACGAGTACATAAAACGAATAAAAGATACATCGGATGAATATTGGAATGTAAAAAAAGTTACAGACTGGATTGATAGTAGCGACCGAAAAGGTAAGGTTATGTTTAAAGATGTTGGTGATGACTATAGCTCAGAAAGAATTGAATTTGAATTGCGTAAGGCAAAAATGGTTCAAAATATAAAATATTATGGTTATGATACATTGAAGGGATACAACACAGATGATTGGTCGCAAATCAAACAATTTGCTACTAAACTGAAAGAACTTACAAAAGAATTGCGTATGAGTGGATATGCCGTATTTCAACTAAGTGATGAAACTGTGTTTACAGATATTTTTAGTCTTAGTAGTAATAATATTGCAAATGCAAAACAAATCAAGCATGTAGCTGATATTTTAAATATTGGCAAAAAGCTGAATAAAGAAGAATACCACAAGTACCAAATGGTATTAGAGTGTGGTTCTTGGGGAGAAGTTAATGCAGAAAATTTGGATTTAAACAAACAATATTTTTGCATAAAACCAGACAAGAATAGAGCTGGTAGTAAGGATAAAATTATGTTATTTGAGATAGATTTGAATCTAAACGTGTGGAAAAATATAGGCTATATCATAAAGAAAACCAAAGATACTAATTGATTGGAGGCGGCAACTTGGATACAAGAGAATTAAAGAATTACATATATGAAAATAATTATTCGGAACAAATATTAGAGTCCATTGGTTGCCATCACATTAAGTATCATTCAGTCGGAGCATATTGGACAGCCGGCAATCCTGATGGGGACAACAAAGGTGCAATCATTTTATACAATAATGAATCTCTTATCTGCTTAAATAAAACTCGACAGATGATAAAAGGTAATAGGCAAACAGACATTATTGATCTTGTATGCTATGTTAAAGACCTTACATTCCCAGAGGGGTTGAAGGCAATATGCTCGGAAATAGGAGTATCCTATTATCATGATTTTGAAGAAGATATTCCTGATAGTTTTAAAATACTGAAAATGTTAGAAGATATGGATTCTAATATATCAGAAGAAAAAGAAAAGCCATTACAGCCTATTTCAGAAAATATACTTTCATATTATAAACCGTATGTGAACGATTTGTTTTACGAAGATTATATTGATTATGAAACACAAAGAGAATTTGAAATAGGATTTGATGAAGAAACCAACCGATACACAATTCCTATTCGTTCTGAATTGGGAGATTTAGTTGGTGTAAAAGCAAGATATTTTGATAGAAAAGTGCCTGATGGAATGAGTAAATATATTTATTTAGAACCATGTGCAAAGTCGAAAATTATATATGGACTATATAAAACTCTTCCTTATATAAAAAGAGTAGGACGTATTTATGTGGGTGAGGCGGAAAAATTTGTAGAACAAGCATGGAGTTATGGCTATCGAAATACTGGCGGTACGGGTGGTAAGGAGCTATCACAATATCAGATTGATTTACTTGTTAGGTTGGGAGTAGACATAATTTTTTGCTTTGATAAAGATGTAACTAAAGAAGAATTAGAAGAATTGGCAGAAAGATTTCCAGAAGGTGTTCCACTCTACTATATGTTTGACGAGGATAATGTTCTAAATGAGAAAGAATCACCGACTGACAAGCCTACAAATTGGGAACATATGGTTAAAAATAATATATACAGATTAAGATAGGAAGGTGTGTATTTGAAGTACAGATTATATGAAAATAGCAATAATAACACTTCCAATGTATTAGCGGAAGTTTTGAAAAACAGAGGTATTAATGATTATGAAAAATATCTTAATTTAAATGAAAGTGTTTTAATTCCGTATGAGAAATTGGAGAATATAAATAAAGCAGTAGAATTATTTATGAAGCACTTTAACAATAAAGATAAAATTGAAATACTTGTAGATGAAGATCCGGACGGATTTTGCTCGGCAGCTATGATATATTCATATATCAAAAAAATGGACGATAGTTATCCTGTTGAGTACATACTGCATACAAGAGCAAAGGCACATGGATTAGATGATGATATTGTAATACCTAATAATACAAAGTTATTGGTTATTCCTGATGCTGGAACAAATGATACAGAACAATGTAAGGAGCTTTCTGAAAAAAGCATCGACATACTTATACTTGACCATCATGAATCAGAAGAAAAAAATCCATATGCTTTGATTGTAAATAATCAGATGAGTAAGGATTATTCTAACAAGGATTTTTGTGGCGCAGGAGTTGTGTATAAGTTCTTACAAGCCTTAGATACTGAAACTTGGAATGAGTTTGCAGATGATTATTTAGACTTATGTGCACTAGCAAATATTAGTGATGTTATGGATATGCGTTCATTTGAAACAAGATACATCACAAATCTTGGATTACTCAATATTAAAAATAAATGTTTTCAGTCACTCATTAAAGCACAAGATTACAGTATGAACGGCAAAGTTAATATCCATAATATTCAATGGTATATAACTCCTATCTTAAACGGAATGATAAGGATTGGGTCGGCTGACGAAAAAGAGTTATTATTTAGAGCCTTTATTGAAACGGATGAATTCTTTGAATATAAAAAAAGAGCTACTAAAAATAGACCGTCAGAAACAATTCAAGAAAGCATTTATGATAGAGCTGCCAGACTTTGCAAAAACGCAAAGGCTCGACAAGATAAAATGAAAGAGAAAGGTGTAAAGGCTATTTCAAAAGTAATAGATGAACTTCCTCTAGATGATAAGGTCATTATGGTTGATGTATCGGACTTACTTGATAGTGGACTAACAGGCGTTGTAGCAATTAAAATTGCAGAACAATATAACAAGCCTTGTATTTTACTACAAAAACATTTTGATAAAAAGACAAGAATGACAGTATTCGGTGGCAGTGCAAGGAATATTGATAATAGTCCAATTGACAGCTTTAAGGATCTTGTTAATTCTACAGGTATTGTCAATGGTAAAGGTCACGCTAATGCTTTTGGTATTGTAAATTTGCCAATTGATGATAAAGAAAAAGCAATAAGTATGATGAATAATATTCTTAAGGATACTGAATATGATTCTACATATTGTGTAGATTTTATCTTGGATATTGAACATATTACAATCTCATTAATTATTAAGTTGTCACAATTTGAAGATATTATATGTCAAGGAATTAATGAACCAATGCTTGCAATAGAGAATATATCATTAACAAGAGATTGTTTTGAGGTATTCGGTAAAAACGAAGATACTATCAGTTTTATGGTAAATGATATTAAATATATTCAGTTTAAATGTAAGAATGGTAATCAGTTATATGATTTTTTGCAAAACGCTTGGGACGATAATGATAGCATTACATTTAATATTGTTGGAAAGCCTTCAATCAATGAATATAAGGGCGTTAGAACACCTCAGATTATAATTGAGGACGTGGAGGTTATTAATACAAGTGGAAATGATGAAGATGACGATTGGTAGGAGGTAAATTATGTATAGTTCATTACATAATCATGATTTTTATTCATTGTTGGATGGTTATGGAAGCCCAAAGGAAATGTTGGACAGAGCCAAGGAGATAGGATTAAACGCATATGCTATAACAAATCACGGCAACGCATATGCTCATATATACTACGACCTTATAAAAAAAGACTATCCAGAAATTAAAGTAATTTACGGATGTGAGTTGTATGAATGCGAAGATATAACAATCAAGGATAAGGACAATAAATACTTTCATTTAATCTGTTTAATAAGAAATGAACAAGGTAGAAAGGACTTGAATAAAGTCATTACAAAAAGTAATTTTGAAGGGTTTTATTTTAAACCACGATGTACCATAGAGGATATAAAACCGTATGCCGAAAATTTTGTCATTTCATCTGCTTGCCTAGCGAGTAAATTAGCAAGAGAATCAGATTTTGAAAAATGCGTTGAATATATCAATGAATATAAAGAAGCATTTCCATATTTCTTTCTTGAAATGCAGTCGCATTCACATCAAGACCAATGTTTATATAATCAGAAAATATTAGAACTTTCAAAACGAACAAACACTCCATTTATTATTACAACTGATAGTCATGCACCAAAAAAGGAAGATTTGTATTATCAGGACAAGCTTATTCAAATTGGTAGAAAAAGCACCAACAACGATAAAAATGCAATTGAAAATAGCGAAGTGTATGAAGGTTGTTATATGCAGTCAGAGCAAGAAATACATGAGTGTATGGACGTACAAATTGGATATGACAATGTATGTATTGGTCTGGAAAATACTAATAAAGTAGCAGATTTGATTGACGAAGTTAGTATGCCATTTCAAAAACCTCAGTTGCCAACATTTCCGTTACCAAAAGGCTATAAAGATAATAATGATTTTTTATGGCATTTAGTCAACCAAGGATGGAAGGATAGGGGATACGATAAACTTGGTGAAGCTGAACAAAAAATCAGAAAAGAACGACTTAATTATGAAATGGAGATTATTCATTCAATGGGATTCGATGGATATTTCTTGTTTGTTTGGGACTTTATCAAAGCGGCAGAGAAACTGGGCATTGAAGTAGGTAAGGGAAGAGGAAGTGCAGCAGGGTCACTAGTTTGTTATTGTTGTCATATTACAGATATTGACCCGATAAAATACGGACTTATTTTTGAACGTTTCTTAAATCCCGAACGTGTGGGACTTCCTGATATTGATACAGATGTTGGAAATAGAGATGCAATTATTGATTATCTTGTCGATAAATATGGTGAGGATAGAGTGTGTCAAATTATAAACTATTCATACATTACACCAACAGTAGCAATTACAGATGTGGGAAAAATACTTGGGTTTCCATATCAACAAATGCAAAAACTTTCGCAAAAATTTACATTTGATAATTGGGATGACTGTATGAAGGCGAATCCTAAATTGCTTATAGACAATCCACAGTATGTTGAATTATTTGATATTGCTCAACATTTAAGTGGACGAGTAAAAACCGTTTCTATTCATGCCGGTGGTATTGGCATTGTTGACACAACAATCAATGATTATATGCCAATGAAGATAGGAAGCAAGGGTGAACATGTAATTCAAGTTGATAAACACTATGTAGAAGATATTGGAATTGTTAAGTTTGACCTACTGGGTGTTGCAACACTTAATCTTGTAAAAGAAATTAAAGATGATTTACATTTGAATCCTTGGGACTATGATATTAATAATCCTGAGTTTGAGAATGATAGACCTACATATGAACTATTAGCAAGTGGCAAAACAAATGGTGTGTTTCAAGTCGAATCAGCCGGAATGAAAGATTTGTTGATTCGATTGAAACCAAAACTTGAACAGTTAGATTTTGAAGTTATATCTGTTGTCTTGGCTTTGTATAGACCTGATAGTATGGGGGCACTTGACGAATATGTTGAAATGGCAACTGGCGGAAGCAGACCATCATCTATTCATCCTGATATGGATGAAATTTTGAAAGATACAAATTATTGCATGATTTATCAAGAACAGCTTCTTGACATTGTAAAAAAATTTGGTGGCAGAACATATGGAGGGGCAGACTTGTTCCGTAAGGCAATCGGAAAAAAGATTGTTGAATTAGTACAAAAAGAATCGGAAATCCTTCGTAGTGAAATTGTAGCTAATGGTTATTCTAAGGATATTGCGGATAAGATAGCAAATGAATTATCGAAAAAGGGCGGATATTTGTTTAATAAGTCACATTCTTACAGTTATGCAGTTCTTTGTTTTGAAACCGCATGGTTTAAAGCACATTATCCAACCTATTTTTTTAAAGCTTTATTTAATCAAAACAAAGACAAGGCGGGAGCTATTAATAAGTACATACTTGATGCAAGGTATTTTAATGTGAACATTATGCCACCGAACATCAACCACTCTGGCATGAATTTCACGGTTGATAATGAAAAAGTTCTTTTTGGACTATCAGCAATTAGTGGTATTGGCGAATCGCTTTCTAAACAAATTATTGAGGAAAGAGAGAATAATGGTATATATAAATCTTTTAACGATTTGACCCAAAGGCTTTCTTTGGATAAGGCATCTGTCATAGCACTCATTAAATCTGGTGCAATTCCTTGTAAAAATAAACGTGAAAAACTTATATCATATCTAAAATCGGAGTACCAACCGTTAAAGTTTTCAGAGGTTAAATCATTACCTACATATAAAAAACTTGAAGAAGATTGGGGAATCGATTTGAGAAAATATGTTATCCCTTCATCTGGAAGCCGAGTTGTATATGATAAAGAAGCATTACTTTCCGAATATAACAGATTAAAAAAGATACAATTCAATGAAAATCAAAAAGTAAGATTTCAAAAGTATATAAATGAAAATCAAAAATATCTTGCAGATGAACAGTTTTGGGAATTTCAAACATTACAAGTTTTTATCAATGATAATCCATTTGATGCTGCTTATACATTTTTAACACCATTTGAAGAAATTTCTGATGGCGAGAAATGTACTTTAGTTGGTATTATTGCAAAAGTTCAAAAGAAGAAAGATAAAAATGGCAAGCAATTCGCATATATAAATATCTATTCAAGTTTTGGACTTGTAGAAGGAATTGTATGGCATAGTCAATTAAAAGAATATGAAGATTTAGTGAAAAAAGGACAGCAAGTCGCTATTCTTTGTAAGAAAGATAGTGAAGAAAAAGTAATTGTAGAAAAATTAAAGTCATATAGTAAGTGGCTTGAGAGTGTGAGAAAGAAAGGAGTATCAGTTTAAAAAAGATCAGCTTATTACGGTTTTTAATATACTCTTTTAGAATATTGGATGGTGGTTTTTTGTATGGAGAATTATAAAATATATGTTCATATAAACAAAATTAATGGAAAGATTTACATAGGTCAAACAGGTCAAGAAAATGTCAAAGATCGTTGGGATAGTGGTTGGGGATATAAACAATGTGTCGCGTTTAATAATGCTATTAATAAATATGGTTGGAATAACTTTCAACATATAGTGTTAATAGATAGATTGACTTTAGAAATGGCGAATATTATAGAGGAAGAATTAATTAAAAAGTATAAAAGTACAAATAGCAAATATGGATATAATATTCGTCCAGGTGGTGAAAACTCTATATTGAGCGAGGAATCAAAAGAAAAAATAAGACAAAAAGCATTAGGTAGAAAAGCTTCAGAAGAGACGAAACAGAAAATAAAAGATCATTGGAAAATATACGGTCATCCGTTTAAAGGCAAACATCATACAGATGAGACAAAACAAAAAATAGCGATTGCAAATACCGGAAGATCTAAAACTGAACAAGAAATTGAAGATGCACATTATAGGACGCTTGGAGAGTTGAATCCGTTTTATGGGAAACACCATACAGAAGAAACAAAAGAAGTATTAAGTAATTTGGCAAAAGAAAGATATTTGGACGAGGATAATCCTTTTTACGGTAAATATCATACAAATGAATCTAAGAAGAAAATGTCAGAAGCTCATAAAAAAATACCAAAAGAAAAACATGGTAGGTATGGGAAGAAAAACTCAGAATCTACAATACGAGCAGTGCAAGAGGCTCATTATAAAGAAGTTGTTCAATATGATTTACAATATAAAGAGGTCGCAAGATATAAATCAGTAACAGAAACGGCAAAAATAATTGGCTGTTCAAAAAGTGCAATATCAAAGTGCTGTACAAGAGTGAATAAAACATGTCAAGGATACATTTTCCTATATGTCGAGGACATAGAAAAAGAAAGAGAGGTAAGTTGATTGTCTGATGATAATATTTACGAATTTAAAATTGTTGTAACATATGAAAAATATTATAATGATGATACAACTTGGGGAACTTATATTGCATATACAGAAGATGATATACCGTTTTTTACCAACGGTGAAGCAAATAAGTTCGATAATTCGGAAGAAAAAAAGAAATTTTGTAACATTGTTGGTAAGATGCAACAGTTATCTATTGGTGGAGAATATCAAATTAAAGCAAAATATGAATATAATAAGCAATATGGTCATCAATATAAACCATTATCAATATATGCTTTAGTTCCACAAACAAAAGAAATGCAATTATTATTTCTTAAAACAATAATCCCAGAGTGGATGGCAGAAAACCTTATCAACGAGTACCCCAACTTAGTAAATGATGTTGCAAATGGAACACTAAAAGAAATAGATTATTCGAAAATTAAAGGAGTTAGAGAAATTACTTGGAACAAAGTTAAAGAAAAAATAATCAATAATTATCTGATTTCTGATATTCTTATGCTTCTTAAACCATTAGGAGTTACATATACGATGATTAAGAAACTCCTGTCTGACGAACCAAATCCAGTATTATTAAAGAGAGAAATTGAAAAAAACCCATGGGTTTTAACTCGTGTGGACAATTTAGGATTCAAACGTGTCGATGATTTGGCATTGAAATTAAAACCAGAATTAATTGATTCAACGCAAAGATTGGTATCATTTATTCAATATTACTTTAAGGATTTAGGCGAAAGTAAGGGACATACATGGTGTTCTGAAAAAATCCTGAGAACTGCGATTAGCAACAATGTTTACGAATGTAGTGATAAAGTTGATTGGCTTTTTGAAAATAATAACTTTCTTCATATTGTCAATGGACGTATCGGTCTAAAATACTATTATGATATTGAACAACAAATCTATCAATTAATTCTTGACAAGTCAAAGGTTGATACTACGATTAATATTTCTGATACAGCTATCGAATTGGCAATAAAACACGCAGAGGAAGAGCAAGGTTTTAATTATGTAGTCGAACAATTGGACACAATTCATAAGAGTCTACATAGAACAGTCAGTTTAATAACTGGTAAGGCAGGCACAGGAAAAACATCAATTATGCGAGCAATTGTAAAAGCATATACGGAGAATAATTATATGATAACTGCTTCAGCCTTATCGGCAATGGCAGCTCAAAGAATTACAGAAGCAACAGAGTTCCCTGCGATGACAATTCATAGAACGCTTGGTTGTCAAGGCTTAAACAAATTTACTTATGACATGGATAATCATTTAATGACTGATGTCGCATTTCTTGATGAAGGAAGTATGGTAAATGCCAGTTTGTTTTTACATTGGCTTGAGGCGATAGGTGACAATACAAGGATTATTATTTCAGGAGACCACAAACAATTACCGCCCATAGGGTTTGGAAACGTGTTCTCCGATTTAGTTGAAATGTTTGATGATTCTATTGTAAGTAAGCTTATAAAACCTATGAGACAAGCTGAAAAATCAGGTATTCTTGTAGATGCTAACAAAATTCGTGAGAATATTAATCCCATATCAGAGAAATTACAACCTCGCATTATCCATGGTGAATTACAAGATATGTATTATATGTTTCGTTCAAATAGGCAGTCACTTTTTAATATTGCAATTAAAACATTTCTCAAGTCGGTAGAAACAGATGGGATTGACAATGTTGTTATTGCAGTTCCTCGTAGAAAGGATTGCTTAAATAGTACAAACGAAATAAATAAGGTCATTCAAAATGAATTATTAGGAGACGTACAACAAAGTATTGAAGGATTTGAAACTAATTTTAAGCTTGGGGCAAAAGTTATGCAAACAGTTAATGACTATGATAAAAATGTTTTCAACGGTGAAATCGGCTATATAACTCAAATTGGTGAAAGATATGAATCCAAGAAGAAAAAAGAAGAATATTGTGTTGTAACATATTCGGATATATGCGGACATGACAAACTCATTGAATACACTAAAAAAGAATTAACTTCGCTATCTTTAGCATATGCAATGACTGTACATAAGTTACAAGGAGCTGGTCGAAAAACGGTCATTGGCATTATTGATAATACACACCATCAACTTTTGGATAATTGTATGTTATATACATTACTTACACGAGCAAAAAAGAGATGTTTGCTGTTAGCAGAACCAAGTGCATTTTTACAATGCATCCGTACAAGTCATAATCATAGAAATACTTGGCTTAAATCTCAAACAGAGAATAATTATATGGGCGAATGAGGTTATGATAATTTAAAGAAAATTTTGGAGGGATAAATGAATAAGATAAAAGTTTTTGAAAATTTATTAAATAAATTTGAAACAGAAGAAATTAAAAATTACTGTACAGATATGATTAAGGAAATCCCAGATTATATCTTTACAATTCCAAGTAGCACATCATTTAAATATCACAACAAGACACAGTGTCAACCTCATGGACAGATTTTTCATATTCTTATGTTTGCAGAAGTTATGAATTATATACTTGGGTTGGAGTATGTAAAAGAAAAAACAAATGAAAGACAAAGAGACTGCCTACGTTGCACTCCAATTTTTCATGATGCAGTCAAGTGTGGATTGAACGGCTCTCGATATACAGTCCATGAACATCCACTACTTGCCGGCGAATGGGTGAGGAATACAAATGTTGAGCACGATATAGATGCTAAAACGAAAGTCTATATCGCAAGATTATGTGAAAGCCATAGTGGTGAATGGACTTCTACCAAAAGAAGTAAAACTGTTTTACCAAAACCAGAAAATGATGAGCAATTTTTTGTACATATGTGTGATTATTTAGCAAGTAGGTCGAATCTTGATATGAGCTATTCTGATGAGGTTATTTCTACTTTGGGTGGAGTAGATATTCCAAAAGAAGAATTGCCTGATATTGATACATATATATTGACCTTTGGAAAACATAACGGTGAAAAATTGACAGACGTTGCTCACACTGACCCAAGTTATATTTCGTGGGCGAAAGAGAATATAACAAGAGAACCACTTAGAACTCTCTTAACAAAAATATAGGTGGTAATCATGGAGTGGCTTAAAAAGTGGTTAACAGATGGATTCACTAAAGTGCCGTTGTTGAGTATTAGTGTTAATCTAAAATTCTTCAAAAAATATGGATCAAAATATTCTTGTACTTGTCGAGTTAATAAGTTATTCAAGAATGATTGGTATATTAAAAGAACAATGGAAGATTTGTGTGAATATATAAGAAAAAATTATAATATGGAGGACTTGGAATGACGAAATTTGAAACAGGGCAATAGAAAATTACATTGCGACTGGTAGGAAGGAGAATAAGTATATGTGGTTATTAAAGTTGCATTTTGCATTTTCAATATTGTGCATGATGATATTTTTTGGAGTTATGATGTTTTCGAAAGATGTTTTAAAACGGAATGGATATGTAGACGAGATTGAAGGTAAGAAAAACATTCGATATTATCTTAGGTGTATTCGATCATTTATTTCTCTTATCCTACTAATGTTTGTTCCTATTTTAAACATATCGGGCGTTATCATAATATTTCAAATGATAAGATTATCAAAAGATGAGTTTATGGACTGGTAACAAGACAAATTTGAAGAATTTAAAAACCAAAGAAATGACTAACGGTTGAATCTGAGATTTCAAAGGAATTTTTATACTATATATAGATGATATTTTAAACATAAACACAATATATAGTGGGTGAAAATGAGTAAAACATGACGGAGGTAGCAATGGGATACGAAATTAGAGATAAAATAAAAGAACCTACAACAATTACAGATATCGGCAACTTGAAAATAATAAACAAAAACGGTATGTATTATTTAGAGGTAGAATTTTTAGGAGAAACAGATACTTCTTTTGTCAAAGGTACGACTACATTGGAACTCCCAGTAGACATCAATAGACTGTCATTTACATTGGAGAGTCGAAATAATCCTTCATATATAACGGAACAATATTATATTGAGACAATGAACTTGGGTTTTGGAGATTTAGTATCTAAAGATGGGAAAATTGATTTTGAGATTGTAGGTGACAAAAGAAAGAATATGACTTTATCTGAAATAGAAGAAAAACTCGGTTACAAAATCAAACTTGTAAGTGAAAAGTAGGTGAAGTTATGAACCCATATGAAATAACATTTAGAGCATTATTAGGAACATTTTTGAAACATGGAATATGTGTTGAGAGAGTGAATGTAGGCGAAAATACTATTTACATTTCTCTTCCTAAAAATTCATATATTCATGGACAAGGTTGTATCAAAAACATTGATGACCAAGCAAAAATAATCAAAAGGCTTCTTATTAATATAGGTATTCTTCCGTCTGACGGAAAAGTGAAATATCGAGGTACAAATGTTTGTTGGACGAAAGAAACTGGCAATGAAAATTTTATCAATAATATTGAGTTAGTGTTAGGAGAATATTAAATATGAAGAAAAATAAAAACAAAGTTGTTCTGCCAGTGGCATGTGAAAATCCGAATAATGTATCGGTTACAACTTTAAACCTTAATCAAGTGGGTGTTAAAGTTTCTGATGACTTTGAGGGTGAAAAACCGGTAAAGATAATTCTTGCCTCTGTTGATAAAGATTGTGGTGTTTACTTTAAAATGTATTATGTTACGGATGACGGCAATATTTATCCAATGGAGCAAGATGACGAATAAGATTGCAAATGAAACTATTGTTTAGAGAGGAGAAAATGCAAATATATGAAATATAGCATTAAAACAACAAAGACTTTAACGACAGATAATGGTCTGAAATTCTCTGTCGGTCAGGATATTGCATTTATGTTATATGATGAAAAATCAAATTATCATGATCACTACATAGGTGAAATAACCGAAATAACAGAGAACACTATTACAATCAAAAATATCGAAGTTGATGGAGAAGATATTAACGGAGAAATGATTATTGATTTGCATTTAATTGAACCGGATAGTTGCGATTATGTTTATTTTGGTTAAGTGGCAAACCATAAAAAATGAAAAAGAAAGGATATGGCATAATAAATAAAAAGAACAGAACAACACAATATTAAGTATGGGTCAGATTTTTATAAATTCATAGATGAATATTGTTTTAAATCTAAGAATCTATATAATTATGCAAATTATATAATACGTCAAGAATTTATAAAC